CTACCAACCCAATATTACTTGTCAATGAATATATAATATTATATCATATAATTTTGATTTGTCAAATACTTATTTTTATACTTATATACATTATTATGTACAATTTATATATCTAGATATGCCTCCTGTGGCCGTCCATATACATAACAGACATTGGCCATCACTTTCACCACCTAGTATATAAGTTCTGCCATTTACTACAGACCGAAGAAAATAACATCCTGGTTTTGCGTACATTATACTACCCTTCTAACTATAAAAAATATAGTTTATTTTTCAAGTATTGGTTTTGGATGTTCGAATCCCATTTCGTCTTTAACATCCAGCATAGCTTTTATACAGAATTTACAGTTTCTTTCTGCTTTTTCGAATGTTTTGCCTTCGGCAGTACATCCTAACTGTTCACATGTTGCCCAGCAAATATTTCCATGTGGGTCTTCATCCCCATCGTCATTTCCCCGATACAAAAGAATTGGGTAGTCATTTTCCGTATATTTGGTCATTTTATTTCCTTTTTAGATATGTTTAAAACAGTATCGACTACGAGATGATCATTTGGGTATTTATTATATAATAATTCTTTAAGTGATAGAGGTTGTGAGATAGGATCTTTAAGAGTTGTTTTACGAGTAGTATAAGCATCAACGAAGTCGCATATTGATATAATAGCAGATATTTCAAGAACTTTTTTAATAGTAGCGGGGGACCATGATTTAGGGAATTCGTTTATTGATACACCATATCCGGCGGAATAAAGGTTATGGTGTAATCCTGCACAGAATGCAGTAAACATATGTAATTTATGTAATGCTTTAAATCCTGCGATAGCGTGTTGTTTTACATGTGCATATTCATCTTGTGATATATCATGTCCATCAAACAGATTATGTGGAAGTATTATTTTACCTATATCATGTAATAAACCTGCGAAGAATGTTGCTTTAGGATCTTTTCTCAATTTAATGGCTGTTTTTTCTGCGAGTAATGCTACACGTTGGACATGTTCTTTAGTTGATACATGATTTATTTCGCAAAGGGCTAGGAACATTTTAGCAGTATGGGCTAGTTCTCCTTTTGGATTATATTTAGAGATTCTATTTTGAATTTGTTTGGATAGATTTGCCATAGTTACTCTTCTATTTTTTCTATTTTTATTAAATTTGGGTAATCACTAAGGAATCTACATCTCCATCCAGTAATAACACATTTATATTTTGTATTTGGTTCTATGATGGCATATCTATCTGATGCGTCGAATGACCACCACCAATAACTATCTGTTATTTCGTAGACATTATTATCTGTAGAAAATACTAGATATTTACCATCTCTTGATGTATTTACACGTTCGGCTTTTTTAACAATTATTTCTTCTGTATGTGTATTATAATTGGCGCGTGTATATGTTATGATAGGAACCGATAAAATAACACAAAGCATTATTAATATTAGTACTATTCTAGTTTTACATAAATTCATTTCAATTAGTAAATTCATTTTAAATTCCTTTTATAATAGTTTTAAACTTGTCAAAGTTTATTTTCATTCTCTATATTTTAGAGGTATTTTAGCTAAAAAACAGTCCACCCAACAAAAAACTTAATAATGAACAGGAATCTTCTTTTCTGGTATTTTCCAATTCATATTCATAACGAGTTTTAGAATACATAGGTGGTGGGGGTGGTAGAATTAAACTACCGGCAGAAATCTTAATTTTTACGATTTTGTTTTCATCATAATTTTCTGATGGTCTAAATGGTGGTAGGGGTGGAGTGGGATAGCACATAATAAAGTTCCTTTGTTTCTCTATATTTTATAGGGTTTATAAGAGTATTTAAATCTTTAAACTCGTTAAATGGAATAATATAAGTTTCGTGGCAAGGTTGCCCAAACGTGATGTCAGTTGAAAATATTTTAACTGAATCGTTTTGAATTTCGATATTATCTATAGAATTACCGAAATATATTTTAAGGATATTTAATAGTACTTGCTCTTTTTCTTTATATTTATTATATTCTATTTGGAGGGATTTTAGTAGATTTTGCATTATGATATATTCCTTTTATGTTTGTTACTGAAATCAGCAGTTATTCCACCATCATAGTGGCATGCATATTTTTGTTCTTTTATTCCGACAAGCATAAATTCATTTTGCGAAAATAAAACTTCTCCAGTTTTTGGATTTATTGCCATTTTCCTAGATTCGTCCCATAGTAGATCATTTTGATTAAACATAACTTATATATTTTTTGTTTGTAATTCTTGGAGGGATTCTTTATCTATTTTTTTAATAATTTTAAGGCAAGATTGAGAGATATGACATAGTGTGTTAATAAGGTGAGTTTCTTCACCTTCTAGTATACGGGGTGTTACTTCTTTACTTAGTTTTTTACAACTAATAAGATATTCAATTTCAAGTAATGTATTAGAGGCATCAAGTGTATCGCCTTCAATGTTTGCTATTTGGTTTTTTATTGATTTTATTGTTGTTTTATTCATTTTTTATTCCTTTTTATGAATTAAAATTATCGTATTGTTTTTTAATATCAAGGCTATAATTAGCCATTTCAAGATATATTTCATTATCTTTTGAATATTCTATTTCCATAATTTTTTGTATTATTTCTTTCTTTAATTTTTCGAATGGAGTTTGTTCTTCTAGGTATTTTTTAAGTTTAGATTCTGTTGTTTCAATATTTTCTTTTGCTATCCTATACATTTCGTTATATGCATCTGTAAAGAATATTACTAATTTTTTATGGTTATACTCTTGGAAATCATTAATAGTTTCTTGTGTAATGTCATTAATACCAATTACGGTTTCCATCATTTTAATAATACAGTTTTTTGTGAAATATGAAATAGGACGAAGATAAGTAATATGCATTTTGAATGATTTGGAATATGGGGTATATTTGCATGCCAACTCATATGTTTTTTTAAACCCATGGAAAAATGCACATTGGACAGTTGCGACATTTTTATCTACTTCAATTACTTTATATGCTGTAGGAGGTATACTTTCTTCTTTATATCTTTTATCAACTAAACCATTTTTAGTTAATTTAATATCTGTACAATTGTTAAAATTATAACCCGAATAATAATGAATACCCGCAACTACGTCATTAGCTTTAATATTAGTCATTTTAAATTCCTTATTTGGTTGCGATTATATCAATGAATTCTATCATATTCATTGTCTGAATCAGAAACATTTTCAACAGAACGAATTACAAAATCGTGTGGTTCATGACTCATAAATTGTATATTAAATTTATACCAGCATTCTGGCTTATAGTTACGTCCAGTATGTGCTTTTTTTGGAAAAATATAATCAAAACATTGAATAAACTTATTAACTTGATATGGAGAAAGATTTCTTACTAATTGGATTGAAGTTAAAGTCCATTCAGGATCGGATGAGCCTACAACACATTGAAAATATGCTCCAATGATAAATTCATGATTATGAATAGTGTTATTTTCATAGAAATGCATAATATGCTCCTTATTTGATTGCGATTATTATATGATGGGGGATTTAGAAGTCAATAGAAAACTTTTATTTGACATTTGAAATATGATAGTTATAATTGGATTTAAAAGGAGTATTGTATGAGAAAGCCAAATGTTGGTGATAAACTATATAGTTTAAATATAGGTAATGCTGCTAGACATTGTGAACAAGTGTTAACGGAAGTAATAGTTAAAAAAGTTGGTCGTAAGTATTTCATTGCTGGCATTGCTGACACATCTTATGCAGACAGAAAGTATTTAATAGATAGTTGGTATCAGGAAAATGATGGATATATAGCAGACTCATTACTTTACGAAACAAAAGAAGAATATGAAACAGAATGCGAAACTAGAGTAATATGTCAAAAGATTTCAAAAATATTTGAGTATGGAAAGAATACAAAATCTCTTTCACTTAAAAAGCTAAGAGATATTATTCAAATCATAGAAAATTAATCATTTGACTTTTGAAATTGGATAGTTATAATCGTTTCAATTGATAAAGGGCACATTATGTCTTCTCAATTTATTCAAATACCTAATACTAAATTAAATCAAATAGAATATTTTAATTTAGATCAGATCGGGTATATTTATTCAGACAATAAACGGTCGGTTATAGTAACCCAAAGTAGATGTCATTGCTATAGGTTAGAAATTGAAATATCTACATTGATAAATATTATTGAAAATCAATGTAAACAAAAATCACCATTTATTAAGTTACCAACGTCAGATGATATACCTAACAACGAAAATTATTTAGATGAATATTTTAATATAGACCATATTATATATATTTCTTCTTTTGGAGAAAATCAAAGTTTTATAAGTATGAGTACAGGAAGAATATGTTATATAAACATGAAAACAAATGATTTACTAAATATGATTGATACTAAGAAAATACTAAAGGAATCACAATGAAATTTTACACTATTACCCCGATTGATGAAATGTCTCCATCTAGACGGTGGTTTGTTGATGATATTGGATTAGAATTAGTTAAAATGAAGTATCAGAATTACAAAGGTTTTGATAGATGGGATGAGTTTAAGGTAGAGGAAACGAATGAAGTTGGGTTTGATTTTGGTGGAATGATGCATGTTAGTACTCCTAACATAGAAGAAGAATTATTTAATTGTAAGTTTTCTTTACCTGTGACCCATTTGCCATATTTTATGGACTCATTAATTGATTGTGTAAAGGATAATGTGTTTCAGTGTAGTTTGCGTTGGTGGAATTATGTTTTTTCTGTAAAGGTACGGGATGGATTATTGGAATTATTTAATAGTAAAACTGAATTATACAAAGAAATGATTGAAGGATTTGAGAAAGATAAGGAAGAAATTTACAAGAGTGGGATTGTTATAAAGGGTCGGCAGGAATGAAGATACATGGAATAGAACCACAGACTCAGCCAAATAATACTACATGTGTACATACATGTATAGCTATGGCGCTTGGTGAGCCTGTAGAAAAAGTGATTAATTGGTTGGGAGAATCCCCTTTAGGTGGATTAGACCTTGTTAAGATATTAACAGACTGTAAAATAGTTTGGAATCAATTAGTATTTGGTCAATTGATTTTCAATGGTTGGCATTTTGCATGTGTTCCTAGTTTAAACTTTCCTGGTTTAAATCATCAGATATTAATTCATTTTGATTGGGATAGTGGAATAAGTGTTATTGATCCTGCTATTGGAAATAAGTATAAAGAAGACGGATCTGATTTAAGGAGTTGGGGAGAATTAGTGATATTTATTCCCGGCGGAAAACTACCAAAACAAATCGGAATTTGAAATTGTTTAATACAAAAATAGACCATTATATTAGAAACAATGTTATCGTTTCTTATAATATTAAAGATTTTGCTGAAAATATAGACAAAAATTCTATTGATAGATATGTTAAAAATATGATTTTTTCTCATTTAGAAAATATTATAGAACATAATATTTGGTGGAATAATGGACTTCATATTGAAAGAAGTATAAGAATTAATATGTTGAATAATAAGATACAAGTTGACCAGATATTAGATAAGTATAAAAATTTAATTTGACTTTAAAATATTTACGATTATACTTTGAACAATTAGGAGATTTGATATGAAGATTTCTAAAAATAGTAAGACCATAACAATTTCAAAGAAAGAGTTATCAAATATACTTTCTGAATATTTTAGTAGTAAAGATATAAAAGGAGAAATTGTAAATATAACTCCTAACATGCCATTAAAAGGTGGAAACTATTATGACCCACCATTTCCTGTTTTTGAATCAATTAACATAGATTTGGAGGAATAATGGATAGTTTAGATTATTGGAAAGAAAGTATTAGCGAATCGGCGGAAGAATGTGGTGTTGTTTTAACACAAAACCAATTAGAATGTATTGCAAAAACTGTAAAAGGTTCTCATGAATGCTATGGAATGGCATTTTATACTCCACCCGATAGTGATAGATTATCTGATATTAAACGAGAATACGAAAATAAATTAAAAAATATTGAAAATGAGTTTAACACATATAGAGAGAATGCAGAGAAAGCAATAAAGATTGCACTTAAGCAATATTATGATACTCATGTATCAATACATGAACATGGTGAAGTTTTACGTCACAACGGAAGAACAGAAAGAATTCAATAAACCTTTTAAAGGATTAATACAATGATTACCGAACTAAGTGTTGAACAGGTTGCAAAATTTCCTGACTATATACGCAAGTGGAGCCAGATTGGTTGGGATATTAGTCCTACAAACGACGATAAAGCAATTGAATATATGAAGATGACATATAAACGTGGTGGGCTTGAGGAACCAAAAAAGTTTATATTATGTGATGGACCTACAGAATTTGTCGTTCTCGTTAATGCATATTGCTATAAGAAAGTTACTGGAAAAGACTTAGAAGACTACAATAGTTCTAGATTCACAATAGATTATAGTGGTTGGGGGCAATATGATGCAGGATGGCTAAGTTTATATGATTTTTCTGATACAGAATTAAATATTGATGGATTAGATATTTTAGATGGATTAAAAGGTTTAAGCAAAGAAATAGGAGTATGGTGGGGAGATAATGAAACTGTAATTATGTGTCGTAAAGCAGACAGGCTAAAACTAAATGATACAAATCTACTACATTGTGTAGATGGTCCTGCTATTCATTTTAAAGACGGAACTGAATTATATGCATATGAAGGTGTTATATTAGAGAAAAAATGGATTATGGACCATAGTTCAATTACACTTGAATTAATTGATAATATGGATGATGAAGAAAAGAAACGTGTATTAATTGATCTATATGGTGTAGAACGCTATTTAAATGACAATGGGAGCGAAGTATTGGATATGGATATGGTTCATGTATACGAAAGAAATTTTGCACCAAGAGCATTAATTCAAAGTAAGAGAACTGGTCTCAAATATCTCGTCGGTACAGATGGTAGCACACATCGTGTATATTACATGAACGTAGAAAATACAGCAAATACATGCAAGGAAGCACACGAATCTATCAGTCCATTAAACGAAGATGGATGTATTGCATCATCATGATTTCTAAATTAATAAAATTTGGTGTTAATAAATATAACGTTAATATTAGTAATAATATTGGAAATAGTATTAGAAATACTGTTACTAGTAATATTATCAATTCTGTTATTATTAATATTCATAATATTAATAATAATGTTTTTAACAATATTAATAGTAATATTATGAATAATGTTAAAAATATTTTAGAATATAATGTTAGGAATAATAAAATACAAATCGAAAATATATTAAACAAATATAAGGGTATACTATAATGGATTTAAAAAACATTTGTAAAACTGCATGGGATTTAAATTTTCAAAAAACGAAAGTTGATTATGAGTTATGGGAACCTATAAAAAATATTATCAAACAAAAGGTTACATTTTGCGAAATATTTAAAGATAAAAGTGTGTGTGCTAAGTTTGCGCTTGATTTCGGTTATAGACTTGAACCTGCTATTACTTTTAATATTAAAGCCGTAGAAATTGACGACCTATGTAAAAAAAGAATATCAAAAAAAGATTTTAACACAGTTTTAGAGAAGTATAAAGGAATAATATGATAGTAACAAATTATAAAAATTTAATTTGACTTTCTATATTCACAATATATAATAACAATCATAGGAGACAAACATGATTAAAGATGCTACTCAAGTAGTTTCCAGCATCAAAACTGGAGCCGTAATTAAGAACAAAAAGCGTGTTATCAACAAGATATTGCCTACCCAATGGGTACGGCAAGGTGACGTATATGTTATTAATGTAAATGATCTAACTTCAATCAAAGTATTCAAAGATACGGTAGAAGTTAATTTGAAATCATATACAAAGGAAGAAGAGGTTGGTATTGATGGATATCAATTAGTACCAGGAATTACATCTGGTAGTAGACATATAGTAGAATCTGGTGTTGATGTATTTACAAACCCTACAAACAACAGTAGCCTTGTAGGATGTTTAGTAAAAAGCAATAAGGCTTTTAATATTCGTCATCCAGAACATGATCATTTTGAAATGCCTGCTGGTGAATATTTAATTTGTTATCAACTAAATGTATTAACCAAAAAACGTGTAAGAGATTGAGTTTTACTTATTCCTCCTACTATTTTTAGTAGGAGGAATTTTCAAATTAATAAAGGAGTTTTTATGTACCCATACGAATATTCTGAAAAAGAAATAAAATTAATAGAAGCATTAAATTATCAAGATATTGCATCAAATCCTAGTGTTCCGCCACCTTTGTTATATAATTGTATGGCAATAGAATGTTTTAGACACAATAGGCAGGATAAGGTTTTTCATTCTGTCAGAGCATGTTTGCTGTCATTAGAAGATTCTGCTAGGAAATATCCACAAAAAGGAATTTTTAGATTAACAAAAGAATTTGATGATCTAATACAACTAGATTAAATTATAAAATAAATCATTGAGGAATAACATGGAACCACAAAATTTAAATGAAATTAATAATAACCAACATCACATCTGGTGCAACTATCAATGTGGTCCTGTAAAAGATTGTAAACAATGCCAAGATTTATTTGAAAGGTTTCCTATAGAAACCAATGAAGATTTAGAATCAAAATATTTTCCTGATTCAATCAAAAGAAATTAATAGAATGTTATGATCTTTCTGGAAATATTGAACGTCAACTAGAAGAATCTTGTTCTATGCACTTATCTACTAATATGGATCAGTAGCAAATAAAATTAGATTTATATAATTTTTATATAAATCTAAAATAGCATCATTTTTTGTAGATCCAAATCCAATAATATATCCATCTGCTATATATGGTTTGCATTTTACAACATATTTACCAATGTAATATTTAATAGTAATATTTAAATAACATTCCCCATCGAATGTTATTTTATTTTGTATTATTCTCATGACTCCTCAATATTTCTAGTATAAAATTGCCATGCATCATATAAAGTTACTGAAATAAAATCATTTATTTCTATACCGCTAACTCTATACCATTTTCGGGGTTTTTTATCCGAATTGTAATCCGAATTGTAAACTTCGGTAATACGGTATAAACAATAAAAATCTTTTTTTATGTCATTAATTAATGTTTTATATGTTTTTCTTTTTGTACTAATACACTTATTTTTTTCAAGTAAAACAATAGATTCAGCAAAGAAAATGGCTGGATCATTAATGAATAAAAAATTTTTTATTAAAAACTCTTTTTCATTTTTTGATATTACAGTATTTTTTAAACCATTCCAATTATCAAATGGAACAAAAACATTATCAATATCATTTTCTTCTGTATCAAAATTATATCTAAAATAACATGGTCCTTTTTTATTCATTTTTTAATTTATATAACCTGTTGTCTATAATTTCTCGTCTTTCTTGTTTTTCAACAATTTGTACAGAAAAATCTTTTTCATTCTTCAACCGTTTAATACATCTCTTTGCTAATTCTGGAGTAACAGTATCGAAGTCTTCTATCTCCAATTTTACTGATACATCAATGCCTTTTTTCTTTAATGTGTCATGGATGATTCTACATATAGAAGATTTTCCTGTTCCAACTTGACCGGAAACTGTTATTGTTAGTTTTTTCATTTTTAATCCTTTTTTATGGTGTGTAAAAACATATTCCATAAATTGACAAATACATTTTTTCTTATTTTTAGTATCCAGTCTTTAAACTCGTATGGAATTCCGTTAAAATAATAAAAAGTGTCTCCGGTTTTTAAAATAACTGCTGGTCCATCTTCTCTATGGAACTGTTTAAATTCATTATAAAAATAATGATTTCCATTTTTACATTCATACATTGATGTATAATTCCTTATTATCTTTTTATATATTCTTTAATAAAATCCCAATATTCGAATTTTTTCGCAGTACTAATTTTTTCTTTTACTTCTGGATCATTTAGAATAAAATCGAGGTTATCTATTAATTCAACATCTTCTTCTGTTAAATATATACCACAATAATGTCCTATTTTTTCATGCATAACTTTAATTTTATTTATAAATTCTTTGTGAGCACGAAATGCTGGTCTGCGCGAACATAATGAAATATTAGTAAAAATATAATCTTGTCTTTTATCACACCATGTAAGAAAATCTACTTTCTTAAATATTGTAAATGATTTTTTATATAAATCGTATTTTTCTATAAGTGGTTTAATAGTCATCATAGTAAAATAATCTTCTAATATTTCCATTATATTATATGGAATATATTTGTTTATTATATTATGAACTGTTGTTTCTAATTTCATTATATTTTCCTTTTTAATTACCAAAGTTTGTAAAATAAAATCTTTTCTATTAATGGTTTTGGTTGATGTTTGATTGATTCTATTCTACGATTATTTTCATATTGATTTATAAGTTGATTTAACAACGGTTCATGGCATTCAACTGGAACATTTGAAAAATCAAATGATGCGTCTGGTGACAGGTTATGACCGAACCAATGTTTAAAACATACTATTGGTTGTGTATCAATAGTCCAGATATTGGATGATGGAGATGAATATATCATTCACGACTCCAATAGCCAGTCGTTTTCATCTTTCTCCACCAAAGGAAACCACTATATGTTGGCTTAATCCATTTAGCAACCCCCGCGTCAACTACGTTCCCGCCACAATGATAACAGCAATTTAGCGTGGAGCAGTCTTCAGAAAGTCCAACATTTCCACATTGCATGCATTGCGTAATCCTAGAGAATCCTCCAGGTCGATGTGCCCAATAACCGTAGTATCTTGGTGGTTCATGTGGTACGGAATTGTGGTCAATATCCATTGATATATTCATTTTAATTCCATTTTAATCTTTAAATCATCCTTATTTTCAATTTTTTGTGTATTTGTGTGAGAGTTTTCTTGATTGTATTTTTCTCTCATGATACTTGTAATAGTACCACATATAATAAGACAGATCAACATCGTTATAATACTCACAACACATATTGTCAGTGATTTATCAATAGAATCCATGAAAATAGCCTCCTTTTATAGTTTATAATTTCTGATACACCCTATTATAATTTATTTTCCGCCAGCATCATAATACTTTTTCCAGCATTTATGTTTATTTTTATAGCACTTACAATCAGAAATATTCCCCCAATTAAGATGTTTACTGCACAATTCAAGATAAACAGAATGTTGAGGATGTTCTTGATTTTGTAAAGATTGCCCTGTGTGTAGATATGGACAATGTAAATCTTCAATTGGTTTAGGTGTTTCCCCTTTTAACCACTCATCATATGAACATCCACATTTAGAAAATTCTATAGTAATTCCTTCATTTGTTGTGACATCTTCAGCAGAAATAATATATCCACATGCACTAGAAAATACACGTTTAACATCTTTTCGTTTTGATTTTGATTTAAATTTCTTAAATATTTTCTTTTGATTTACTTTTCCTGTTCCATTACATGTATGACAAATAACTGCTGCCCCCTTTCGTTCTGCCATTCCTACATATAATCCAGTACCATCACATAATTCACATTTTGCTTCTATATTAAGAATGTAAGAATCGTCGGTTTCTTTAAAGAGTTCATTTGACATGGTATAATTTCTTTCTATTTGTTTTCAAATAACCAATGATACACGGTTTTGTATGATGTTTCAATACCATTTTCTGTCTGTTCTATTTTCTTTTTTATTTCCGAATCATAAACTAGATAATCTATTTCTCTTAATATTTCTAAATCATCATCGGAAAGAGTTATAGTTGCTGATGCAGTAGTTGCGGAGTCACAACAAAAACGTAAAGTATTAAGAAATCCACTATAATTTCTTGTATATGAACATTCATTATACAATATTGATTGTTTATTATTAAATACTTTTGTTTTACACCATGTAATAAAATCTACTTTTTTCTTAAAAGAAAATGATTTCTTATATATAGCATATCGTCCAAAAAGTCTATTATATGTAATATATGCACAATATCTATTTAATGCTATTTGTACATCTGGATTTAAATATTTTTGTTTTAAATCTGTCGAAAACATGTCACATCGCATAAAAATCTCCTAATTTTGAATAAGTATATAGTACAATCTAAAAAAGTCAAATAGAAAGTTTCCATTGATTAGAAAACATTCTATCAGTATATTGTTTCCAAAATGGGGTTTGTACTTCTTTTCCATCTTTTGAAACTGCTTGTACTAATATTAGATTTTCTTTTTTGTCTACAACGACATATTCCAATCCAGACATTCTTCCATAATTCCTGAATAGAGGATTAGAAAACATATCACCTATATTGATTTCGGAATATGGCACCATTGTTTGTGTTCCTTATTTAATATATTATAAAATTGGATACAATCTTTAAGTCCATTAACATATCCCTGTGCTTTTTGTATTTTATTTTGAATAAAAATTTTTGATTTTTCGTCTAAATTTTCTTTTAAAGAATTATTCCAAAAAACAATATCATTAGTAACCATAGATATGTGGTATTCTAAAAATGATATATATTCGTTTGTCATTTTTTTACCTTTCAAAACATTATAGGAGGATTAAACTGAATCCATCCACATGTAGGACATACTAACATACAAATATCACCTTGTATTCTAGGAACTAATATAGTATGACTTCCTCCACCTATTCCACATGTTAAAGGATGAAAATTTGTCATACATTGATGTGTGACGATAGAAATAAAAAATGATTTAAACTTATCAAATGCTTTTTCTGATATATAATAGTCAAGATTAAATGGCATATTTAAATACATTTGAATATCATCTAATATACCATCTTTTAATTGATCTGTTGTCAAGTCATAAAAATTATCAACTCTTTTCATTATATTATCACAAATCTGATTTATCCAATCATTTGGTACATTTTTCATTTGTATTCCTCATATGTATTTTCTTTTTTAATTTTTTTATTAAAAGAATTTATTTGTCGTTTTGTTTTAGGATAATCCCCATGTTTATAGCATAATTGCATATATTGATATGCAAGATTACAATATGGACATTCGTAATCTGGATTTTTGCCGCCTATTGTTCCGTCAGAATTTCCAAAACATCCATTACATGTATTATTTTTACAATATGGGCATACAATAAATGCATCTTTGCATTGGCTGCACCAATCCCATAAAAATACTTTATACTTATTCAAAAAATTACCCCACCCTTTCTTAAACATGTAGATATTGTTTGGTCTGGGATATGATATTGTTTGGTCCAAGGATGGACATATATTATATCAAATCCAAGTCCTCTAAATTTATTTTTATATTGTTCAGACAAAATAGTTATAGATCCACCATTTGTAAATTTTATATAATTATCAGATGAAATTTCTATAAATGTTAATATAGTTTCTTCTTCCATTTGTTTTTGTCTAATATTTTTAAATTCTTGATCTATTCTATATATAGTATCGGATATTGCATATTTATTAGGCACAATCATTAATACATCCGACCTATGGTATATTGCCCAATTTAATGCACCAATAATAGATATTGAATGAAACATAATTTATTCTTTTATAGAAGATAAAATTGTTGATAACTCGTCACTGAAAGCATTAAATTCTTTTGTATCTAATTTTCCTTGAAATGTTCCACTAACTATTGAATATCCATCGGGAATATATACTACAACACTAATAAGCGTATTATTAAAGAAAAAACAAAAGTGAATTTCATCTGGTTCATCTTCCTTATCTTCACTACTAGGAGAAATGATAACATACTCAAGTTTAATTTGGAATTTATTTAAGATATTTTCTATATTAGCTAATGCTTCTACAACCTTCGGATATATCGTTAAATCTATTTTAATATTTTCTGGTGTTATCATAAATTATTCCTTTATCTTTTTTCTTGCTTCTAATAATTTTGAATAACAGGCAGAACAAACAGCAGGATAGTCAAATTTGCACCAGTCACAATTAGTTATATCCAAAACATAATCATCATTAATAGCAAGATACTGCTTATTAACTTCTTTTTTAGAATTGTGGACTATATCACCGTACATATTTACTTCCTTTAGGTTCTTTATTCAGAAGTATAACATTACATTTTAAAAAGTCAAGGTTATTTTAATCGTTCCATACAAATATCATAATATTCTTTTTCTTTTTCTATTCCAATGAATTGTCTATTTAAATTTTTTGCTGATATCAATGTTGATCCCGAACCTGCACAATTATCTAAAACAATATCATTTTCGTTTGTATATGTTTTAATTAAATATTCTAATAACTCAACTGGTTTTTGTGCGCTATGTTTTCTAGTAGGATCATCATTGTTTACTACATCAAATTCTAAAATAGAAGTAGGATACCTTTCTGTTGATCCACCACCACTAAATTTAGTAGTTCTTCCATATACTAAACTTCTTTCACCATCCTTATGTGTATATGAATTCACTGGTTTATGATCTTTTGACTTTTGTGGATTATATATTGGAGGCTTTTTATAAAAAACTAAAATTGATTCGTGCTTTCTTAATGGTTGCTTTTTTGCATTCAAAAATCCAGTTGTTTTATTTTTAACCCATATTAAATCATATTTAAAATATTTTAAATTAGAATAAATTAATTTTGTTCTAAATGGTTCTGTAGCAAATAATACTATTGCACCATTATCTTTTATAATCCTTAAATAGTTTAACCATAAAGGTTCAAATGGAATAATAACATCCCAATTTTGTCTTGCTGTAACTTCATATGGTAAGTCACATAAAATCATATTAATAGATTTGTTACTAATGTTTGGCATAAGATCCAAACAATCACCTAACCAAACTTCTTGCATTATAATATCTTTTCTTTGATTTGTGCCATTGCAGTTTTGGGCTTACACCGACAATGGTTCCATATGAATCCGCACCCCTCGCACGGTTCCGCTCCTGTAAGATGTGCAGCGAGCCGGATTGTTCCTTCATCTCCGCTACGAGCCGCTGCAGTTAGAAATGCTAGAGCATACTCCTTTACTGGTGGTGCCCGCACAATAATGCAATGCATCGGATCCGGAGGTACGAGTTCATTTTCCACGACTTTACTCCCTTCTTAGTTTAGTGGTAGCAAGTTTTTGATTATATTGTAACTAATTTAAATGTCAAATTATTTTTTGTTATTGACTTTGGATTATATTGATTTATAATTTGCCGTAAGGAATTTAAAATGATTTCCAATTTATTAACAAGAGATGATTTTCGTAATGGTGTCTTTAAGAGAGACAACAATAAGTGTGTTGTATGTCAAAATCCGGCAGTTGACGCACATCATATAATGGAACGCAGATTATTTCCAGATTTTGGATATTATTTAAATAATGGCGCATCCGTGTGTGAAGAATGTCATATTAGGTGTGAAAAAACTATAATAACAGTAGAATATCTTAGAGAATTAATAGGAATTAAAAAACCAATCCTTCCTCCACACCTATACGAAGATCAACAATATGATAAATGGGGTAATATAATTCTTCCTAATGGGCAAAGACTAAAGGGCGAATTATTTTACGACGAAAATGTACAAAAGATTCTAAAAGACGTTTTACACACATTCACAAAGTATGTAAAATATCCTAGAACATATCATCTTCCTTGGTCAGAAAACATGAATGATGACGATAGGATGTTAGATAGTTTAGATGGGTTTAAAGATAAAGAAGTTGTTGTAACTATTAAAAAGGATGGTGAGAATTCGACATTATATAATGATTATATTCATGCTAGAAGTATTGATTCTAAAAACCATCCTTCTAGAAATTGGTTAAAAAACTTTTGGTCATCTATTGCACATGAAATACCAGATGGATGGAGAATTTGTGGTGAAAATCTTTATGCGGAACATTCTATTCACTATAATGATTTAAACTCGTATTTTATGGGATTCTCCATTTGGAATGATAAAAACATTTGTTTATCATGGAACGATACTCTTGAATGGTTCCAATTATTAAATATATGTCCAGTAGAAGAAATATATAGAGGTATATTTGATCAAAAATTGATCAAGAGTTTAAAAATTGATCCTATAAAAGAAGAAGGTTATGTTGTAAGGATAGTAGAATCATTTAGTTATGGTGAATTTAGACATAAAGTAGGTAAATATGTCCGTAAAAACCATATACAAACTGTAAAACATTGGATGCATGGACAACCTATTGTCCCGAACGGACTTAAAGAAAGTATTTGACTTCCAAACATATTTGATTATAATGCGTCTAGATAAAGGAGACTGTCACATGGATTCTAATCTAGAAAAAGATATAAGAGATTATTTTAAAACAGTTTTTAAAGAATATGGATTTAAAGAAGATGCAGAAACGGACTCAATTGAAAAGTTGGTAGGGCATTTACTTGCTTGGTGTAAGAATATAACAACTAGAGTTAAAGAATTTGAAAAAGTACAAAAATCTTATAATGATTGTATTAAAAAAGCATATGAGGATGCACATAAAGAAGCACTTGAAAGCTATAAAAAAGAATTGAGTATATCAGAAGCATTTGAGTTATTAAAAAATTTAACATTAAATGATATTGCAAATATGTATGAGAATTAAATAGGTAATATTTAATAAAATATATTATATAAATTTTCATTCGTGTATAAATAAATTATACACGCATGGAGATTTATAATGTTTCATTTTATATATAAAACAACCAATATTTTAAATAATAAAATTTATATAGGAAAACATTCTACTGAAAATATCGAAGATGGATATATAGGAAGTGGAAAATTATTATTAGAAGATGTTAAAAAATACGGAAAAAATAATTTTATCAGAGAAATACTTTCTTTTTATGAAGATGAAGCATCTGCATTTAATGCAGAACAAAAAATAGTAACAAAAGAATTTATATCAAGAGAGGATGTTTATAATTTATCTATTGGAGGAGAATATGGGTATGCATGTGGATTATCAGGAAATTTACATTATCTTAATAAAATGACAGAAAAAGAAAGAGAAAATTATATTAAAAAATATAAACGGGGAGAATCTTATTGGTTATCAAAGGGAATTTCAAAAGAAGAAAAAGAAATATGGATAAAAGAAAATCTATGTGGTAAAAATCATTCTCATAAAAAATATAAATCTGATGATGAATATGAGCAATTTTTAGAAAACAAATATAGGGGAGATAATTTTTGGTTATATAGATGTTTGGACGAGGAACAACGAAAAAAATATATAGAAGAACAATACAAAGGAAAAAATAATCCAATTTTTAGAAATAAAACAGATGAAGAAATTGAAAAATGGTTGAATGATAATAGACGAGGAGAAAATTCTCCAAATGCTAAATATGAATATGTTTTTGATACTCCAGAAGGAGAAAAAAGAACCAGATGTTTAAAAACATTTTGTAAAGAAAATGGATATAATTTACATATATTAATGAAAATTATAGATCTTGATAGTGGAAAACTATCTGAATACATACCAAGAGATAAAAAGTATATTGGATGGCATGGTAAAAAATATATAGTAGATAATAAAAAATACTAAATATTTTTAACTGCTCAAAAATAGAACAGTTGATTATTTTTTGCCTATTGACTTTTGAAATCTCTTTGATATAATCTGGTCAAAGGAAAATACCATGGATATTAATGATGTTGCAACACTTTTTGGTGTAAGTCCAAAGAATGTAGATACTTTTGATAGAATGGATCCATTTACCAATAATAAAGTAAAAGGATTTATTTGTCGTAAAAGAAATAAGAATGGCGGATCATTAGTAATAACTAATGTCAATGGAAAAGATACTACTCAAATAATTTGGGCAACTCCAAAATTGGCATATCCATATAAAGAAAATTCAACAGACTATATTGAGTTTAAAAACGTACATTCATTTACACTCATTGAAAAGTGGAACGGAATGAATGTATTATTTTACAAGTATTATGATGATAAAAATAATCCTTGCGTGACAGCAAAGAGTAAAGGCACTCCATTTATAAATGATGGAGAAAATGGAAATTTCTTAACTCTTGTAAAAGAAGCAATGAATAAAACTACAAACTGGAAAGTATATTTTGATAATTGGATGTATGATCCTTCCAGTCATGCAATAAGTTTTGAATTATGTGGAACAAAAGAACCTCATTTGGTAGCTTATGAGTTTGCTCTACAATTAAAGCCATTATTTACCATTCACAAAAATGGAAAAATCCGTCCAATACTTCATGGATCAGTTTATGTTGTAGATAACGATACAGATATTGTCGGAATGTGTAAATACGACCAAGAATATGATTTCAAAAAGAATGAAGGATATCGTAAATCAAAAGGATTAACACACAAATATGAATACAATCACTTTATAACAGAAGGAAAAGTTTTATATTTGTTAGACAAAGACGGATTTGTTATAAACGATACTATGTACAAAATTAAACCAAAAGATATTGAAGAAGTCCATTGGGCAAGATTTGATGAAACTATGCAGGAAAGAGTAAATGAAGCAGTAAATAAGTGTAAAGAAAGAGAATATTCAATAACACTTGAAAATATACAACAAGAATTAGATATGGGACCAAAAGAATGGTCTAAATTTGGAAAAGCAATAGAAAAATATCTCAAAGAACAAAAATATAATATTTGACTTTTATTTTTTGAATGATATGATACGAACATAAAGGAAGATACTATGTCTACACACATTAGTTTTACAGATATTGGGCAGTTTCGTAACGTTATTAAAGCAGTTACGGACCATGCTCGTTATAAAGGTAAAGATGAAAAGGGGGATCCTATTTTTGATCCTACTATTGCACTTCCAGTAATTACTTTTACTGGAACGACCAAAATCCATGGCACGAACTCCGGTATTTGCTTACAAAATGATGAAATTTGGGTACAATCCCGTGAGCGTGTTATTACTCCAACATCAGATAATAACGGATTTGCACAATTCGTTTACAAAAATCAAGATATTTTCAAGACGATGCTTGTTGATATACGAAACAAGTATAATGCATCTATAGAAGATATTATAACCATTTTCGGTGAATGGGCTGGTAAGGGTATTCAGAAATCCGTTGCTATTGCAGAAGTTGATAAACTTTTTATAATCTTTGCAGTTAAAATTTCAAAAAAGAATGAAGAAGGTAATTATGATGGATCATATTATCCATGTGATAATATTCGTTCAACAGAAAATAGAATCTTTAACATAAAAGATTATCCTACATTTACAATCGACATTGATTTTTCTTTACCACAATTAGCACAGAATAAACTTGTTGAAATTACAGAACAAGTTGAAAAGGAATGCCCTGTAGGCAAGGCATTTGGCGTATCTGGTGTCGGAGAAGGTGTTGTATGGGAAGGCTGGCATAATGATCAACGTCATATTTTCAAAGTAAAAGGGGAGAAACATAGTATTTCCAAAGTAAAGACTTTAGCACCAGTCGATACGGAAGTATTAGAATCAATACAAAAGTTTGTTGATTATGCGTTAACTGAAAATCGACTAACCCAAGGATTACAAAAGGTTTTCCCAGATGGTAATCTAGATATTACTAAAATGGGAGAATTCCTAAAGTGGATTATGGGAGACATTGCCAAAGAAGAATTGGATGTTATTGTAAATAATAATCTTGAAATAAAACAAGTTGCTAAACCAGTATCAAATAAAGCAAGATTGTGGTTTATGGAACAATTAAATAAAGGTGTCGGGCTGTGAAAATAATTTACACTCAAAACCCATTAAATTCTATTGTTGACTTAGATACTTTTGATAAAAAATATCTAAGATTAAAAGTAGAAAAAGAAAATTTGGAAGATGTAGTATTTTCTATAAAATTTTATTTAACAAAAGAAAATTATAACTTACAACGTGCTCTATCAGAAGCAGAAGATTGTAATTTATATACAGAAGAAAGAGAGCAATATTTAAATACATTATTTGATGAATATGTTTCCGCATTGAACGGATCGCATACAGGAGACTGTGTATGTATACCATGTACTTGTTTAAAATGTCTTGCAGAAGAAATGTTAGATATTGATACAACAGGACCAGGATTTTCTAAATACGTTGGATCATATATCCATAGAGTATTTGCTAATACTAATACTAATACATGTAAAGACGCAATAGAAATAGTAGAAAACGAAAAACCTATATACGATTCATCCAGCGAAGACATGCAAAATTTTTATCATAAAGCAGAATTACATTTAAGTGTATTAACATATCTAAAAAATTATAGGAAAAATTATTTGCATGAAGTTTAAATTATGTGCTAGCATTTACTGCAACAAAATATTTATTAAAAATAAATGCCCATATTGTAAAACAGAAACAAGCTATAATGCATTGGCATGTTTTGGAATAATTAAAACATTATTTTTATATTTAAAACAGTTATTGACTTTCACTAAAATGAAGATAAACTTGTATATAAGAAAGGCATTAAAATGCACCAAGTTACTTTAATAGATAATGATAAATTAAAATCTTTTAAACATGGTGACGAAATCCATCAATTCGATAAACAATTTAAATTCTATTCTGTTTTTAATATGAAAACAGGATTCTATATGCGTACTGGAATCCTAGATGAAAATGGCAAGGATACTGGTGTTGATCCGTTTATGGGATCATACCCATCCCTCATAGACGTTGGTATTATGGGAAGATGTTTAAATGGTGAAAAAGGCTTATGCTTAAATGCTGGTGTTCAATGCTATCAAAATGGTAAAAATATTAGTAAACCTAATATGACACTAAATGATTTTAAAACAATTGTAGATCAGTGTAAAGGTAAAATCCAACAATTTGCATTGGGTGGTAGGGGAGACCCAAATAAACATGAACATTTTGGGGAAATATTATCATATTGTCGTGATAATTATATTGTTCCTAATTACACTACAAGTGGATTAGATTTAACGGATACAGAAATTGAATTAACTAAATCTTGTTGTGGTGCGGTAGCAATTTCTTGGTATCGTAATGACCATACTATATCAGCAATAAAAAGATTTATTGATTATGGATGTAAAACAAATATCCACTATGTATTAGGAAATAATACTATAGATGAAGCTATTGAAAGGATTATAAATGATTCCTTTCCAAAAGGAATAAACGCAGTAATATTCCTTCTACACAAACCAGTTGGTTTAGGTTGTCAAAATAACGTAATTAAACCGAATGATCCTAAATTAAAACATTTCTTCTCACTCATTGACACTTGTAAACCATCATTCAAAATAGGATTTGATAGTTGTACTGTTCCTGGGATTTTAAACTATACAAACAATGTAAGTTCTTATTCTATAGATAGTTGTGAGGGGGGTAGGTACAGCCACTATATTTCTTCCGATATGATTGCAATACCTTGCTCATTTGACCAAGATTTTAAGTGGGGTGTAGATTTAAAACAATTTACACTAGAGGAAGCATGGAACAGTGAACAATTTAATGAATTTAGATTGCATATGAAAAATTCTTGTCCATCATGTACAAAAAGAGATTTATGTATGGGTGGATGCCCAATTAAACGAGAAATAGTATTATGTGATTTAAAAGAAAAGGATTTAAAATGAAAATTAGAACAGATTTTGTAACTAACTCAAGTTCAAGTTCTTTTATAGTTTTATTTGATAAAAATCCAGAAACAAAAGAAGAATTAAAGAAAATGATGTATCCTGGTGTATCAGGAAATTCCATAATTAGAGAATATGATTATACTCTAACGGTAGATGATATAATCAATCGTGTATTTTCAGATTTAAACAATATTTCATATACACATTATTCATATGAAAAAAATAAATCTGTAACATGTGATGTATGGCAAATAGTTAAAGATGAAATCGAATCATATTTACATAATGCGCCAATACATAGATCAAACGATAAATATAAAGATATAATTTCAGAATTCTTAGATATAAATGAAATACCAGAAAATTATAGTGATGAATTTGAAAGATTGACTGGTCAATCTTATCCATCATCAGAAAATGCGGAAGAAAAGAAATTATATGAAATATTATCCGATGAATATAACAATAAAATAAATAAAATTTCTAATAAAGTTATAGAATTATTTAAAGAAAAATATAAAGACAAATATGTTGCAGTATTAACATATTCAGATAATAGTGGAGAAGGACTTTTAGAACATGGAGGAATATTTGATACTTTGCCTAATCTTAGAATAAGTCATCATTAAAGGAAAATAATATGGATGTATTTAAAAAACTTGAAGAATGTACTGATTACTCAATTTATAAACGAGATTGGCCTCGGCATGGATTCCAATACGAAGTAAGAGTTTGGAGATTCTTTGCATATGGATCTGGCGTAGGAATAACATTAGAAAACGCTATAAATCGTGCATTAAAACATATGGAAAAGAACGATTCTAAAATACGATACGCAACCGACGAAGAAATGAACGAAATCTTTAACCAAAAGGAGAAAACATGAAAATTCGTGCCGACTTTGTAACTAACTCAAGTTCTAGTTCTTTCGTTATAATTTCAACAAAAGAACAACATGAACAAGCAATGAAAAAATTGCACGATGTACAAAAAGCTATTGTACGGTTTTTTGGTATCAACCAAAAACAATTAGGTTCAGAAACTATTATAACTGTTTCTGGTGCATCTGGAAATAATTCTCCATTTGAATATACCTCTTATAAAGAGGCAGTCATTCAAGGTGGAATGAAAGAAGAAGATATTTCACCCGATGATGATATATCAGATTTAGCAGGTGAAGCAATATATGAATATGAAAAACTAATTAAGTCTTTGGGTGGAATGTGTATAGATATTGAAAATTGATTCTTAAAATATTAGTTAAAATAGCCACCTATTATCATAGTAGGTGGCTATTTTTATTTGACTTTCAAAAATAGTCTTTTATAATCGTGCCATAAGGAATACACCATGGGATATATCAAATCCATATTAGACACAGATTTATATAAAATAACTATGCAAAATGCAATTTTGCAATTATATCCTACTACACATGTTACATATAAATTCATTAATAGAAATACAAATATGAAGTTTAATGGATCTTCCTATAATGATATTGTGACTAATATAAAAGAAATGGAAAATCTTGTATTAACGGACGAAGAACTTAATTTTTTACAAGATTATAAGTTCCTACCAATATATTATTTACACTATTTGAAGAATTATAGGTTTAAGGCTTCTCAAGTGAGTGTAAAACTCATTGATGGAGATTTAGATATTAGTATTAGTGGTTTGTGGCATGAAACTGTTTTATGGGAAGTTCCATTGATGGCAATTATTTCAGAATCATACTTTAACAATGTTGACACTAATTGGAAACGTGAAGATTGGGAAGCAGATCAAGAATATTTAGCAAAAGAAAAAGGAAAATATCTTTCACGAATGAAAGATAAATTTACAGATTTTGGAACACGACGCAGAAGGAGTTTCGAAGTACAAAATATTGTTGTAAAGGAATTGAAGAACTTTGATAATTTCTTTGGAACAAGTAATATGTTTTTGGCAATGAAACATAATTTAAGAGCAATCGGAACGGTTGCACATGAATTTGTCCAAGGAATATCGGCGCTTGAAGGACTTCGTTATGCAAATAAATTTGCATTACATAAATGGCAAGAAATATATAATGGATCGCTTGGATATGCATTGACTGATACTTTTGGAACAGATGCGTTTTTTCGAGATTTTGATGGTAGTCTATCAAGAGAATATGATGGAATACGACATGATAGTGGATGCCCATTTTCATTTACAGATAAAGCAATAGAACATTATAAAACAATGAGCATTGATCCGATAACTAAATTGATTATCTTTAGTGATGGTCTAGATTGTGAAAAGGCACTTGCAATATCAAATTATTGTAAAGGGAGAATCCGTTGTAGTTTCGGGATTGGTACTCACTTAACAAATAATTTCGATAGTAAACCATTAAATATTGTTATCAAATTAAATAGTGTTAATGGGATACCAGTTGTAAAATTAAGCGATAGTCCAAGTAAAGCAATTGGTGATAAAGATGCTCTACGAGTTGCAATGTGGACATTTTTTAATAAACCATTAGATTGAGGAAATAAAATGAAAATAACTATAGCACAAATTAACACTACACCAAATGACTTTGAAGGCAACTTTTCAAAGATTTTAAATGGTATTAACTCTGCAATATCTGATGATTCTGATGTTGTTGTATTTCCAGAATTATCAATTCCTGGTTACTTAGTAAGGGATTTAGTTTACACTCATGGGTTTATTGAGAAGAACCTACTTTATTTACAGAAAATAGCAGAATTAACCAAAAACGCTAAATTGACAGTTATTGTTGGTTATATTGATAGGAATTATAAAGGATATGGAAAGCCATTTAGAAACATGGCCGCAATTATACAAAATGGGGTAATTTCTGCTACATATCAAAAAAGACTTTTGCCAGCATATAACGTTTTCGAAGAATTTTTATATTTTGAACCAGGAACCGAACCATGCATATTTAAAGTAAATAATAATTTATGTTCTGTATTAATTTGTGAAGATTTATGGAGAAGTGACAAAGGAGAAACAGGAAATATTAGATATAAAGATGATCCTATAACACAATTAAAAGATATTGGTGTTAATTATATTTTTAGCATCAACAGTTCTCCATATTCAAAAAATAAACCAATTGCAAGAATTAATTTGTTGAAGTCTGTTACAAAAAACTGGAATAATCCTATAAATTTGATTTATGTTAATCAAATTGGTGGGAACGACGAATTAATATTTGATGGACATAGTTGTGTTATTTCAAATGGTGATATATATAAATTAATTCAAACTGATATATTACCCAAAAAAGAAATTGATATATTTAAAACTATGGATATTCCTGCAAAGGGAGTGAATTGTTCATATTTTACTCCTATTTTAGAATTTGATCATCTAAAAATGGTTTTATTGGGATTATATGATTATGTAACTAAAAGTGGATTTTCAAAAATTGTAATAGGTAGTAGCGGAGGTATTGATAGTGCATTGGTCGCTACTCTTTCTACATTAGCATTTGGTCCAACTAATGTAAATTGTATAATGATGCCATCTATTTACAGTAGTGAAGGTAGTTTATTAGATGCGAAACAATTACATACGAATTTAAAATGTAATGAATATTTAGTACCTATAAAGCATGAAGATTTATTACATACAATAAATTCCAATTTACACTTAGAAAATTATAATACTGTTGCTGATGAAAATTTACAAGCAAGGATGCGTGGACAAATAGTTATGCATTTTAGTAATGCTACAGGAGCATTATCATTAACTACAGGAAATAAAACGGAGCTATCCGTGAGTTACAGCACCTTGTTTGGAGATATGGCAGGAACATTTAATCCTATTGGAGATTTGTATAAATGCGAAGTATATGAAATGGCACGCATAATAAATATGTTATATTCTGATCTGATACCAACTAATATTATTAACAAGGCTCCAAGTGCAGAATTGCGTCCCGGTCAAACAGATGAACAAAGTCTATTGCCATATCCATTGTTGGATGAAATTTGCCGTCTTTATATTGAAGATTATGTAACAGATTACGAAACATATTATGAAATTACAAAATCATCCGTTACTAAAAATGATTATAATAGGATTACAAGATTAATATACAATAGTGAGTTTAAACGTAGACAAGCCTGCCCAACTATAAAACTAAGTAAAGTAGCATTTGGGACCGGACGTAGATTACCAATTGTAAAAAAATGATATTGACTATTTTAAACTTATTATTATAATGTAGCTAAGGAAACAGAATGAAATTTCAAACTTTATCATTAGTAGTTGGTACTAAAGCATGCAACGCATCATGCCCATTTTGTATTTCTAAAATGACATTTCTTCCAAATGAAAAGTTAATATGTGATTCTATTAATATAAGAAATCTAAAAAAATCTCTTAGATTAGCAGAAATAGGTAATGTTACTACTGTTATACTCACAGGAAAAGGGGAAACGTTATTATTTCCAACTCAAATTACCACATATTTAGAAGAGTTAAATAAATTTAATTTCCCTTTCATAGAATTGCAAACAAATGGAAAAATACTTGAAGATGATTCGATTAACCAATTTTTGAGCGAATGGGCACAACTAGGATTAACAACTATTCTTATTAGTAATGTTGGATACGATGCAGAATTAAATAGACAAATTTATTTTCCAAATGATCCACGATGGATTGATATAGAAAAAATAGTAAATAAATGTAAATCTTATGGAATAAATGCACGACTAACTACAATGGGTATAAAAGGAGGTATTGATTCTCCAAATAAAATTAAAATGTTATTGTCATGGGCAGATAAACTAGGAGTTAAACAATTAACATGGAGACCAGTTTCTCATCCAGAAAATACGACTATGGAATGGATCTTAAAAAATAGTTTGGACCCGTCACAAATAGAGTCTATAAAAGATTTTGTTATTAAGAATGGTAAATTACTTTACAATCTTTTACATGGTGCGGCAGTATATGATTTATTCGGTCAAAATTTCTGTTTAACAAACTGTTTAACGATAGACCCATCAGAAGAAACAATTAGACAATTAATATTTTATCCAACTGGAAATCTTTACACTGATTGGAGTTTAAAGGGAAGCATTTTACTTTAGAAAGGAACTAGACATGAAAGCATTAATACTAGTAGATATTCAAAATGATTTTTGTCCAGACGGACAATTAGCAGTACCATTAGGAAATACTGTTGTATATCCTGCAAACGCGATTATAGAACAATTTAGTAATAATAATGATCTTATTATTGCAACCCAAGATTGGCATCCTATATCACATGGAAGTTTTGCAGTAAATCATAATAAAGATCCATACACTATGGGAACATTAAGTGGAAGTCCTCAAATGTTGTGGCCAATCCATTGTGTACAAAATACATATGGCGCACAGTTGCATTCAGACTTAAATAAACATAAAATAAATAAAATTTTCCAAAAAGGTACAGATCCTACAGTTGATAGCTATAGTGCATTTTTCGATAACAATAAGAAAAATGATACAGGTTTAAACCAATATCTAAAAGATCATAATATTTCAGAATTGTTTATTTGTGGACTCGCTACTGATTATTGTGTTAAATTTACTGCATTAGATGCAGTAGATTTAGGATATACAACTACTGTTATTTTAGATGCATGCAAAGAGGTTGATGTTCCTATGGGAAATATGGAAACCTCAATAACAGAAATGATAAGTAAAAGAATAAAATTCACGTATTTTGGAATCTAAATATGTTTAATGGGATTATCATTTGATCATAAAAAATATATAACAAGGTATATTACTTTAAATCAGCCGTGTTCTTTGTCTGATTTGACAAGAGAATTTTGTTATTCCGATCAAGGACCATTATTAGATATTTATGAATTGTATCGCTACTTATATGTTACATATATAAGTGGTGATATTTCTTTTATTCCTAATATATTTGAAAACGAATTTAAATATCTTTCAACTCAATATTCAATTGATAATTTATTAAAAAAACAAATTGATGCAAAAATAATAATTCCTGATCATTTTGTAAAAGTATGGAAAAATTGGGTTACTAAATATATACTAAATCCGGATAAATAAGAATAGTTCTTATTTAACTGGAGTCCAAACATCTCACATCGAATATATTTTCCTTATGCAAGATATAAACAAGTGAATAATTTATTTGATGACATATTAACAATTGATGTCTTACATGCTACAATAAAAGCATTTACATCTAAGAAAGAATTATTTACTTGGTGTAAACCTAATGTATGGGAAAAAGAAATATTAAATATTTTAAAATCAAAATATGAAGTTGAAAAATCTTTAGGTACAGATTATCATAGGATTAGAGCATCTTTATATACAATAATGGACATATTTGTAAGAGATAAGATTGTTTATGTAGATGGAGGAAACAAATGGGAATATCCTCTTTTTCGTTTTGATCTAAGTTCATTGTGGATGCTACAGTTTCACAGATTAGGTGATTTATACTTTCCTATGATTTGATATTGACTTTTTAAAAAAGTTGAATATAATTCGATCATAGGAGAAAATCATGTGGGAAATGCCTCCTTGTCCTTTATGTGGATATATATGTTGTTGTGGAAATGCATTACGACCAGAATTAAATAAAAATAAAAAAACTTTATCAAAACTAATAGAGTTAATTAATGATGTAGTAATAACATCTAAACATATATCAGAAAAGGATCTATCTAAACTTTTTGAAGATCTACAAAAATCTACAAACAAAATTTTAGAAGAATCACATTTATGTTAAAAGAATTAAAAGAAGCATTATTGGATAATCTTCAAGACCATGCATCTATTGCTTTGGGAAGATTTTATACTATTTCAAATGAAGAGACAACTAAGTTATTAGAATCTCATGAAATTGAGATAAAAGAAAATTTTAATTTAAAAAGATCAATAGCAAAATGTAGATTTAATAAAGATACAAATAAGTGTACTATTTATTGTAACCTAAAGACATTAATTAACACATCTGACAATGTTCGATATGAAACAATGTCACATGAAATAGCACATGCGATTGAATTCATTTTGTACAAGTATAGTTCGCATGGTGATCGTTGGCAATTTATACATAAATCCATTGGAGGAAATGCATTAGAAGAAATACATATCTCTTGACTTCAGTATGAAAGGGATTATAATATGGCAGAAGATAAAAAGAGTTGTAAACAATGCTGGTGGGAAGAGAATGGAGCATGTTATTCGGAAAAATGTAAAAGAGACAAAAATGGAAAAAGTATGACACCAGCTAATAATGTATGTAACTTATTTTGGGACATTACATTAGCAGAACAAGAAGTTATGACTAAAGAAAAGATTATCTTAAACTCAAGAACACACTCCTTTTAAAAGGAACATAACATGCATCTAAAATTAAATTATAAAGTTAGATCAGCACTTTTAAGTGAACCAGTTTTGGTGTTTGAGGAAAAAGAAATCAAAAAGAAAGATACGGAAACTCTTGAATCATTAGTAAAGTATTATGAAGATTTATTAGAAACACTTGCAGGGAAAGAAATTTGGCATATTCTTGAATTGATGGCACAGGCAGAATCAATTATTGCAAACCGTAGAAGTCCAAAAAAGGCCAAGAAATGAGATATGACAAATGGGTGGCCGTCGCCTCAATAATTATTGTTATCGTCCTAAGTTTCCTTGCAAAACTAGAAGAGAATGCAAGAGAAACCCAGAATGGATTAAACATGCAGATTATCCCGTACTTGCAGCAAACGTATTTGCATATTCAATATCAAGTCTTAGAAAAAATTGGTTTTTGTGGTTGAATTATACAGAACGAAAAAAAGAAGCAATTCGTAAAATAAATATTTATTATTTAAAAGTTTTTTCAAATAGTCAAATTAAAAAAATTGAAACTACAAAAATAATTAAAAAATAATTTGACATCCAATTTTAGTACGATATAATTTTATTTTTATAAGGAACTTAAATGGAAGATCCAATTCATATTGATGACATGGAATATTTTTTTGAGATTTGTTAGAACATATGCATTTTGTAATGTAGAAATATCTTTAAGTAATCCAGATATTGAAGATAAAACAGATTTACTTGATGAAAACTTCGAAAATTCACAATATTTAATACAATCTAATGAATTAGACGACCTTATGACATTAGATGAAATAAAATTGGCAGTAGATGAATATATTCGTAAAGATCAAATAACACATGAATTTTATATCACAGATGAAATAATATCAAAAATGATACCAGATGTATCAGTTAAAATGATATATAAGTTATCAAATAATCTAGAAAAAGCAGGATACTTAGAATTGTGTTGGGATGCAAATAAAGAAGATTTTATATATAGAAAAAAGGAGAATAAAAATGAAAAATAATACTAAAACAACAATAGAAGATAAAAATGAATTTTATAAGTCTTTCCGTGTATTTTTTTTACATACATTAAACGCATTATCTGGTTTTTCAGAAAGCATGTCTGAGGACGAAAAAACAAATATAATAATGAATGAACTTGAAAATTCTATATCTATGCTTACCCCTCCAGATTATGATAATTTTATTACGTTAAAAGAAATTGAATTAGAAGCAACTCCATTTATAAAAGTAGACCCAATAACAAATACTATGTATATTTTTAACTCAGATATTGGTACATTATTTACAAATGTACGTTCATATATACTGTATAAAATAAGTTCAAACTTAGAAAAAATAGGATTCTGTAAATTGTGTTGGGACGAAAAAGAAAATGATTTTAAATATGTCTGGAAAGATGAAAATGAACCAAAAAATTAAAAATTTACACGAAACATTAATAACCATATTAATCCCTATGGGATTTGAAGAAGTATTTGGTGTATATAATGTTTTTTCGCACAAAGAAATTGGAATCATAGATTTTTCAAATATTAATAAAATGACTTTAGAATCAGTTATTATAAAAATATTTGAAACTGGAAAAATGCAAGGAATAGAAGAAGGCATATTAAAAATCCGAAATAACATAAATACCATGTTAAAGGTGTAATATGGCACACAAAACATCTTCACATTTGGCAGGACATACCGTAAAAATCAAACATAGTAATTCTATGATTTCTGATAAAGAATTTTTAGTAGAAGATTGGTGGGATCGTATTGCCAAAAAATCATGGACAAAGTGCGATACCAATCCAGCATGCTTTAATTATAAACTTAGAGCAACCTCAAGCAATCTACCAGAAGATGATGAAGTATTGTATGGAAAGATTGGTCCATTTGGGTATCTTGTTCATATTTCAGAAATAGAAAGTATTTGACTTTTAAAATGATCCTCATATAATGAGCACATCACAATAACCCTCGCCTATAAGGAGATTACCATGAGCGAGCGTAGGCCATTTTTCGTATTCTATGACTGCCAACCGGAAAGCACCGCTTGGAAGATGGATTCTGAATGCCCTAGTCGGGCGGCTAAAGAATTCAATGAATCATATCGGTATAAACTTTCTGATATTATTCATGTACGAAATACAGAAGGACGATTATTCAAATATACTCTTGATCAATTGAAGGAGTTGGATAAAGCAAAACGTTCTGACGACGATTGATTTAATATAAACAACGGTCCCACAGGAATTTATGACTCCTGTGGGATTTTTCTATTTAGGATTTAAAATGACAAAAACCGATGAAATATTAATTGATGCATCTGTTATATCTATCATAGAAGCAACTATTGTGAAACACACAAAACAAATAACATATGATGAAATAAATCATATATTACCAGATATAACAAAAGATGAAAATCAAATTGATTATTTAATAGATCTTTTAGAAGAAAATAATATCGAATTAGTAGATAAAAGAGCATAAATATTGTGAACTACCCCATCCTAAAGGATAGGGGCTTCCTGATTCAACGATTCTAACTTAATATTATTAAAAAGTATATTATACTTTTCAGATAAACCAGAGGTTAGTATCTCCACAGGCTTAAAATTGGTATGTTCCGTACCTATATATTGATTTAGAGCAAGTACAGTGATTAATTTTGCAGATTTAATATCACGATCTTCGCAAAATCCACAACTACATTTATATATACGATCATTTAGTTTTAATTTATTTAATGATCCACACATAGGACATAGTTTTGTACTTGGTTGGAAACGATCAACAACTAATGTAGTATTAAGTTTCATCAACTTGCTTTTTATCCTACCTAGTATTGAATGTTGAACTTGTTTTCCGAAAAATCCAGAATGCCATCCTTTAATATTTTCGTCCTGAATACAAATCAATTTGTATTTATTTTTTAATGTTGAGACGAATTTATTAGAAGTATCATTCTTTTTATTTACTAATTTTTGGTGTTGTTTTTTCAATTTTAGTATTTGTTTGAATCTATTTTTACTTCCTTTTTTCTTTTTACTTAGACGTTTTTGTTCTCTAATAATATTATTTGTATTGAAATCAAAGTTTATTTTTTCGCCAGTAGATAAAGTTATATCATCTTTAATACCAAAATCTAATCCAACTATATCAGATTTATCAATTTCCATATTTTGTATTTGGTCTTTTGGTTTGAATCCAGTTATTTGAACAAAATAACCAGTTGATTTTCTAATTAATTTAGCACAACCAAATTCTGATATATCTTTTGGTATTTGATCAATACCATTGACTTTAACAAATCCAACACCAGCAATATGAACTTTATTTTTTGGTCCAAATTTCCAAGTACATCCAAATTGTTTAAGACCAATGGAATTAATTTCTTTTCTGAATTTTAATTTACCAACTTTCATACCTTTCTTTTTTGCTTTATTCAAATTTAATATATTTGTTATTATTTTTGTTTTTATATCTTGTTTAATTTGAGAAGGAAGAGAAATATTTTTGGTTTCTGTTTTTTCTATATTATTTTCTTTCCATTTTATTTCCACTTGTTTTGTTTTATAATCATAATTAAAAACATCTTTACTTCCGATAATTGAGTTAGTTAAATATTTTGCTTGTTTGAAATAATCTATTAATTTTTGGTATTGTTTAGTTGAAAGTTTATTTTCTTGTATTTTCAATTCATAACAACAGACAGACATATCTGCCCTTCGGGCAGATGTTTCTTTCTTTGTCTTTATTCTTTGATTAATACAATTCATACTATAGTAACTTCCTATTTTTATTTATATCCCAATTATACCAAATCTTAAATTATTTTCAATAAGAAAGTTTATTCAGAGTCGCAATTCATCCCTTCCCTAAATGGAGAGGGCTTTCTTGCGACAGAATTGTAAATGAATTTAATAATGTATACATTAGACCAATATTTGTTGATACAGTATCAGATAACGAAATGCCTGTGTATGCTGGTTGAAAATATTTGACTTCCTTTTAGTTCTAGATATAATTTATCATCAACAAAAGGAGTTTTTATGCGCCAGGAAGGTCTAAAAGCCGTAGTATGGAACAAAGGAACCGTTGATATACAGGGGAAAAAGTTAAATAAATATGTTGTTGTTGGTGTGCTAATAACGGAAAATACAATTGAAGATTGTGGAAACGAAACTGTTGTAATAGGAAATCTTTTTGGCGGAATGTCAGATTTAATTTCTTCAATGCCAAAATATAAATGCAATTTTCCTCTTGGTGATGCATCAAAAGCTTTATTAACAGTATCTACAATTAGACCAGACGACGAAAATTTGGAACGAATTTGATTGGTGGGAAAATAAAATTTTATACTAAAACTATATATGGAAATTATCTTTTACATATAAAAGATAAAAATGATAGTGTTTTTATAAAATTATTAAATCATATAGATATAAAAATAAATATAAATGATTTTGTTTGGTGGCAATCAGATAAGACATTATTTTCGTCATCTAAATATAATGATCTTAATTTAGGAAAATCTATTAGGTTTTCGTCAGATTCTTTTAAGGATACTCCTACAAATTTTCTATATATAAAAAATAGATTTTCTTTGTATTGGTATCTATATAACGAAAAATTAATATAAATATATTCATGTTATTTAAAGAATTTTACACACAATCGTTAATGGAAAATTTTTCATTTAAAGAAACACAAAATACTGATAGAACTATAGAATATCAGTTTGATTCAAAAAATAATCATTATATTGTGGCATTTGAATTAGATCCCAAATATGGATATGAAATGTCTTTCGGAACAGGAACATCATCTGATATAGATACCAGAACATTAACAAATCAACCAGATGAAGTAATCCCAATACTTAATACAATATTTGGAGATATTTTAAAATCGTTTGTACATGAAGTAATAAAATATGATTCAGTTTTAAATATAATTTTAGCTCCACAGTTGACAGAAGATGAGGATAAACCATCTTCTCCGTTTGAATCTAAACGAGGAAAATTATACGTTAGATTAATTGAAAGATTTATTAAAAATGATTCATTTTGGAATGATTATAATATAAAATTTTCAGAATCAACATTTCAACCAAAATCAATTATTTTAAATTTGACAAAGAAAACTTGACTGTTAGAATAAATGTATGCTAGATAATTTAGTCGAAAAATGTCCTGACATAATTGAAATAAATGGTAAAATATATAATTTATCGTGGGGTTATTCAACTACATCATATAATGGATTAATAGGATCATACTTAACTGCTGTAATATACATAAATGCAGAAAAATACTATGATAGTAGTGCTAAAATGTATATATTTCGTAATAATATACAAGGAACAGGAAATACAGTAGAAGAATCAATATTAGATTTGGTGAACAATTTACCAAAAAATTTAAGTTGACTTTAAATTTAATTTAAAAATGAAACACTGCGAATCACCACCATCAACAATAATATTAGATGAAAAAGAATATTTATTGAAATATAATACAATAATAATGTTTGATGTTTCTATAAAAACAGAATATTCAAAATATGAAGTTTTTGGAATAGGATCAACATTAGAGGATGCTATATTTGATTTAGCAAAAGCATATTATGATCTTAAACATTTTTTAGAAACTTAAAATATATTTGACATTTAAACTTATATAATTATACTAGTTTTAAAAGAAAACCTATATGCAACACATAATAAATGAGTTTATAACCATAAAGGTTCCATTCACTATAGAAATAGACGAAAACCTATATATGTTACACTGGTCATCAAACTTAAAAGAACCATTTTTAACAGTTACAATGGATACAAGACCAAAATATTCATTTTTCTGGAAAACTGGTTTTGTTCATGGTCAAGGAAATACAATAAAAGAAGCATTATTAGATTTAGTGAACAATTTACCAAAAGATTTAAATTGACTTTCTATTTAAACTAGTTATACTTCTTACAAAGGAAATATCTTATGGATAAACTAGATGCAACCCTTGTAGATATAGTTTTCATTAATGGAAAACTATGCAAGGCAATAGAACATACTGATGGAACAAAAGAATATGTTCCTGTTAAAAGCGAAGAAAGTTCATTTCAAGACACAGAAACAATACCATGTGATTGGAAACCTACTACCACAGAGGTTTTAGAGCGTCATACGCCTTTAACAAAAGATGAGCATATTGATCGTAGTTGTAGAATTGAAGCAATATTAGTTAAGGCATTTTCTCCTAGAATGGGTGAATCAAATTCGTATCTAGATACCCGTGGAAATACAGCATTAAAAGAACTATTAAAAGATCTATGTAGAGCAATGGGTGGCGAGTGGGAAGAAAAATCTAACAAAATAAAGTGAGGATATAATGTATAAAACAATCATACAAGAGGATGCAAATGGACAATTTATTGTTCTTGATCCTCTTCTATTAGAAGATCTTGGATGGAACGAACATACTATACTTTCTATAAATCTATTAGATAATGGAAAGATTGAATTAAAAAAGAAATTAGAATGGACAATCGAAGATATGCAAGATAATATAGAAATGGTCCTTGAAGATATAGAACATAATGAGACTGTCCATACAATAACTGATAAAGACGGAAAACAGTTTAAAATGATTCCATACTCACAATATAAAGAAGGAAAAGACATGATAAATAAAATAAAACATGAATCTTTTGTAAAAGATTTACTTGAAGTTGCACAAAAACATAAAGTGAATTTAGATGTTAACTATGATTTTAATAATGAATCCTTCACTGCAGAAGTGAATGGGGCATGGCCAATAAAGAAAGTATGTGATGCAGTAACAGTATATAATAAAAAAGAGCAACATTATATGTCTGTTCCAGGAACAAAAGATTGAAATGGAATGGAAAAAACACGAAAAATTATATTGTCTAACATTTCCATCTACTGATGAAATAATGGAAATGATTAGATTTTTCTATGAAACTTTTTGTTTTAAATCATTTAGACATATAAAAAATAAATATAAAAATCAATTTCCTCCACAAGAGGAAATTGATGCATGTTATGCATCAAGAACATATAAATCTGCAATGAAATTAAAAGAAAATATCATTGCATATTGGCAAGAAAATAATATGACTGTTGATGAATTAAAAATAATTAAATGTTATAATAAATATTGGGTTTGTTTATATGACAGTTATTTTAAAAAGGTTTACGATGAAATCTATCAAAAATCAAAAAACTAATATTGTCGAAAAAACTTTTAAATTCAATTCAGAAAAATTGCCTACTATAAAAGATTATTCTAAAGTAATTTTGTTTGATGATTTTGAATGGACAAAAGATATTAAAAACTCATCAGTCTCTATGGTTAATACATTTGAAATTCGTCAAGTTTATTGTAGATTTAATTTTGCAATATTATCACATGAATGGATAACTGATTTAGTAAATTATCTAAAACAATTTAAAAAAGTTATAGAACTGTCATGCGGTGCAGGATGGTTAACTCATTGGATTAGAAAATACGGTTATAATATACATTCATGTGTTGATAATTTGTCATGGGGTCATGATTTTTCTTATTGTCAATGGGTTGATGACAAAGACTCTATTCAATATGTTAAAGATAATCAAGATACCGATTTATTCATTTTGTCATGGCCATATATGGATAATGTCGCATTTAAAATATGGAATAAAATGAAACCTGGGCAAATTTTGCTATATATAGGAGAAGGATGTGGGGGATGTACTGCAAATGATGATTTTTTCAGTATAACAGAAAAATACGAAATTGATTCATCAATATTAAATAATAATTTTAAATCATTTTGTGGAATACACGATAGACCTAGATTATTTAAAAAGGAATAAACAATGCTAAATCAAGAAAATTTGTATAAAAAATATCCTCTTTTATTTAAACAAGTAAATCTTCCAATGTCACAATCTTGTATGTATTTTGGAATAGAATGTCCAAATACTTGGTATGATATTATTGAAAACGCATGTGAAAGAATACAGAATGCATGTGATAGTCTTGTTGGACAAATAGAATTTTGTCAAATAAAAGAAAAATTTGGCGGATTACGAATGTATTACGATTTTAAATATGGCCCAAGTGAATTAGACGATATAATTTATGAAATTATAAGATCAGCAGAAACCGACGTGGAATTATTAAATAATTGACTTTTAAACTCATACTGTTATAATGCGACCAAAGGAAACAAAAATGGTTAAGGTCGCAGTCGGTTTATCTGGTGGTATAGACAGTTCAACATCTGCTATTGTTTTACAAGAGCAAGGATATGATGTTATTGGTGTAACAATGAGACTTTGGAGTGAGTGTATCACTTCACGGGAAGGTTCGTGTTGCGGTCCACAAGACCATTTAAACCTAAAGTTAATTGCTAATGATAAGGGATTTCCTCATTATCTATATACTTTAACAGATCAATTTTACAATGATGTTGTAAAATATTATATTAATTCTTTTAAAAATGGTGAAACTCCGAGTCCATGTACAATTTGTAACTCACATTGTAAGTGGCATTATATGTGGGAGTTTGCAAAAAAGTTAGGATGTGAAAAGATTGCAACTGGTCATTATGCAAGAATTGAACAGGTAAATGATTTTTACATGTTGAAAACTTCATATGATCTTAAAAAAGATCAGACATTCTTTTTATGGCAAATGACACAGGAACAATTATCTAACACCATATTTCCTATTGGTGGTATGACTAAACCATATGTTCGAAATATTGGTAAAGATTCAAATCTTCCAAATTGGAATAAAAAAGAATCAATGGATGTATGTTTTATATCCGATGGAAATAGTAATTTTTTAAAGAGACATTTACCTGATTATTGTAACCCAGGAAATGTATTAGATTTAGATGGTAATATAATCGGTCGCCACAAGGGGGCAGTTTTATATACAATTGGCCAAAGTCAGAGACTAGAAATTTTTAAACCTGTAAAAATGTTTGTTATTAAAATAGATGTTATTAATAATGTGCTTGTGGTGGGGCCACGAGAATCATTATTAACAGACACCATTAACATTGAACGACCAAATTGGATTTCACCAATTATTCCTACAGCCGGATGGGTACGAGTTCGGCATGGTGGTACTTTGCATAAATGTACCATAAACGGCAATATAATTACGCTAGTGAATGATAAAATCGTAAAGGCCAATAAGGGTCAAACTGCTGTAATATATTCTGATGAATTAACTGATGGGTCAAGACATTGTTTAGGTGGTGGGTGGATAGTTTAATTTGTCTTATTTTTTTGTGACGACATATTAGACGACCCTTTTCTTCTCAATTCTTTATCTAATGATGTTGCTTGTTTATTAGCATACATAAAGTTCCATATCTTTTTATATGAATCTTTTCCAAATGGCATAAACATAAATGGACCTTGATATCCTTGTGATGCTGCTAAAATCATTGCACCAGTTTTTATTAAGTTTCCTGCCGTACCAAGAGATGCTTTTAATAGTCCTTTTGTAACATTTTTCAATCCTGCCATTAATTTCTTCTTTAAAATATTACCCAATTTAACTTTTGGTTTAATAGTTATTTTGTGTGTTAATTCTGGTTCAACATTTTCATCTTCTATTTTCTCTTTTCTTATATCATATTTTTCTTTAAATATATTTCTTTCTTTTTCTCTTCTATCTTCACCCTTTTTAATTTCCAACTCATTACCTTCTGGTGCATAGTACCATTCTTTTTCAGATAATTTTCCACCAGCTATTATTTTTTTAGCAATAATAGCATTCACCAATCCAGTATATTCTGTAATGGGTATTATATCACCATTAAATGCTGTACCATTATTATATCTTTTTAATATTTTATCATCATTCTTTTTAAGTAGATTTTCCAATTCATTTAATTCTTCTTGAATATCTTCCTCATCAATTTCTGTTCCAGTAAACCAAATATTTCTTTTATCCGACCATTTAATATCATTTTGTTTTAATATTCTTAAAACTCTATCTTTATCCATTAATGGCATACCACTTTCTTCAAACTGGATTGCCCGTAAATCTTTTTGTGCTATTATTGCTCGACCAGTAAATGATTGTATATTTTCGCCTTTATCTTCTAATACAGAGGGAAATGCTTTTGATCCTCTTCCTTCAACCCAGAAATGTAAATTATCATTCCATTCATATATTTCATTAGGAACTATATTATTCTTATTATCCAATAATACTTTACTTAGATCAGAATCATCGTTTTCCATATCCCATGTAGTATTTCCGGCTGGTTCATTTTTATCCTCTTCTGGATCTCCTTGAATAGAAAGTTCATCAGCAGGATCATTCTCTTCATCCCCAGAAAGAGTTAATTCATCATCTTGTTCCGAAAACAATTGTTTCATACGAGATATTAATGTTTCTTCAACTTTTTTAGTTTCATTATTATTTTTATCTGATGTATTATCATTTACAGCAGAACCTTTTCCAGTAAGAAGTTTTTCAATAATATTAATATTTAATGATTTTAAATCTAATGTAGGATCAATAATTTGATCTTTTATTGCATCAATTTTTGGTTTTTGCCAATCTGGAACATTTTCTAATGCTTTTAATTGTATTGCTCTATATAAAAATCTTGCTTGTAATTCTTCTGCTTTATTATCAGGAATTGCTAATTTTATTTCTGGTTTTTTAGGTTCTTGTTCATATAATACACTTTCATTTAAAGATTCTGCTAAATCTTTTTGATTATACAACCACTTATTAACTTCTCCATTCCAGACATATCCATGTGATTCCATTCTATTATTTGATTCTTCTGCTGAAAATAATGGATTGTGTTCCATATCAAATTGAATTGCAGCAATTTCTCCCATAGATGCAAGATACGATCTAGCCAATAAAGATTGTCTTGAATCACCAGAATTAAAAATTATTTCTGGTAACGTGTTTGTATCATCAACCCAAATATCTTTTTCTCCATTCCATTCCAATTTTCTATCATGCATTTTTAATAATACTTCTTTATCTTCAATCTTTGGAACTAGTAAACCATTGTCTTTCAATTCAAATTCAGAAGGTTCCTTAGACTCTTGGCTTAAAGAAATAATAAATCTGGCCATTAACGGCTTTAATTTAGATTCTAATGTTACAGGATCTTTAATTGTTTTAAATTTATTATAATCTTTTTCTGTTGGTTCTAATTTTTCTAAACCATCTGTTGTTTCAGATGATTGTTTTTCTGGAACATCACCAACAACATTAAAATCTTCTGGTTTTGATATTTTTTCTTTATCTTCGTCTGGTAAATTTTTTGGTGCTTTAATATCAGTAGGTTTTGTATCAGTAGATGATTTTGGTTTTACATCTTCTGGTGATGGAGAATGTGCTTTCTTTAACCATTTTAGATTATTATCATCATATACATAGCCATATTGTTTCATTAATTTTTCAACACCATATTGATCTATAACATATGCTCTATCTTTATTTTTTTCTATTGCCTTATGTACTTGATGTTTTGTAGATAATACTTCTCTTGCATCTTGTATTCTAGAATGTTTTTGTAGTTTTTCTTCTAATGTTTCTATATCATCTTCAAATAGAGCAGTAATTTTATCTGGAATATTCATATCTTCCGTTAATTGTGTACCCATTTCTTTTTGAAAATCTTGTCCAACCTTTTTCAATTTTTTAATCATCAAATCTTCTATTTGCTCTTGACTCATATCTTCCAATTCATTTAAATTTAACCCAATATATTCCAATCCTTGTATCATTGCACCCAATTCACTATTCCATTCATCATCTATATCATTTTGAACTTTATTTCTTTCTATATTATTAACTTTTTCGCCATTTGGTGTTAATTGTACTTCCCATGGCTTATAATTACTTTGTTTTGGTTCTATATTTACTTCTACTGGTTCATCACCTATTGCGGCAGTAATTACTCTATCAGGATTTCCTGTTGCTCTACGAGACATTTGACCACCACCACGGGGTCCACCAAAACCACTACGTCTATTATTTGCCCCATAGTATCCAGTTCCACCAATACCATAATCATTAGATGCAACACCACCATATCCACCACTAATATAGTCTTCTGAAATTACACCATATTGTATTTCTTTATCATTATATGAACATTTTGCATTAGGAATTACCATTCCTTCTACATATTCTTTTATTCTAGAATAATCATTTTCATTTATAGTAGTCTTATAATTATTAAATAAGTATTCTAATACAAGATATCTATTTTCTTCTTCTAATTTTTTATTAAAATGTTCACATTCTGTCATTATAGCATTCATTATATGCCATATTTCTTCTTCATTTAATGATTTTATAGGATAATCTATTTGTGAATATACATCTATTTTTTCTTGTAATAAATTTAAATCATTTTCTGTTAATTCTATTGATTCTTTCATTTTGTGAAAAACAGCATTTGCATAAGCATACATTGAATCGCCAGACAATCCACGATCTTTTGCTATATTTTTAGCTTTTGACCAAACTTTTTCATCTGCTGCTGTTTTTACAAATCCTGGCATATTATTTCCTCAGAATATAAATACATCAGTATTTATATTTATTCCAACTTTTAAGAATATTATAAATTTACCGAACAATTCTATCTAAAATATGACCTAAAACACCATTTTCTTCTGAAAGATTAAGTAAATCAATAATAGCTTTAATTCTATCATTCTCAATCTCATCAATCGGATACCAATTTGCGTTATCTCCATATTCTTCTAACATAGCTTTTAAATCTGATTTATTCTTACAAAAGAATATTTCACATTCAAATTCAACTGCATATTTAGATATTAATGCTTCCTCTAATGAATCTACATCATTACACAAAAGAAGATCTAATGGTAGTCTAATATCGGATTCCATTATTTTGTTTCCTTTGTTTCTGAACGAATTTCATCAACTGCAGTGATTTCGACTTTAAATTGCCCAACCGGCCAGTTTATTTTTAAATTTGTAAATGACACTTTTCCGTCTTGTGTAATATTTATAATTGCTTCTGATTTTTGTCTCAATGATCTAATTTTAATTTCATTATATAATTCTTCTGTTGAAAAATCGACAAACTTTTCGTTTGGTGTAAATTTACTAGGGGTAATTTCTTCCATAGATACCTCATTATATTTTTCAGAAAATCTCTTTTTAAAAGTTTCTTCTGTTATTTTTGGTGCAAGTTTTATTTTGTTATTTATAATTGATTCTATTTCTTCTATTTCTTGTTCAGAAAGATCATTTACTGAATTAACATGGACTTTGCCATGCATAAAAAATCCATTATCAATTATTTTGTATTTTTTAGAAATAAATGGTGGTATTAATTGTTTCATATTATTTCCCATCTAAGTATTATTGTTTTTTTATCTTTTATTTTCAAAGATATACCAACAAAATCTAACCAATCTTCATTAGCTACTAATATTTTAATTATTTCTTTATCATGTATATTTAAATAATTAATATGTTGTTTGGTCTTTTTATTAATAAGTGAAGCTACTTTAATAACTTTTTCATGACCAAAAAAATCTTCTCTTAATAATTTTTTCATATTTATATTATATTATAAATGGACAAATTTTCTCCGCAAATTTATCACATAATAATTCAAGTTTATTTTCATCCTCATAATGTGCCCCACCTGCAGCAGCATGCCCACCACCATTTGATGTATATTCATAAACTTTATGGAATTCTTCACATAATTTGCCTACATGAATTCCTTTTTCTGCTAATGTTGGTTTTATTCTTATACTTAATTGGTTTCTTCTAGGTATAACACAAATAATTGCTTCATAATTTAATGTGTTTAAAACATAATCACATAACTCATTATTATCACCAGATTTAAGATGTTTTTCTTCCGTTATATATAGACATAATTTATTTTTTAATTTTTTATTTACTTCATTGTCCAATAAATCTATTAAAACTGCCTCTTTTTGTTGTCTTAATACACCATCCCATCTTTCTTTTAAAAATTTCTTTTCATAATCATTAAACCCATCAAATCCATTTTCAAATCTTTCGCAAAATTTATCACCCCAATAATCATAAAATATGAAATTTAAATTTTTTGATACATGAGTCAGAGAATTATTAATCCATAAATCATAAGTTCTTGTTATTGCAACTAACTGTGTTAAATGATCATATTTAAATCCTTCTTTTTTAAGAAGATGATAGTAACATAAAGATGCACCACATTCTTTTCCTGACACATCTACTATACAATTTTTATACTTTATAAGATTTTTTGCGGTATCATGATGATCTAATAAAATTATGTTATCCGGAAATCCATCTGCAATGTATTCTGATACAGAAATATCAGATATAAAAATTTTTTCATATTGATCTGCAGTTTCTAATATCCGTTCAACAAATTCATTTATATTTTTATATGTTTTAAATGCTAGTTTTATTTCAGAATTTCTACCATATTTTTGTTTTATATAATTTATTATACAAATCGCTGATGATCCTCCATCTAAATCACAATGTGTTATAATCCAAAATTTTTTATTCATGTATTACCCTTTCATATTGTAATATACTATTATACTATTTTTTTAACAACTTTCAAATAATTTTATATATTTTGATATAATTTTATAAATATACACATACAGGAGATAAAAATGATTATTATTGATAATGAAAAATATTATAATATAAAAGAAATTTCTATTATATTTAATAAAAGTGTACAAACAATACATAATTGGATAAACCATAATCAATTAAAATGTAACAGAATTAGCAACCGAAAAATTATAATATCAGAAAAAAATATAAAGGATTTTTTAAATGGAAAAGAAAATATTTAGAAATATGCCTATTATAACAAAAGATATAGTAATAATAGATCAAACTAATATTATGTATAACTCAATATATTTTAAAGAACATCCAATTTATAAAGGATACTTTTTTAATAAAAATAATATAAAAATTATTATAAAAAAATATGATTCATTTTTTATATCTTTAAATATCAATTTAAATAAAATAGAGAAAAAAGAAATTATAACAGTTACTACGTCAGAACATAGAATAGTAAAAACTGTTTCTAGTTTGATATTAGAAACTTTTAATGGATTAAAATCTAATAAAAAAGATGTATGTATTCATTATGATGATAATCAATTAAATAATGAAATTAATAATTTGTCATGGAGTTCACAAAATTATAATACAAAAATTTTTGGAATTAATACAGAATTAAATAAATTAATAGTTTTAAAAATTTGTGAAAAATTTAAATTTTTAATTAATGAATTAAAAATACCAGAAAAATATTATTTGAAGAATAACCAGAAGATTCCAAAAAATAAAATTTTTTTATTCAATAATGAACAATTTTTGAAAATTTCTGGATTTTATAAACTATATATATCTATTGATGGAAATAAAATATATGATGATTTTAATAAAAAATATTTAAATATTACAATACATAAATCATTAGTATGTAAAAGATATCCTCGTTGTGTATATCATGGAAAATCGTATAACGTTCATTATTTTATGGCACTTACAAAATATAATGAATATAAATATGATAAAAATACATGTATATTACATATAAATGACATAAAATCAGATAATTCATATAATAATATTATTATAGGTTCTCATGCATTAAATATGAAAGACAGATCAGAAAATTATAAAGAACTTAAACAAATAAGAATACTTCTTAAACAAAAATTTTATAATGAATATAAATTGATTTTGGAAGAAATATATAACGAATTTGATGATGCATATAAAAAATATTTTATATATCTTCCTTTAGAAAAATTATTATGAATTAGCAATTAGATGCACCTATATCCTGCGTTGGTTTTATTTTAGCACCACATGTCGTCATATCATCTTCTAATGCCATTATTCGACCATACATTATACCACGATTGCTTAAACATCCAATAGGAATTATTGGTCTTGTTCCATGAGGAGTGTCACCCCAATATTGCGGACATGCATGCAAATCTCCAATACGTGCAGCAGGAATACCGTTAATTAATGTTACTGGATCTGCTGTTATAATAACACCACCATGATCAGATTTATCCCCCAATCGGGCAATAAACCTTCCAGTAATAGCAATTGTCACTCTTGTTCTCCAGTAGGTGGTTTTGGAACTTTATGAGCAAATAAAAACATTCCAGGTCTTGATAAACATTTTTTCATTTTATTACTTTTACACTTTTTACAGACAATTTCATAACTAGGACCATTCATACTATGCAATTCTTCTTGTACATTTTTACACTTTTCACACTCATAATCATACAGTGGCATTTTCATCTCCTTTTTCATCGTCGGTTATAACATATTCTTCTGATTCATATATAACAGATTCAATATTTTGTAAAACTTGTTTTAAAATATCCAATCTTTTAAATATGATTTCCTGATTATTTTTAATATCATCAACAGAATTTGTCAACTGTACTATTATACTATCATCTGATATATGTTCAAGAGTTTCTTTTAATTTTATTACATCTGCTGCAAGGGATTCTAATTCTTCTTGTTCAATTTTAGGAGTTTCTTTTAAAACTTCATTTATTGCACCAATAAGTTGTTCTCTTGTTACTGTTTTTTCTAGTTTATCTGTTATATCTTTTATTGAATTATTAAAAATATTTTTTAATGTTTCTATTTCTTTATTTGGTTGTTGTGAATTTGATTTTAAAGCTATTAATTTTGTTTGAGTTTTTTCTGTTGTTTTTTCAAGAAATGAATATATTTTAGTATCTAAATCTCTTTCAGAAAATATAACTTCTCCTGGTTTTACAATATAACGTTTACCAGATATAGTTATAGGTTGTACAAAATCTTCTTTATTTTTATAATATGGCATTATTTTTCTCAAAATTATATTTATATTTTCTACTATTTATAAATTCTGTAGTTTTAATCATACTTTCTGATAATCCCATATCTGACCAATAACCATTTAATAAATAACATATTAATTGATTGTTTTTAGCATAAAAATCATTTATATGAGATATTTCTAATTCATTTCTATTACTTACTATTAAATTAGGTAATTGATTATAAACATCAGGAGTATAAAGATATAATCCTGTTACTGCATAATTTGATTTTGGTTCTTTTGGTTTCTCTATAATGTCTTTAACAGATGCCGTTATGAATTCGTTATGTTCATATAAACCATTTATAGTCGCTACGCCAAATCTTTCTGGATCTGGTACTTGTTTGATGAATACAGATGCAGATATATCTGTACGATTTTTAAAATCGTTTATTGGGGCAGTAAAATTGTCTTCAAAAAAGTTATCTCCAAGGATAACTGCAAACTTATCATCATTTGTATAATTTTGTGCTAATTTTAAAGCAGAAGCAATTCCAAGAGGTTTTGTTGGATTGTCTGTTACTTGAATCTTATATGTGAAATCCGCATTAAACTTTTCTCCATCTTTTAATGTTTCAATTATATGACCTGAATGTTCTGTAGATGTAATAATTAAAATATCATGAATACCACTATTTACAAGCGTATTTATTGGGTAATATATACAAGGTACTGCACCTTGATGATAAGTGTAAATTGGTGCTAAATGTTTATTTGTTGATAGTGTAAAAGGGGCAATTCTAGTACCTTTTCCACCAGATAATATGATTCCTCGCATAGTGTACCTCTTATTAAAGTACACTATTATATCACAGATCCTATCAATTTCAAATAGATCTAAAGTATTTTATAATATTATTTCTTTGTGATTCTAGAGATGGAACTGCTTTTAAAATATTATTTGTTGCATCTTCTACTGATATTTTTTTAGAAGCCACACCAGCCCCCAATACAGATAATCTATTTGCTAGCATTGATTGTTCTCTAGAACCTTGTACTAATGTTTTGCTTAATTTATTAGCACCAACTCTAATTTGAATTGATGTTTGTGTGTCTAAATTCGCATCTACAACAGTTTCTTGTCTAATTGGTTCAGTTGTTGGCATATGTTTTTCTGCGGCTGGTGCTGATTGAGAAGATGCCAATGATGCGGCAGCAATTCCCAATCCAGACAATGCTTTACCAAATTTTCCTTCTTGCAAAGATTCATATAATGATTGTATATTTTCAGGAGATTGATTTGCAAATGTCTGGTTTAAATATTTTAAAATAAAAGGAATATCAAATTTATTTGGAATTAATCTATCAGAATGTAAAATATGACCAATAGTTACTAATAAACTTGCAATTTCAGATTGCGTATCGTTTCTTTCATTATATTCTTGTGGTTCATTATCAACTGATATGGGTATAGTAGGTTGTTCTATTGGCAATTGGTTTGGACATGCTTGTTCATTAATTTCTTCTGGATTTTCTGGTTCTTGTGGTTGTCCTACTACTGGCGAAACATTACCAGTTAATATATTTTTTGCTTGACTTATAAGATTTTGTGCTTCTATATTTCCTTGGACTTTAACTAATAAATCGTTTAAAATATTTAAAACCTTTTCTGTATTTTGTTCATCTTCATTTTTATAAACATCTTTAATAGGTTCTTCTTTGTAATCTGCACCTATAACAGGCATTTGTTTTGTACCATAACCATTTCTAAGGCTAAAAGATTCAAAAATCTTTTGTAAATTGTTTCTAAATCCATTTTCCATATCTTATACCTCAAACATATTTATACAAAAAATCCCCCTGTTTATCAGGAGGATTTCTTTAAAACAATTCTAAATATTAATTCAAATATTCGGAAGAAGTATGAAATTATCTCCACGTCTTTCTAATTTAGCGACATCTTTAATAATATCATAAAACTTATTCATTACATCAACAGCAATATCTTTATGTTGATTTTCTCTTCCTTGGAATTTAAATACAATATTTACTTTGCGACCATCTTCAAGGAATTCTTTTGCTTTTCTTGCTTTTATTTCAAGATCATGAAATCCAATACTTGGTCTTAATTGGATTTCTTTATCATCATGTTTTGCTGCTTTAGATGCATTCTTTTTGCTTTTTGCTTGCTCATATAGATATTTACCATAATTCATTATCTTACAAACAGGTGGATTTCCTGGAGATACTTCAACTAGGTCTAATTCGCAGTTTCTTGCTCTATTTAACGCATCTTTTGTAGATACGATACCTACATTATTACCTGTTTCATCTATTAATCGAACTTGTGATGCTTTAATTGCATTATTAATAGGATTTGTGTCCTTTTTCTTTACAGGACGATCATTAAAATACTTATTGATGGCCAAAATTCATTTCTCCTAAATGGGTAAAAAATAACTATAAAGTCGGCATGACTTTATAGTTAATATTATAATTGGTTGTTTTTGAAAGTCAAATTATTTTTCTTCGGTATCAACTATATCATCTTCTTCAAATAATGTAGGATTTGTGTCGCGCATATATTCCTCTTGGAATGTACATCCTGCTAAAAATCCTTCTTGGAATCTCATAACATAATTATATGGTCTATTTGATAATTCTGTCTCTGCTAATTGCTGTGCTATTTTCTTAGAAGAAATTCCCTTTTCCCACAAGACTTTAGCTTTATTAAATCCTTCTTCATATGCACTAAGTTTTACATCTTTTTCGTGTTGGCTTACTGGATCTTCTGGGGTTGGTAGTTTTTCTTTATCTTCTGTTGCATTTAATTCTTTACCAACATCACCCAATTCTACACCAGGAATAGCGTCATGATTAGATTCTTCTACTACTGCTAGTGGATCTTCTTCTGTAGGAATAGATGCTTTTAAATCAACAGATGCAGGATCTATTGCAGATGTATCAACGTCTTCACTCATTTTATTAATACTATCATAAATCTGTTTTTGTTCTTCGTCGGTAAATCCATCTAAATGGAAACTTCTTATAGTACGTTCATGAGTCTGCATATCAGTTTCTGAACTATACCAAACGCCAGGATGGAATTGTGAACTTGATGAATGTACAACACCTTCTGATTTTAAAAACTGTATAGCATCATCAACATCTTTAATATCAACACCTTCTTCATTTTCCCACCCTTTATCATCGGTGTCGCCTGATTCTACATCTTTGTCTGTCCAGGTTTCATATGATATTCTAATTTTCTTTACAGGATTTAAAACCGTATCATCTAATCCAGCCTCTTTTAGAGCAAGATCAAAATTTTCTTTAATAATATTTAAAGTTCTATTTATTTCGGCAATTTGGTCTTTATCACATTCAACTTGCAGCATTACATTAATTTTATTAATTGTTTCTGAAATTACTTCTATTTTCTTTGTCTTTTTAACATCATTTATAATAGAATTAAACTTTTCAAGACTTTCTGTTAACGGAACAATAGCATTTTCTTTAGCAACTTTCATTGCATCAATAGCATCTGATAATTTTGTCTTAAATGCTTTAATACAAGCACTTACATTCTTTAATTTTTCTTCCGTTTCGACCTGTTCAAACTTTTCATAGTCTCCACGCATGAATTTTCTGATGCGATCTTGAAAATTTGACATATTTATCTCCATAATAACTAATATTATTTATAACTTATATATTAACATATTTTAATAAAAAATTAATTTTGTATATAAATAAAAGTACCATATAGAATACTAAGAACAATAAGGAGCAATTAATGAGAAAAGAATATAAAAAATGGACTAAAGAAGAAGAGGAAGAATTAATTAAATTATTTGTTATAGAGGGTAAAACAAAAAATGAAATTTGCATAATTTTAAATAGAGGATATAATTCAATAAAAAAGAAATTAAAATTTTTAAATTTAAAATGTACAAAGGAACAAATATTTAAATCTAAAAGGTTTGCATTATCTGGAGAAAAAAATGGAATGTATGGAAAAAAATCATGGTCTAACGGACAAACAAAAGAAAATAATAGTATTTTAAAAAATTCATCAGAAAAAATATCAAAAATAAGAATACAAATGTTTAAAGACGGAACCTTACCAAATCTCTCTGGATCTAATAATCCAATGTACGGCAAAGATTCTTGGTGTAAAGGAAAAACAAAAGACGATAATGAAATATTAATGAATATATCAGAAAAAGCTAAAGTACGAAAAAAATTATATTGGAAAAATTTACCAGAAGAAGAAAAAAATAGACAAATAACTATGTTAATAAAAAATATCCATTTAATGAATATTAATAAAAAAAATACTTCAATTGAAATTAAAATAAAAAATTATTTATTAAACGATTTACATCTTGTATTAGAAAAAGATTTTTTCTTTCAATATCCACACGGAAAATTTATTTATGATTTTTATTTCCCAGCCCATAATTTAGTATTAGAATGTTTTGGGGATTATTATCATGCAAATCCTTTAAAATATGAAAATAAAATATTAAACAAAATGCAATTAAATAATATTATACGAGACAATAGAAAAAAACAATTTTTAGAGGAAAATAAAATAAATTTTATGTTTTTTTGGGAATATGATATCAATAATAATTTTAAAAACATTAAAGAACAAATAAAAAATATATTAAATATGAATTAAATCGGTCAAATATAAAATTAATATTTTTATCTTAAAATATTTCTCATTCTTTCTTTAAGAATTTCTAAATTTATAGAATCTTTTATATTTTTAGTCTGAAATATATTTGTTAATAAATAATTTTTTACTATTTCTTTTGATTTTGATAAATCATTGTTTATTTTTATTTTTTTGTTTTGATATGATAAAATTAATTCGTCTATAATTTTACCTATAGAACTACCAGTTAATACAATTCCATTTTCTTCAGAAAATTTAAGTATTTCTTCGCCTTTAACTGGTAACATCCAAGATTTATATGTGTCTCCAATAAAAGGCATACAAGGAGTTTTTAAATATTTTTTTAATTCTTTAAATAATTTTTTATCAATTATATTAAACGCATTTAATACATAATTAATATTTTCATTAAATATTTTATAAATTTGTTTTGATTTTTCTAAATCAAATTTATTTTCTAAAACATCTTTTAATATTATTGATAAAATTATTGGATGTTTGTCTTTTTTTGAAATATTAACAACTTCAAAATTTCCTCCGTTAATAAAAGCGCCAATATTTTGAATAATAAACGCATCATTTTCTGAAAATTCTTTAATATTTAATGGAATTGGATTAAAATCTTTTCCAAAAATCATATTTCCTATTCCAGTTTCTTTTAATAAATAAAAAAATGTATTTGTATCTCGACACCCTTTTACCCATCCTTTTTTGAATTCCTCTTTAAATCTTTCTTTGGAAACGGATGATAACAAATCAATATTTGTTTTGACTGCATTTAATGTATATGGGTCTATTTTAAACCCAAATCTGGCAGAAAATTGAATTAATCTCAAAATTCGTAATCCATCTTCTTTAAATCTTTTATTTGCATCTCCTACAGTTCGTAATATTTTATTTTTTATATCATCAATTCCATTGTAATTGGGTGCAGTAATTAATTTTCCGGTTTCAAGATCTTTTGCAATTGCATTTATTGTAAAATCTCTTCTTAATAAATCTTCTTCAATTGATAAATTAGGATTTGTTTTTACAGTATCACGATCTATATCGGATCTTGGTAAAGCAAATTCAAATTGATCATCACCAATATTTACAATCACTATACCAAAATTAGCACCAGCCTCATTAACTTTTGATCCTGGTAGAGTTTTTAATAATTCTTCCTTTAATTTATTTCTTTCAATTCCAGTTACAACATAATCCATATCTTTGGATTCATATCCCATAATTTCGTCTCTTACTGCACCACCAACAAGATAGATTTTACCATTCCATTTTTTAACCATTTCGACTAATTTTTTATGTAAAGACGGAATATCCGTCTCAAATACTTCATTTAATTTTTGTTTTAAATCATTTAAATTCAACATGTATATTATTTATTCCTTCTATCATCCAAAATTTTGCTTATTATTTTAACGGTTTTAATATTTCCTGTAGCATAAGCATTAATTAATTCTGCTAGTAATTTGCTTTCTTCCATATTATTGTATGTATCTAATTCTGCATCTGATACATCAATCGTAAATATGGATCTTATAATATTAATAACATTTACATCTGGTCTGAAAAAGTTTAAAACTATCTTTTTAAATAATCTATCAGGTATATTTTCTATTCTTTTATATACGCTATCTATTAAACCATTTACCAAAGTATTTACAAACGTTGTCATATCAGAAATATATTCTTCCGATGGAGTATTATGTAACATATCAATAATATTTAATACAGAATCATCTATTATATTAAATGTTGATTCTGCGCTATCTTTCATATCAGATGAATGCTTCATTGATAATAAAATTAATTCTTTCTGTTCTTCCTGTGATAATCCTAAATATACACGTTTTACAATAAAAAGGAATATTTCAGATGATATTTTATGATTATCATCTTTAAATATATTAAAATCTGCATCTTCTAATTTCTTTTCCAAAACAGAAGAATACAAATATTGAAGATTTAATGTATATGTTTCGATGGACTTATATAAAGTCTTTATTGCTTCTTCTTTATTCAAATTTAAATTCCTAATGATTGTAATTGAGAGATGGTTTCGTTTGCTGATGTATGTAGAATACCAACACCACCAGCTTTATTCCACATATCTATTTTTTTATCAGTATCATCAATTAAAATAAATGATCTTTCAAGTTTTGATATAGCATTAAATAAATCATCAACATTCTCTTTTCTACGCAATCTGGTCTTATATTCGCCACGCAAATATTTTAAATCTTTATTTTGCATTATAAATTGATATTTATCGGAACTAAAATAGACTCTTACATTGGTATCTTTAAAACTTAAAGAATAGTTTAAAGGATCTAGTTGTGGAATATTCTTTTTTAACCATTGAACTTTTCCACCAACACAATTTTCAGCATTTATTTTTGATGGTGCTGAAATTATTATTGGATTATATCTTTTAACATAATTCCATAACACTTTACCGTCAGGCATCCAGTCCATATTAGACCAAAATTCTTTTTCTCCTTTTGTAACAATATCCCAAAATTCATCAGATCCATATTTGTCTTCATATTCATTTGGCATTAATTTTGTTTTTGCTATTTTTTGAAATGCTCCAGCAAAATCACAAAGAACACCATCCATGTCCAATGCAATTGTCAATTTTATTTCTGGTAGTTTACTAATATAAGATTTAAAATCCATTTTATCCCTTAAAAATACTCTCCATAACATTATATTATGGAGAGTATATTTATCATCACTTCTTTGCTTTTTCCACTTCAATCTTTTCAGATGATAATGCCTTTCTAACATTTTTGGAGTCTAAAGATACAGATTCGATGACTGCTGTAAATGCTTCATTAAATAGGTCTCCCTTAATGAAGGAAGCAAATATATCAAATATAATATCAGAGAATCCACCAATATTCAAGACATCTTCTGAATTCTTCGCTTGTGAATGGTTATTTGGAACAAGATCTAAACAAATCAACTTAGCATTTGGATTGCGAAGTTTAAATTGCTTCCATGCACTAGACATTTCTGTTCCCGAATCACCATAATAATTCTGTTTGTTGAAAGATGCCCATGATTCGTTGTCAGAAATCATTATAACTAGATCACCCTTAGCATTTGATGCATTTAGAGTAGCAATAGGTGCTGCACATGATGTTCCTCCACCACCAAACTTAGCAAGAGTACGTGCATTTGTCATTACACTATCTCTTGGATTAAAGTTACACTTATGAACGGTTGTATCGAATGGTAATATCTTTGCACTTGGATTCTTTCTCAATATTGCTGAACTGATTAGTGCAGCAACATCAATACAACGAATCTTAGATGATGCACTTCCGCGATTTCCAGTAATGTTACTACTCATGCTACCACTGGTATCACAAGCAATATAAACCTGACAGTCAATAGAAGGAATATTATCAATAGCAATTTCCATTGCATCCTGTAATGCTTCCTTTATTTCATGTGGAACATCTTCGGTATTCATATATGCCGCAAATAACTGATATGGAAAGATTTTTGCCTTTTGAATTTCTTCCTTAGAAGATAGGCGAGACGCTATCTTCGCAATCATCTTTCGATCTTCAAATACACCATGACGATTGAATGTGTTTAGATTCATTCGGGTCATAGTCCATTTTGCGTTATCTGCAATAGAAGTCCATTCTTTCTTTCCAAGATCCAATGCAGTTAGCATTTGGAATGGAACATCTGGTACTTCCCCATTCTTTGTTAGCTTATATGTCTCATATTCACAAATTATCTTTGGAATATCCTTAGATGAAACCTTTACGGTCTTTACTTCACCCTTACAAGGAATAGTCTTTGCAATGGTTAACTTATCGTTCTTCATACTAAATGATAGGTGTCCAGTAATATAAGCGTAAAGATTTTCACGAACCTTGTCTGCTGGACGAGGACGTACCATCTTTATAACGTCACACAATGATGGATCATTGCCAACACTATCACGGAATAATTGATTTTCATGACGAGATGTGATCCACTTCTGAATCATTTTCTTCAATGAAGAACCAAAAGACTTACGACCAACCTTGCCAGAACGGATTATCTGAACAAAGTTGCGTACCATCTTACCGTTATCCATTACAAGAGGAAACACTTTCTTTAACAATTCTACATCACGTACTGCAAGAATTGCACAAAGGACAGCAGGAGTATCCTTCATATACCCATGTTCACGGGCATAAACTGCTAATTTAGCAATAAACTCTGTTGGTACTTTCTTGGATAATTTTAAAATTTCATCCAATTGTGCTTCAGCATTTGAATAGAAAGTATTTGAAATAGTACCTGTTAGACAGTATTGTGCAAGAGCATGCTTGTCAGTTTGCTTGTAAGCAACACCACCAGCATTGTTTACACAATCCGCTGCCTCTACAACTACTGAATTACGAGTCTTGTTCGACTTGAAAATAGACTTGTTAGCCATGATAGGCCCCCTTTCATCTGGCTTATGCCAGCAAATGTTTTAATATTATATCTTCTAAAAATCAAAAGTCAATTAGTTTTTTATATTGTAAAACAGCCAATTCTTTCTGTTTAGCCTCAATATGAATATGAATATCGTTAAACTCATTTAACCACTTTGGCATTAATGATGTACAATACTCTGAATGTTTTGGTATTAACTTATTGATATTTGAAGATTCACTATAATGCACTTGCATATTTGTATGCCATGTAGAATATGCTAATAAAAAGTCATTATACATCTTATTGTCATCAATAGACTTATAATCATTACAAAACTTCCAATGATGAACATCAAATACAATAGGAATATCAATACGTAAACTTAGATAGTAAAATAAGTTATGCACAGACCAACCATTAACTTTGTCGTCATTCTCAACTGTCAAGCGATACTTTAAAGTTGGTGATAATGAATTGAAAGAATTAATAAATCTATTAGATGTGTTTAAAAAATCTAAACCATATGAACTGCCAACATGTATATTGATAGGTAAATGAGACTTATACTCTGAACATATTATGTCTGCTACTTCATTTTCTCTCTCTAATGCCAGTATACCCATTTGTCTAACCGACTCGTTAGAAGAACCAATACATACGAATTGGCCAGGATGAAAAGAAAGTAAATGTTTATGATCGTATGCAAATTTTCCAATAGATTTTAATATTTTTATAATCTCTACACTATCCGGCAATTGGTCAATAGAATATCCTACCAATGGATCATTTGATCTAGGTAATGGTTCAGATCCAATACGAAAAACGCGAATGTTATTAGACTCATTCCAATGTAAAATAGTTAAAATGTCTTTAACATTCTGTAATGCCAGTTGACTAGCCTTCATGAGTGTAAAATTTTTTCTATTTAAAGACCTAGACCCATATACAGGAATCTTTTTATTCCGTAAAGTCTGATTTATACAACAATAACCAAGGTTTAACATGAACGAACTATAACAGATCTAAATGATTTGTCAACTCAAATTTCCCAAGGAAATATAATCCAAGCATCTGGTTTTTCACAAGCATAAAAGTTTGCATATTGAAAATTGTCATTATATGCATTATAAAATAAACATGCTACAAATAAATTCTTTCCTTGACACATATTAAACTTATTATTAAAATAATTTACTGTTTTACCAGAATCTATTAAATCATCAACTAATAAAATAGTATCATCTTTATTGTGATTATAATCCTGCATCTCAAATATAAAATCACCTTCATAATAACTAATTCTTAATTGCTCATGTGGCAAATTTAACATCTTAGCCAATGGAATACTTATATTCAATCCACCATTTGCAATGCCAACAACTTTTGTAAATTGTGTTCCTTTATCCCTAATTTTACGATATAACACATCTAACATTTCATGTATTTCTGTTGATGTACAATAAACTTTATTAGTTGTTGTTTCCATTGCTATTCCTTTCAAAGTGTCCAGGTCGATGAACTGAATATGCCATTATCTATCTTATTCTTCAAATAGTCTATCAGATCTTCCCAACTAGAAAAAAATTCATTTTTCTTAACCCATGTAACTACCCATGGATTAAACATGTCTAGTTGGGTTTTATCATATTTTAATAAAATAGGTTTCTTTTGAATACTTGCTCTAGTACATTCATCATATGTACCAACAGTCGGAACTTTCGCATCATAATTTACAATCAAAAAATCACTCTTATCAACACTTCGTAAATCTTTTCTAACTATTGGCCAAAATTGTTCTTTTAATGTGGCAAAATCTTCATTTAAAATCAATTTCCTAAATCTCTTCTTATCATCTGCAACCTCTCCAATACCGCTAGCAGTACTCTTCGTAGGATCATCTACAATTATACCTAACGATTCTAAATGTGGTGTAATCTCTCTGCGCCAACCTATACCATCATCATCGACGGCACCTAATGGGCCACAAAGATAAACAACTTTATTTTTTAGATATCCGGTCATATATGTCACTCGTTTGTAAAGAATAATTTACTCCATTCATTGTACCAATGTAATTAATGAAGTCAACTATAATTGCTTTAGTTCCCTCTTGTTGACGAGGAAACGTTCGTGCAAAACCAAGTAATGTATCTAGTATTTGTACAATTGTAGTTTGTCCTTTCCAAAATGTTTCGTCTTGCTGACAAAACTTTACAAATGTCCTAATACATTTTTCTATTATTTCTTGCGGAGGTTTTGCCTCAGATCCTAACTTATGAGTATGAGAATTTAACCTAACAGATTCAGATCCGATAGGAATATATTTGTCTGCATATTTGTCTAAACTAGACCAAATCTCTTTTATAATGTCCATAATGCCTCAAAATCTATAAGCATTGAATAAACAAACGTCACCATTAAGTTCTATTTTTTCATCTTCATACTTTGCCGCTATACGTCTATAGAATTCCATCTTCGCTCCTTCTAATGCACCAACTATATCATTAATGTGCTGATAGTTTAACCCTTTAGACTTCAAATATGCTTGGGCAATAATTGTAAAACAATAATTCAATTCTCCTGCAGATTGACATAGCGATCCTATTTTAACTAAAGGACCATCTGTATTTTCTAAGCTAGAAAACTTTTCACGATCTTCTTCTTTAATATAAGGCATTTTATTGTCTCCTTTTCTATATTATATCACTATGTTTTTAAACTTTCAAATAAAAAATATAAAATATTAATATAAATAAATTATGAAAGGCGGTTCAAGCTTTTCATCGGCATTGCGCCAAGGAGGTCATTATGGCTTATAACGTAGCGGACTTAGCATTCGCAGACGCAACAGTTGGTAATATTATAATTGATATGCGCCAACGTGTAGATTGGGGTACATTTACAATCACTGTAAAGGAAGATTCCTTAGCAGTTGAACGTAACTATATCGAAGCAACATCAGTTGTAACTGGTGCTAAGATTCGTATCCCACAACGCGATTTCTGGGCTAAACTAGTTTCAGCATCCTGAATCTAATTAATTAGCTTAATCGCTAAAGACTGGTGAGTTTTCTCACCAGTCTTTTTTTGTTATCCATTATAATGCAAATACTTACACCCAAATTGTTTAGCAAATCTCTGCCAAACTATACCATGATAATTGTTTTCTGATGATCTGGTATCTTCTCCATTTACTTTCATTTCTAATATATGCGCTAATTCATGTGATATTGTTTCTCTTAATTCATTTATAGGAGACATTGGACCATTATTAATTGTCTTAGAACAAATCTCCAATACTGCAAAACATTTTTTATTCTCAAATTTAAAAGTCTTTATTCTCTTACTTACACATTTATACTTTCTTCTAAAATGAACCTTATCTGGTAAAATAAATGCAAACCCATAATAGGTCTTCTGTCTATTGTTAATACACGGAAGTATATCTATTTTGGATATAAAATTTTTGTATTTGATATCAACAGAACTTTTTAAAAACTTCTTAATTCGTTCCTGAATAATAAGTTTTACTAAATCTTCTGTTATCTCTAATTTTGGATATCTCAACTATTTCCCTCAACCAATAACGATACAACTATTATAACAAAAAGAAAATTCGTTTCAAATAAAATATAAATACGTACAGAGTTAAATATGTTTAAAGATTTCTTATTTGAAGGTCAGAATGAAGATAGAGCAAAATCCTTATTAGTTAAGTCTAATAAATTTTCAGATGAAATATTTAATAAATTTTTATCAATAACAGAACCATATAAAACCAATCCACATGGTAAAAACAATAAACATTTACCTAAATTAGTAGAATTCGCATTAGAAGGAAATTCATTAGATATTATTAAATCATATTATGATAAGTTTATGAAAAATAGCAAATTATCTTCTAAACCTATTGATAATATGAACTTTCAAGAATTTGAAAATATAGTAGATAGTACTGCAACAAAAGTAAATGTTGACGATAAAGATATTGATGATAAACCAATATACGAAGATAATAATATAAAAGTATTTCTAGGTGATAATAAACAAAAATGTATTAATTATGGACAAGGAAGAAAATATGGATTCTGTATATCTAGAATAGACCAAAGTAACTTATATCATGGATATCGTAGTAGGGGAGCAACATTTTATTTTGTTTATTTTAAAACAAAAGAAGCACAATCTGATGCACCAGAAAATATCATTGTGATTCATGCTTATCCTAATAACCAATACCAAATAAATTATGCTACACCAAACCAAGATCATCCAATAACAAAAGAAGAAATTATTAATAAGTTTCCTGTATTAGAAAATATATTTGATGACGTATTTGTATATAAACCTTTCAACGAAAAAGAACAAAACCTTTATAAAAATGTATTAAATGCATCATCAATATCTAGACTAAAAACATTAGATGATAAACTATTGTATATAGAAACAGGACACCAAATTTTAGATTATGAATGGAATGAGTATAAAAATAACGATGAAATAATTAAAAAATATATCGAAACTGGTATGTTCGATATTCCATCGGATATTATAGATAAGTCTAAATTTAAAAATAGATACTACGACAAAATAAGACAAAGAATAGAAATAAAATCTGAACAAGTAGAAAAAAATAAAAATTATGTAGGAGATTTAATAGAATCTCTAACACCTGACGAATTGTATATATGGACTTCAGATAGTTTACAAAAAGATTATTTGTCAGAACAAAATATTACAACAATATTAAAATATTCATTGCAAAATTATTTATGGAAAACAATAGATGTGTTATTAGATAAAATCCCAGAATTAGAAATAGAAATTATAGATCTTGTCGATTTATTCCGCGTACCAAATAAAAAGTATAAAGATTCTTTTTTAAAAATAATATATACATTGATGAAACACAATCATTATATACCACTAAGTTCATTATCTTATGGAATTTCTAGTGATTCGGTGACACTAGGAATATATGAAAAAATAATAGAATATAATAAAGATGATCCAGAAGAAGTGTTTTATAATTCTAGATCAATATTAATATTTTTGAAACGTTTCATAGAATCTGATAAAAATCAACAAGCTATTAATATTTTAATTGAATTATTCAAAAGATATGATTATCAAGAAGATAAAAAACATTCATATTTTGATATAAAACACGAATGGGAAAAAATATGTTATTATCTTTCTATACTAACAGAAGATTCTACAGATGAAAATTTGCACTTATTATATAAATTGGCGTTAGATATTAAAGACAATGTAGAGTCTGAAGCAGTAACAGAATCCTTTAAAAGAAAAATAAAATTACTGCTTAATTAGGATTAACCCCACATAAATCCACAACTTCAACTAACCATTCTTTTTTAATTGGAGAAGGAATTATATATTCTATTCTACCATTTTTAAGATCATTTGGCGGATCAAATACTTTTAACCATCCAATTTCTCTTGAAATAGTTTTTTCAAATTCTTTTATTTTATTTTGATAGTGCATATATTGAGAATTATCATCAGTTGGATATAATTCTTCTGCGTCATCCCACCATTTATCACAATCTTCTGAATAATGCCAATTATTTAAAATATAATGCCATATATTTGTATCTACTTTGGCTAATATACAATCTTCTGGAACATCTAATATCCAGCGTTTAAATACTTGCTTATGAACTTCCCATGATTTAGATAAATGACTATTACACCAAATAATATTAGACGTACCTAATACAGAAAATAACCATTGATATGCATTTACAAACTCATCACTCCATGACATATATGTGGAATATAATAATGGTTGAGAAATTTGATTCAATAAATCAAACTCTGGATTATGATCCGTTTCTAATAGCAAGTGGTTCCTTTCTAAAATAGCCATGAGAGGACTCGGACCTCTAATAGAATCCTTCAGAGGGATTTGCATTACCGATTATGCTACATGGCTTTGAGTGGGGTGGCTATCGGGGATCGAACCCGATCTTTTTGTTTCACATACAAACGTGCAATCCATTAACACCTTAGCCACCATAAAATAGGCGATACAGGATTCGGACCTGTAACTTCTTTCTTGTAAGGAAAGCACGCTAGCCATTGCGTCAATCGCCCGTAAAATGCCCCGTGATTCACCGGCTCACGGGACCAGAAGCCAAATCAACGTCATCAGACGTTGAACATCGTTAATGTAATAAAACATTAACTCTGGAGCAGAAGGGAGTCGAACCCTTATCGCCTGAATGCAAATCAGATATGTTCCCATTACACCACGGCCCCGTAATTATGCGGCTGGAGGGATTCGAACCCACACTGTTTTGCTCTTAAGGCAAACGCCTCCTACCTGTTGCGCTACAGCCGCATATATCGACATGGAGGGAATCGAACCCACACATTACTAGGTTTGAACTAGTTGCCTCTACCTGTTGGGCTACATGCCGTTAAACTATAACACTTTTCTAATATGTTCTTTGGTAAATTTAAACTCATTTCATCAAATTTAAATGATGAATATAATGCACTATATAATTGTATACCAGCAAAATTATTTTCTATATAACATATCCATACAAGAGAAAATATGTCTTTCATCTTTGTATTGTACCATATTTAATTATTTTATATTTGGTAAAAATACTTCTAAATGATCTGATGCTAATCCATAATCACCATGCCCAATATTCTTTACAGCATATTTATAAAATTTACCATCCAACTTTTCGTGTACAAATAAATTTTTCTTTAATTGTTCTAAATATTCCGATACGGTATCATATTTAAACCAACTATTGATCATTTCATTTTCTCTTCCTTTTGGTGCAAAATGAGCATATATAACCCCACTATACCAAAATTGAGAAGTCTTATTAAATTTTTCTCCATGAAAAAATGTGTGAACATTTCTCTTATTAGCAGATTCCTTGTCTGATAATAAATCTTCTATATCAGATATCTTATCCCCAAGATTCTGTATATCAGTTGAAATCTTGTGATATCCAGATGAACGTAAAAAATTATGATATGTATTCTTGTCCTTCTCTTCATTGTCTGTATTTTTTGACATATTCATCTTGTTAAATAACTCAACCCGAATCCTATCAGTATCTACCATCTTGTCTTTTAATGATTTTAAATTTCTATCAAGCTTTTTCTTGGTCTGCTCTAATTCACGTATTTGTTCTTTAGATAATTTAATAGTAGGTGCTTCTTTTTCTTCTACTTCTATCCCAAAACTCTCTAAATCATACGCATTTGAATGCCGTTCTTTTATAATATCCTTTAATGTCTCTATAACATACTCAATATTATCATACTCTTTACTTAATTCCTTGTCTCTTGAATCTTTATAACGATCTTTAAAATTTATAAACTTTCCCCGAATTATACCTAATTGCTTTTCCTTTTCAAATAAAATTGCTTTTAGTTTTTCTACCATTTCAGACGAAATTCTTACATTCCACGTATTTTTAGGCATACGCCTGGATGGATCAGAAAAACTACCAGATACAAAAAAATAATCAAACACCGGCCATGGAAAAGCCCATATACCCCTTCTCTCCGGTGCTTTCGTATTGCTCTGATATTGAGAACTAACTGGACCAACTCTCTGAAATAACATGCGATTCCCCTTAACTTGGAAATCACCCTTATTACTAATCTTCTTCTCTATTGACTCAGTGTAAAATGTTTTAAAATTCATACTAATATTTATACCTTCTTAACTGAAAATATCTTCCGGTCTATCCAAAAAAATATCAATCCACCAATTAAATTGGCTATTATTGTGGATATTATAGGAGATATCGAACTCAACAAAACTAAAACTATCGCTAATATCGGCGTCGATAATTGCCACCTTAATAAGTATAAAATATATTTTGTAAACATATAATCCCTTGTAAAGATTATATTTATATTGGCCTGGGGCGAGTCGAACACCCACTATTCAGATTCAAAGTCTGACGTTTTAACCAGTTAAACTACAGGCCAGTAAGTATGCCACCACCAGAATTCGAATCTGGAACCTATTATTTACAAAATAATTGCTCTGCCAATTGAGCTATAGCGGCATGAAAATAGCACAACAAAAATAACTGAGTTTTTACATTTAACAGGTGTAAACTCAATAGCATTTGTGCTAAAAGCGAGATGTGGGTAACGCCCCCAACTACTTCTGGGTGGAAACCAGATATGTATCTTTAAACACCTATCTCGCATAAATGATGATTTTTGTTTTTGAGTAAAACCATCAAACTTCTCGTTGGCTCCCAAGGTAGGATTCGAACCTACAACCTATCGGTTACATACCACTATAGCTTTCGCTACCTAATGTAAGTTTGTGGTCTGGACTATACCATCACCAGTTTAAAGGTGTTCTCCTTCTAGTCTCTACACACGCCTTGAGTTTTTACACTCATGCTTGGCTAGGGATAATCATCAGCATAACCTGTTAAGAGTCCCCCTAATTTGGAGAATTTTCGATTACTGTTTCCAGTAAAAGCTGCCACCGACAGCCGATTGCTCGACCATTGAGCTACTTGGGAATATGTTTGGGAATTTTCATTCCCAAAAAGTGAAGTCTTCTTTTGGACTTGTTCCTTCTGTTTTTTCTTTTTCTAGACGTTTTTCTAATTTTCTTTTTGCTCTACGTCTACGAACGCTATCGGATTCATAGTATTCTATTTTTTTCATATCTTTGATAAGATCTTCTTTTTCGCACCGCTTTTTGAAGCGACGAAGAAGTTTATCAATTGGTTCATTAGGCTTTCTATCTACACGAATCATAAATAATTGCTCCTTTTTGCAATGATAATATTATAACATAGTTTTAATGGTTGTCAATAGTCAATATAAAGTCGGATGTTGGAATCGAACCAATAACGGACTATTTTGCAGACAGCCTCCAAGTCCACTTGGATAATGTCATCCGACATATAGGTGCGGAGGGATTCGAACCCCCACTTTTATCGTTCTAAGCGATAAGACTCTGCCAGTTGGTCTACGCACCCGTAAAAAAGTAGCGACAAAAATTGTGAAGTCTATTTTTTTGCTGCTCTACCAACTGAGCTACAACAATAACTTTCGTTATTATTGGTAGGATTCGAACCTACGACCAGCCGATTAACATTCGATGTAAACCTCACTAGCATTCGCTACATGGCCATATCTGGAATCGAACCAGAAATTTTTTCTTATGAGGAAAACGTGATAAGCCTTTTCACCACATGGCCAGGAAAATGGAGACAAAAATTAGAATGTCTAATTGGTTCTTTTGACAAAAAAGATGTAAACATTCTAGCATTCCCCAAAAAATTGAAAGATTAAGTTGCCCCCACACCGCACTTAATCCGACCGCACTTCGTTGGTTTCCGACCTGCTTACGGTCTTGCCCTCTAGTAGTAGATACTACCAGCGTTTATTATCAGTGTGAGAGGATTTGAACCTCCAATCTTTTGGACCCAAACCAAACGCGATGCCAAGTTTCGCCACACACTGAAAGGTGCCTCACCTTATGAGGCCAATAAACCCCATTTGTGCCATCGTCATGTTTAGAGACCGCACTTAAATTCGTAGAGGAATTTCTACTGACTGGTTTTAGCATTTTAGTATTTCTACTAAAATTAAGCTTAGGGGGTACAGAATTATATCCGCAATATATAGTTATCAAATACATCTATATTATATATAGAGATAATTGAAAGTCAAATACAATTTTTTGGAGGAAGGCAACAGAGTTGAACTGTAGGGACGGTTGTGCCGCCCCTTCTTGTTTTCAAGACAACATCCTGTCCCGACAGGCAATACCTTCCATTTTAAACTTTTGTAGTATTAAAAAATGTTTTAAAATTATTAATTTTCTTTTTAGATTCTTCAATTTCATAAAATTTATTAAAAGCGTTTTTTGCGTCGTTATTAAATGAATTTATTGGAATAATATTTAATTTTTTTGCTTCTACCAATTCTAAACCATCGTCATCATATAATATAGAAATATCAAGATTATTTTTTATACTATATTCTGCTTTGCTCATTTTTCCATCTGTGTGGAAAATATTAGTATTTGAAATATTGATATTATTATGTGATAAAAATTTATTTATTTGTTTTATACTAAGATCTGAAAATTTTCTAGAAGTTATAATAAATACAGTATCTTTATTTTTTATATGGTTTTTACATTTATTTACAAATTCAATATTAGGAGATCCTATTTCTGGATCATCTCTATTTATTATATTAACGGGAAACATGAGAGTCATATCAAAATCGAATGCGACATTCATAATTATTCCTTTACTACACATATATTTATATTAAGTCCCTTGGAGGAGAGTCGAACTCCTTTCACGTTGGGCTTCAACCAACTGCTCTTCCGGTGAGCTACACAAGGGATTAGTTTACAATCATTGGTTCTATATTTGTTTCTGTTTTAACTAATAATTTTCCATATTTATCTGTTACGTAGTAATATGGATATTCGAAGAATATTGTTCCATAATACAGATCTTTACTATCTTTAATTAGTTTATATATTTTTAAACTCAATTCATTTTTACTATTTGCGACAATATAAACTTGTTTACATCTATATTTTGTTTTTATTTTGTTTTTCAATAAATATACCGTGTAATTAATCATATTAATATTTATAGTGGTAGGCACGGAAGGAGTCGGACCTTCGTCTTTTCTTTATCAGAGAAAAATTCTAATACCGTTAAACTACGTGCCCATATTGTATGCTGGATGCAGGAATCGAACCCACGCCTATTGAGTACAAAACAATTGTAATACCACTTTACTAATCCAGCGTATATCGGAAGCGGAGGGAGTCGAACCCCCAAGGCTAATATATTTCGCTCGCTTCTTTTCGAAAGAAGTTCAGTCGCCAATCTGATTGCGCTTCCATTATAATGTCCAATAATCAGGATCTATATTTCCTTTATCTATTGAGTCAAGATATTTAAACATCTTTTTCCATGTTGGAAACATATGTTCCGGTTCAATTCTTACAACCATCCAAGAACTAAATTGTTCCATTTTCTTTGGATCATATTTCATTAGGATTGGTTTACGTTGCATATTAGCTATAACTATTTCATCAATTGTCCCGACAGTAGGAATACATGGATCATATGCTACAATTAGGAAGTCTGCTTTATCTACAGATCGTAGATCCCATCTTGCAACAGGCATAAATACTTTTTTAAGTTGTTTAAAATCCTGTTTTAGTCTTAATGATTTAAATAGTTCTTTATTATCTCCTATTTCTTGTGCGCTATGACATTGTTTTCTTGTTGGGTCTGAAATATTTAATCCATATTTTTTTAGAGTAGGGGTTATATAATCTCTCCAACCAATTCCATCATCTGATGTCATTTGCATAGCACCACATAAATAAACTGATTTATCATTAAGATATCCCATAACAAATCTCCTGACTATATTTTAACGAGTTTAAAATCAAGATCAAGAAAAAACTGGCGGTGCCTGTGGGATTCGAACCCACGGAACGAGGTATATGCCCCCGCCCAACTGCTTTCCAAGCAATCTCAATCGTCCACTCTGACAAAGCACCATTATGCTGGATGGATGAATCGAACACCCGTTTGCTGAGTACGAAACAGCAGTATTGCCACTATACGAATCCAGCAAAATATCGCTTCCGGCACGATTCGAACGTGCATTTACTGGTCCGTAGCCAATCGTTCTATCCTTTATACTACGGAAGCATTAAAGCACCCCCAACGGGATTTGAACCCGTATTTTTTGATCGACAATCAAATGTCTTAAACCAATTGGACGATGAGGGTTTAAAATATAAATACCTTTATGGATAATACAGATACAAAAGAATATCATAATCAAAAAACCGAAAGACATAAAATTGTCGAAAATAACTTAAATTGTTTAATAATTGATAACAATGATGTATTATGCAAATATGTCGAAAAAACAATTCAAAGATATTGTTCTCCATGCACAATAACAATCGTTGAAGATTCATACAAAGCATTAAAAAATATTTTAGACGAACATAAAGATTTTGATATTATATTTTTGGATACAACTTTACCAGAAAATCAAACAGAAAATTTCATTGACTGTATTCGACAGGCCCAAAATGAAACTCCTGTAATTCTAATGGCACTTTCAGAATTACAAATACCATACGAAAAAATTGTAAGTATTGGTGCAGATGCTATTATATACAAACCTATAAGAGTATCTGATTTATTGAATACTATTAAAAATGTTCTTGTGATTGATATGGATAATCGTGGTATGACAAAATCTAAATTTTTTAAAATACCTACAAATATATAAGCACCCCCAAGGGGATTTGAACCCCTATCTTAATCGTGACAGGATTATGTTTTAAACCGCTTAAACTATGGAGGTATAAAAGCACACTTGGTTGGAATCGGACCAACTAAAAGACAGAAATTTTGGAAATTTCCCGACGTTCCCACCGTCTAATAACATTTCATATAATCCTTTACTAAGTGTTACTTTTTATTATATAATGATCTCAAATTAAGTCAAGAGAAAAATAATTTTCAAAATCATAATTTCTTGATATAAATAAACGTATAAGCGAATGGGAGACAAATGAAAGATTTAAAAATAATGATTAGAATTAATGAAGAAGATAAAAAACTAATTGAAGAAAATGCCAAGAAATTTGGGTTTGTTTCTGTTAGTGAATATCTTAGGTATATTGGAAAAAATTGTAAAGAGGTTAAAGTAGAAATAAAATGATCAGAACGACTAACCATACTCTTAAATTCAGTAATACTAATAAGTTGAATAAACTTCAAGAGTTTATTAGTGAATATCGTAGAGTAAGTGGTTTGATTCTTGATCAAATATGGGAAAATGGATACAAGTGGGAAGTTAAAAATAAAAATTATGAATTTAATGTTAATGAGAATAAATTAGATCATCCAAAATTCATTGATTATAACTCATTTGATATAAAGACAAACTTATCAGCAAGAGCATTAAGTTCACTTGTTACACAACTTTGTGGGATTATAGGTGCCTCGGTTGAAAAGCAAAGAAAGAGATTGTATCAGTGGGAGAAAACACCAAATTCACAATTAGAAAAGAAAATAGAACAAAATAAACCACAAAAACCAGATATAAGTAAACTCAATCCAGAATTAAGTTCTAAATGTGTTGACATTGAAAAGGTAGAAGGTGAATTTAATTACTTCGTAAGATTAAAGTCCATTGGTAAAGATTATGGGTTTATAAAATTACCAGTAAAATTACATAAACATAATAAAAAATATAAAGATTGGGAACTTAAGAATTCGTTCTTACTTAATGAAAACTGGATAAACTTTCGTTGGGAAACTAAAGTAGAAAAGAAACAAAATGGAATTGTGGTTGGTTGTGACCAAGGTAAGAAAGATGTAGTTACTCTTTCAAATGGAATTGTCCCACCAAAAACTAATCTTCATGGTAAGTCACTTGATTCTATAATGTTAAGTTTGAGTAAATGTAAAAAAGGAAGTAAGAGATTCCAAAAGAAACAACAAGAAAGAAAGAATTTTATTAATTGGTCAATTAATAGATTAAATTTAAGTGAAGTAAAACAAGTAAATTTAGAGAAAGTTTGGAACATTAACTTTAAGTCAAAAACTTCAAGGTTAATGTCTCATTGGACGAACACTTTGATCAGAGATAAGTTACTATCAACTTGCGAATTACATGGGGTCCATGTCAAAGAGCAAAGTTGTACTTATCGTAGTCAAAGATGTTCATGTTGCGGAATGGTGCGTAAGTCACAAAGAAAAAGTAAACTATACAAATGTAAAGAATGTGGAAGTGAGATTGATTCTGATCTTAATGCTGCACTCAATCATGAAATAGAATTACCGGACATTCCTTGGGAATTGCGTAGAGAACAAAGGAACCGAAAAGGATTCTACTGGTTAGAATCTGGTTTCTTTGATCTTAACAGAGTGGAGTTTAGAGTCCCACTCACCAAGAATCAAGATAAAAGTAATATTTAGTTATACTTTATCTAACTCTGCAAGTGTATATAATAGGAATGGTGGGAGTCGAACCCACTTTCCCCAATTTAAGAAATTGGTGCATAATCCAGTTTTGCTTCATTCCTGTGTAACAGCCCCAGAGGGATTCGGACCCCCACTTTTTGAGTAACAATCAAATGTGCTCCCATTAACACTACAGGGCTATAAATGGTGGAAGTGGTGAGTCTTTCACTCACTAATCGTCCGGTTTAAAAGACCGGCCCCTCGGATACTTCGGCCTCACTTCCGTATATTGGAACAGTCGGGGATCGAACCCGACACAACTATTAAGTAATTCATAATAGTTCGCCCTTCCTTGGTCATGCTGTCCCATAAAATTGGAGAGTGTAGGAGTTGAACCCATCGCTAGCCGCTATACATATTAAAAGCAACGGTTCTACAGACCGCCGTATAGATCACTCTCCATATAAGCGGAAACGGGGAGAGTCGAACTCCCATGCCGATCTTTTTTGAACGACACACGATTTAGCAAATCGTTTTAGCGAACCGATATCTAACTCGTTTCCAAAAAATCTCTTGGATAGATTTTACCCTATCCAAGAGGGGTTTAACCTTTATTATATTCCACGATATATAATTGTAAAAGACCATTAAAAAAGCCTCTGGGGTTTCCCAGAGGCTTTCGGAATCTCTATGTATTCCTACTTACCTCTGGATCCCTCCAATACGATCACTAAATGAATCGACGGAGAGGGATGTAATATGGCAATATTTTGGTGCCATATTTTGCTTATTATACTTTGTATTCAGAGATAAGCAAGTCATTTTTTGTTCCCTCTAGGTTTTATTTATACTCGTTCTTTTCGTTTCCGAAAAGTTTTTCTTTTGTCTGGGATCAATTATAACAGGTCGAAATTAAAAGTCAACTACTTTTTTTAAGATGGTTTAGGTTTGAAGGTAGAGCATTTATCGCAGAAGGTTCGTTTTACTTTTCCGTATAGTTTACACATTATAAGTCCTGATTCTACAGACACTTGTTGATGTGATACGACTTCTTCGACCCATATTTCTTCTGTAACAGGGACTTTTTTTTGTACTATTTCGGTAGTTTGATTACCTTTACACTTACAGCCTTTTTTTACAGTTACTTCTTGGATAGTAAACATAGGTTGGCCATTTTCGTCAATTTTTTGTATTACTTTTTTTGTTTTTTTAATAGTAGATCCATCAGAATTTACTACAGTAGTAGAATCTAGATTTTTTATTAATGCGAATTTACAATTTGATCTATCTGTCATAGTATTATTATATATCCTCACAAATAAAAATCAAACGTATTTTAGAATAAAGTTATCACATGGTTGCATACCAGAATGTTTCCAAGTGACTGCTGTATTTATTTTATCTGCGTTTTTATAATCGAATTGAGGACCGCCCATAGTTGAAGGAAATGCGTCTATGAATTTAAATTCTGCTATTTTTTCTCTATGGTTATTTGTAACTATTAGATGAATTTCCGTAAAGAATGTTTGGATCATTTGTCTACCGAATAGTTTATTATATTCTTGTGGGTTATGGAGAGCATACATCCAGAATAATATTACATTATAATTTATAAAGTTTTCGCTAATTTGCATATTTGTCGTTAAATCACCAAATTGTATTTTTGATGCTCTATTAATATCTGCAAATTGTGTACCTAATGTTACTGGATTTATAGTAACATCTGGCATAGTGCATCCAGAAATATATAATCTGAAATTTGTAATATCCAGATTTTCTTCTCTTCTAATTTTATCTTGTGTAACAGATGCAGATGAGCATGTTGATATATCTGGTGTACTGGAAGTACCAGATGTTCCTGATGTAGCAGGAGTATCAAAAAAATATTTAGGATTAGTTATTTCACTAAAATAACTACTTAAATATCTCGCAACTGGTAATCGTGGAATTACTAATAAAAAGTTATCTGAATGAGATTCATTTATTTCAAGAACGTGATTTACTTCACTTCTTGTTTCACCAGATGGACCATCTGGACATAAATTGGAATAATTATCAGTTTTATCGTAAAGTGCCATCAGGCTATCCCATCATTTACAAGTCTAAACTCTTGTACATTTCTATTTTGATATACTTGTGTATCTATTTTACAATATGCAGTTGCAATTGCAGTATATACTCCTTGTTCCATATCAGGTGTTGTTTGATATCTATAATAATACCATCCTGGTCTATTTGGAACAGGTAACATATCTCTTGGATTTTCTCTTGTATCTTCTACTAATTCTTCTTGAGGATCATAAATTGCTATTTTAACACATGATACTCTACGATAATCATTTGCTGATGGGGGTAAACTTACATCAATATATGGTTTTACTTTTACAATGATTGTAACCGCATCACCTACTCTAAATGTACTATCGAATCGTTCTTGTGCCATTTAAAATCCTTATATTATATATGTTATTTTATATACGTTAAATCCTGCTTCTTCGACTGACAGGATTTTTCCACCTTTTTCTGATACTTCACACAATAGCATTAATGTTTTTGGTGGGTCCAGTTTAACAGTTTTTGAGGCTTTTTCTGCTTGAATTTTTTGTTTATAAGCATTTCTTAAATGTTTTGCAGGATCTTCAATTGCATTATCTGCTTCTTTTTGTGCTTCCATTAAAAGTTTTCTTTTTAATTCTGGTGTTATTTTTTGATCATCAACATCATTTTTTGGTTGTGGTGGTTCTACTGAACGCTTACCAGATTTAATAGCTTTCCAGCCTTCAAATGCTTTATGCATATTATCTATACTCATTGCTAATTAACTCCTATAATATATCCTTCATTATATTTTCCAGGTAGGATAATTTCTTCTTGTTTTTTTGCATCTCTGATTACATTTTTTGATGGTTCTTCTATCAATCCTTCAAGGATAACATTTTCCATTAATTGTGTAAACGCGGGAATGTATATTATAACATCATCTGGAACTATTTTACACTCCATTGTATATGGAGATTCACTTTCATTAAATACATATTTAACACTTTCTTTTGAAAGTGTCCAGTTATGATAATCACCATCGGATCTTTGTGATATTTGACCTATTTCTTCATCTAAACGTTCTCTACCAGCATAAACACAGAATTCATATTTAGGAAGTATTTTTTTACTTTGTTCTTTAACATATTTTCCTAATTTTGGATAATCTTCCATTAATTCTATTGCTTCTATTATATGTTTTTGTTTTTTTGTTTCTATATAATAGATTAATTTTGCAGCAAACGTCTCAAGAGGAGTTAGTCTTAACCCCCCTTTGAGATTTCTGCGTTGTTGTTTAACTATTTCTTTTGGATCGACACAATCTTCATTTTCTACTATTTTATTTGAAGATTTATCTTTTGCTCGTTCTTTTCTCTTTCGTTTTGCATCTTCTCTACGAAGATACATTTTCCCCTTATTTTGCTTTTCACCAAAAGTACCTACTAAACTTTTATAATTTTCTTCTAATATTTGTTTAATTTTTTCCCTTATTTGCATTCAGTTTCTCCAATATAGATCCACCATTATTTATATCTTCTTTACTAGGTTCTACAGAATCAATATGATCCTTAAAATGATTAGATACAGTTTCCCAACCTATATAATCAAGAATATCAGATGATTCAATATGATCTAAGAAATATTCTTTAATATAATCCCATGTGATTTTATCACATACTTCTTCCTTATTATAAGTACGAAGCAGACCTTCTACACCAATTCTTCGTGCAAACATATCTAATACATCAGTATTGGAAAGAAATTTTTCTACCAATTCATCTTTTAAAATCTCTTTAATAAATTCTACCATATTTACATTTTTTAACGTAATTAATGGTTTTTCATCTTTATTGTCTGATTCTACTTTTTCTATTAACTCTGCTGGAAATGATAAATCTGTCATTTTTATGACTCCTTTAATTATATTTTACAGGTTAGATTTTAAAAGTCAAATAGATTTTTGACAAACATCACATCTACCACATGGTTTTGTATATGATGTATCACCAAAATATTCTAATATTTGTAACATCCTACAGTCACTATTGTTACATGATAAATCAATCATTTGTTTTAACATTTCTAATTTGGAATTTCTTCTATCTAAATGTGATTTCCAATCTACTAACTCATCAATAACATTAATAGAAGAATATCTTTCTTTAACTCTATATTCTCCTCTTTTTATAGTCTCAACCATGTTATTATATTTTAATACGGATAATGCACCACTTACAAATTTACACTTTGACTTTTCTTGCATTTTTTCTTGTGTCATTTTTAAATTCAAATCGTGCTTTGTCTCATTATATAACCAATACCAAAACTTTTTAATCTCACTAATAGGTGGCAATGATAAATTAATTAAAAATTTTTGTAAAAAACTATCCGAGCCAACGTCTGTAAATGTTTTAGCAACAGATTCATTACCGTCCCTACCTGCACGACCCCACTCTTGGCTCCATGCTTCTATTGATGCAGGTAAACCGCAATGAAATACAAATCTTACATCTTTTTTGTCTATACCCATTCCCATTGCAGTAGTAGCGGCAATTATTCCACCTTTTATAATCCATTCTTCCTGTATTTCTTTTCTTTTATCATCAGATAAACCAGCATGATAATATAAACAAGGTATTTTAAAATCTTTCTGTAATATTTCTGAAATCATTACTGCATCATCTTTTGTTTGTGTGTAAATTATTCCAGTTTTCATTCCATATTCTACACTATGTTTTACTTCATTCGCAATATCATAAAATCTTGATCCTTTATGCGATTCAACAAATTCTAAACATATATTATCTCTAAAGAACCCTCTAATAAATCTTTTTGCTAATGGGATTCCTAATTGAATACAAATGTCATCTTGTACTGCTTTCTTCGCAGTCGCAGTAACAGCAATTACAGACTTCGGATTTAATTCTAATATTGCTCTTTTTAATTTTCTATAAGATGGTCTAAAATCATGCCCCTGTTGAGATATTAAATGGGCCTCATCCACTGCAAATAAAGCAATGTCCATATCTTTTAAAATATCTAAAAAATATTGATCTGCAAATCTTTCTGGCGATACATATAATAAATCTACTAATCCCAAATTTAAAGAATTAATAATAGATTCTTGTTCCTTTTTAGATTGTGAAGAATTATAAAATGCTGCATCTATACCATTTTTATGTAATGCATCTATTTGATCTTTCATCAATGATATCAGCGGAGATACAATTATTGATGTACCTTTTAATAATATTGATGGTATTTGATATAATAAACTTTTACCACCACCTGTAGGCATTACACATACTACCCCCTTATTATCGGGATTTAAAACTTCATCAATTACTTCTTCTTGCCCAGGTCTAAATGAGTTAAACCCAAAATATTTTTCTAAAACTTCTTTTTTTGTTTTCACAAATTATACCTTTCTCAACTATTCTAAACCAAAAATATCAAAAGTCAAATAGATTCTAAAAATAACTTGGTCTCTCGTAAATGAGGAAATAAACAAAATCCTCTCTCCTTTAACCTATCTATATCTACTGAATCTATGTCTAAATCAATCTTCGATTGAATAAGTTTAAACTTGTTCTCACCTAATATCTGACTACATTGATAAACTGCTAATGGTTCAGATGATGTGGTCGCTACCATCGGCGCAGCAGATGCCCAATCCTTTAACCCCTGCAAACCCTTAGCATTTTTAAACTCATATGACCACCGCGATAAACACGCAATGTTCAAAACCTTTATTGAGTTTAAAGATACACCCATTTTAACTGCATCTGCTACTGCACACATTGATACATTATTAGTCGCCATCCCACCATCTATATAATAATCTTCATGAATATTGTATGGCTCAAAATATGTAGGAGCAGAACAACTTGCAAGTAAAACGTTTCTAAATAATTCCCTGTCTTCCCATGACTTCCAAAACTTCGGCTTAATGTCACCCCCTGTAATCTTTACTGCACTAACTAATACCCTCTTTTTAGCCTCAGATATTAATGAATCTCCAAATATATCAGTAACTACTTGCTTTAATCCATCTATTTTAAACTTGGGTTTAAATATACGCATTACTAATGACTTTGGTGATTTAAAAATCTTGGGAATACCATTCTCATACATCCAACATATCTCATTTACTGTCTTACCAGATGCTAAGGCAGCAGCAATCAATGACCCTGTTGATACACCAGCAAACATATCAAAATAATCTATTAATGGAACACCTATGTACTTCTCTAACTCTCTTAGAAATATTGCAGTACAATATCCAAGTGAGCCTCCACCATTTAATGATAATATTTTCATAAGTTAATACCTCTAAATTATTTATAACAAAAAAGACTCTCCAAAAGAGAGTCTTTCGGTTTGTGGATGACAAAAAACACGACAAAAATTTAGAAAGTTTAGTTTTTGAAGATGTAAACTTTCCAGCATTCGTGTTAGCACCCCTGGCATGATTTGAACATGCAACCTAGTGTGTAGAAAACACTTGCACTTCCAGTTGTGCTACAGGGGCATAAATAGCAGTCCCACGGGGAGTCGAACCCACGATTGCCAGAATGAAAATCTGGTATACTAGCCTGTTATATGATGGGACCATAAAAATGCACGACAAAAATTGAAAAGTCTATTTTTCGCGCTCTAACCACTAAGCTATTCCCCCCGTTAATGGGGGAAGCGGGATTTGAACCACGCGCCTCGTCTTCCTGATAGATGTAAACCTTTCTGGCATTCGTGCATAGATGCGGTGGCGGGAGTTGAACCGCTTAGGTGCTTTCTTTACCTTATGAGGGTAATGAGATGGCCGTTTCTCTACACCGCAGTAAGAATGTCATCCACAATATATAATTTTCAAATGATGAGACTATTATAACATTGTATTTATACTTGTCAACTACTTTTTCATGCTAGAACTATTTTATCGGTGAAAGATGCTGCTTCAATTATGTCGTCAGATTCCAAATTTGATTTAGCTAGTGATGTCTTAGAAATTCTCATTCCTGATATTGCGATTCTACTCTGTCCTGGTACAAGACTTATGCTATTTGGATGGTTTACTATATCTATCACTTTATTAAGTAGACCAGATTCAACTAGTAGACTCTTAGGTATTTCTATAGATCCGTCTTTTCGCATTGGTTTTAGTAGTTTATACACATGGGCGTTTGTTTTAAATGTTGAGGTATTGAATATAGGCGATGGGTTTGTTGGATTAGTAGATGGTACAGGTGTAACTGGTTTAATGGTTTGAGTTTGAATTTGTGAGGGTTTTAGTGCTACTTGGCATTTATTTACATAGTCATCTGGGTCAAAATCTTCTCTATGATAAAGGCTTGCATATTCTTGACCTCTTGGAGTAGTTACCATTATTGATGTACACATATAGTCTGCGATATTTTCATCTTCATCATCTTCAAGACGGTGAAGAATAGAGATTGCTTCTTCTCTACAATCACGATGGCGAACGAATCCATTGCCGTCATTTTTTACACTATTTGAGATATCAAGGAGTGTAAAAGCGTCTCCTTTTTCTAGGAAAGAGACGATAGCTTGTTCAACGCGGTCTGTTAGGTTCATAATGTTTTCCTTTTTGTTGAATCTATTATAATAGAGAGTTTTTGAAAGTCAAATAGTTTTTAATCTGACAAATCTCCTACGATAAAAATAAGTGGTATAATAGGGAATATCATAGAAACAAAAACAAATGATTTTATATATTCATCAATTCCATTTGTATTTTTTAATGTTGTAACGAGTTTAAACTTTTTAGATTTTTCTTTTTCTATTGATGATTTTATCCAATTATCTATTCCTTTATGTTGGATGAGGAAGTAGAATAGGACGAGAAAAAGCCCAGAACTAATATAGTATGCTAAAAATGATATTAATGTCATCGTTCCAACTCAATTATATGTGTAGCCATAGTTTGTGCAGTATCATAAACGATATATTCGTCATGGATCAAGGATCTTCCTTTTTTACCCCAAACAGAATCATATCCTTTTTGTTTACATAAGGTTCTTGCATTGTAACATGCATCATACAATTCCATTTGTTTTCCTAGTTTAACTTGGAAAAGGAATAGGAAGCAGTTTTTTGGATTTCCCATACCGGGAAATGGGTATAAAGAGTAATTAATTGATTTTGTTGATTGTGAACCAAAATACGATCCAACATCAAACATCGACCCATTTGTAGGTGTTCCTGGTGGAGCGATTTTCATACCAGATTTTAAAATACCAGTAATATTACAATTTCTTGTGCCGTGATACAATTCTTGTTGATTTACAATACGACATGAATTAAATGTTGACTGATCTTTTAATTTTATTTTAAACACGTGTTTGACTTTTGTAGTTGTTGAGTAGTGATTATGTCCTTTTGTATTAATAATATTTTTTTGTACTCTTGCCCATTCTTGATCTGCTTTTGGGATAAAATCTATAGATATTCCTAGATCAATGAATTTCTGAATTGTTGGAGAAGTAAATGATGCACCACCAACTTCTAGAGCATCTTCCATTAAATCTATTAGTGTTTGTTTTTGTTCTATAATTTCTTTTGTGGAGATTAAATCATCATCTGATATTTTTCTTCCAAGTTTTGCAGGAATATTTGAATAGAAATCTCCTGTTAGTTTTCTTATTTTATCTTTATTTGTTAGTGAATCGTTAATTTCTTTTAGAATATCTCTACCGATTGATAGTTGTTTAAAAGATAATACACCCAATGGTGTTGTAAGACCATCTGATGTAATTTCAACAGCAGAGTTATTTTTAATAGTTGATGAGGTTTCTTTATACCATTGTTCAATTAATCTAGCTATATCTGGATGTAGGTCAATTTTAGGAAGAGTAGTATTTTCTACCAATTTTTGTTTTTTAGTTTCTGGAATAAATTCGTCACTTATTTTATTTTTCTTTTGTCTTGCTTTAGGCGATCCTACTTTAGCAGTAACGAATTCTATTTCTTTATACCCTTTAGACGGTCTAACTTTTGATTTAAATTTAGACTCAAAGAATGCTCTCATATCTGTTTCATCTGATGGTCCGTAAATTCCTACCGCGCCAGTATATTCATCTGACGATACTCTACCGTAGTTTGAATATACTCTCCATTTTCCTGTGGAGGATTTATGCAATTCTAGGCTAAAGAATTTATTATTATTTTCTTCTGCGTTTGTTTGATTTCCGATACGATGTTCTACGACTTCGTAATCAGGGAAATCTTTTGATAAAGCATCATCGCCTGCTTTAGCTTTTTGTTCTTTCCAGTCAGACATGGTTAAATCCTTTGAATATTATTCGTGCGTTATTTTTACTATCTTTTGAAACGTCATTATTATGGGCGAAGTAATAAAATATACCTTGTGAGATTGATAACAATAAAATAGTTAACAGATAAGACCACCAAGGCATAGGAACAGAAATATAATCGAATTGTGACCAATCTTTTAATTTATAATTCTTGCGGATTTCTGTTTCTATTAGAGGCAGTATAGAATCATTGATTGGATTTTGCAATAGTATTGTTTCAAGATTTCGTTTAACTAGCATTTCATCTGTCCATCCAAAGACATATGACCATTTTGAGGATTCCTTACCTCCGTAGCAAAGGACCAAATCATTTTTCTTGCCACCGATCCATGCTGCCTCTTGTAGCGTGGCGATATCGGTCGAAGATGATTCTGGAAATCCTATGATAATTACGTTGACCTTTTTAAATGGCCCTAATCTTGAATTCATTCTATCAAATTCTAGAATATTAATTTGTTGTCTTGCTCTACCCAATAATCTTTCGGAACGTTTAACCCCATCTAATTCTGGCCATTTAAACACAGGAACGTCCTTTGGTACTTCTGGAAAAGAAAACGTTGACTGTGCTGCCTTTATTTTATTTTCAAACGATCTTAGATCGGTACATGGTTCTTCCCAATTATTGTTATTAACTGTATGATAGTCATTCCTATCACCAGAATGATATGATGGTCTATGACCAGAAACAGACTTTTTCCCTCCGAATTTTTCAACAAGATATGAAAATTTATCTTTTGAAATATTAAACGTTCCTAATGTAGTATTTACAGAATATTCTGGTGAATGTGTTACATAATATGTTTCATAGTGAGAGAATACTCTACTAGAATTTCCTTTTGAATTTATTACTGTTCTATATACTGCCCTTTCATGGTGCGAAACCCATTCTGGTATGTAAATAGCAGAAGATACTGTACCACTCCACATTTCTATGTCATGGGTACGACCATTTTTTATAATATACCAAGTAGTTACAGTTACTAGAATACCAATGATAGTACCTAGTAACCATTCCCACCAAACAATAGTATTCAGTTTTAGCCAGAATACTCCTGCTAATGCAGACCATAATGCTACGAGGATTAGTAAATATGTCATTTTGTTAGGTTTAGATTGATATCGTCATCAACACCAGTTTCAAAGGCTTGTTGAGTACGAGTGCTAGTGACTATTACTGCATCCAATACTGGTCTGCCACCACAAATTACTGAAGATGGAAACCTCTGTCTTAGCGCATCATGTTCTCGTTTAATGTCAATTAATTTAGTTTGTGCTAAAGCAAATTTATCTCGACTTGAAACAATTATGTTTTGTAAATTTGACCAAGTTTCACTTGGTATAGTGGGAATGGATTCTGTAACCATCTTCATTAATCCACCACCGCCGGTAGTACGTGCCTGTGCATGCTCAACTATGATATTACGAATCATATCTGCTTGTGCAGACGTAACTTGTGCAGATTGCATAATCTTTTTAGTCATATTATCATACTGGTTTTGATTGTCCTTCTGAACCGCATTAAACTGTGATTCTAAATCAATTGCCGTATTGTAATAGCTAATAGTGCATCCACCCATTGCTCCTAATAGGATCAGAATAGATACGCCAACGATTATAAAAACTTTCATGAAAGTCTCCTTTTGTTGAAACGATTATAAAAGAGCACAATTTAAAGTCAATTAAAAAATGTTATAATGTAAAAATGAAATATAAGTTATTGTGTGATCATGAGTCATGCTACTTTTGTGGTATTAAGAATTGTAAAAAATCTAAAGATAAAAGATTTAGAAACCTTATAGAAATACATCATATAAAAGAAAGAAATCAAGGTGGATCTAATAAACCAGATAACTTAATTCCATTATGTTCGAACTGTCATTCATTAGTTCACGAACATCAAATAGAAATACTTGGATGGTTTAATGTTGGATATTGTTACAAACTTAAATGGATTGACAAAGATGGAAAAGAACATTTAGGATCAAATTAATCATTAAATATTTTTAAAATATTATTTTTAATTTTTATTTTTTGTTCTTTTAATGCATATTGTTGATTAAATTCTTCAACTGACATTCCATCTAATGCAGCATTTACGGATTCCTCTGATGGATTTGCCTTTGCATAATCAATCATTTCTGGATCTAATTCATTTCCTTCTATTTCTTCTGGTGTTAAAGAATTAAGTTGATTTAATAATGTATCTAAACTTATTTCTTTTTGTGATTCTGGTTCTTTTATTTCATTTGATACTGGTTCTATATCTGTATTAGATGCTGGTTCTTTTATATCAGCAATTTTTCTTGCTAATTTTTCTATTCCTGATAATTTTTGTTTTTGTACTGGTTTTTGTTTATTACTCTTTTTTATATTTTTAATCCAATTATCACCTACTTTACTTGTTTGTTCTTCACCACTTAACAGTTTTCCATATTTAATTAATTTATTTGTATTATTAATATTCATATTAATTTCATGTGACACTTTTGATAATTCTTTATGTTTTTCTTCTTCATTTGAAAATTCTTTAACATATAATTCATCAAATCCATTTTTAGACTTTTCTAATTTTTCTAACTGTTCATTTGCTTTCTGTTTTATTCCTTCTTCATTACCACGATTTTCTATTAACGCATTTATTTTTTCTTTAGCTACTTGATATTGTGAATCAGTTTGTGATTTTAATTCTGATATTAATTTATTGAAATGTTCAGTTTTAGATTTTTCTTTATCTACATTTTGTTCTTTAGAATATTTTTCATATTCTTTTTCCACGCTTTTTGATAATATTTTTATTGCATGTGTTAATCTTTTTAATTCATTATTATCTCTATCTTCTGGTGATATATCCATTAATGTTTCAAACCGTTCAGCATATTTTTTAACAACATCTTTATTCGGATGCAATATTCTCAGAAATTCAAGTTGATTTGATATTGGTAATGATACAATTGGTTCTATTACAGTTTCTTTTTTAACTTCATCCAATTTCTGATCCATAATATTTCCCCTATTATTTTAATCTGTTTTTAATTAATTCTTGTTGTGCATTAAGAGATTTTTGTTTAGCAATTAGTGCTTCTTTAGTTTCTTTAGTTTCTATTTCTTTTGCTCGTCTTGCTTTTTCAACTGCTGGATCTACTGCTTCATCCAAATCATCTTCAAATATTTTTAAAATTGTATTTTTTATTGATTCTTCTTCAATAGGTTCGTTATCTAAAGAATCTTCACTTTGTGATAATTCTGGTCTTGTGGTTAATGCTGCTTTTGGATTAATAAATGTATTATATTTTAGCATTTCTGAATCGGGAATCATCAATTCATCTTTTAATTGCTGAATTTTACTACTTAATTTTTCTAAGTTATTTAATTTTAATGGTGTTTGTGAAATACCATCTTTATTTAAATATTGCAATACATATGATCCATCAGGATTCTTTTTAATAGCAATTTTTGCTTTTTTGCCACCAGATACTATCAAATCAGGTTTTTGTGATGGAGTATTTGTCGGCATATTTGGTCCTTTTGGTTCTTCTACTGGTACTGGTTCTGGTTCTTCTACTGGTGTTGGTTCTTCTACTGGTGTTGGTTCTTCTACTGGTGTTGGTTCTTCTACTGGTGTTGGTTCTTCTATTGGGGTTGGTTCTTCTATTGGGGTTGGTTCTTCTATTGAGGTTGGTTCTTCTACTGGTGTTGGTTCTTCTACTGGTGTTGGTTCTACTAAATTTCCTTCTTCTTTTGCCTGGGAATAAATAGTCTTTAAAATATTAAAAATTTGACTTGATAATACTTTTGATCCAATTCTAGTTCCAGAAGGCAATCCTAGTTCTTCTGGTGTTATCTTTGCTTCTGATACAGCAGATACTTGTTTTTGTTTTTTAACGGAATATTCTTTTAAAAATTTTATAATATTATTAATAACTTTAAGTTGCAATTTTTTAGGTAACGTATCAAAAAATAATTTTACAGACCTCTGAGCTAATAACCCCTTTTCAATTAAAAATGATTTTGCATCTACTATATTAGTTTTCAAACCTTTTAAAACATCTATGATATTTTGTGGTTTATCTTCTGGTGGTACTTCTGATGTTTCTGGTGTAGGTTCCGGAGTTTTTTCTGATGTATCAATAGGCTTATTTGCCTCTTTTGCAGCAGAAACCACAGTTTCTCTTGCGTCTACTGCGTCTTGTTTTGCTTCTGGTGTCTTTTCTTCAATAAAATTTAATTCAGTCATTATTCTTTTTGATACTGCAAATAATGCAATTTTAAACTTTTCATTTAGCCATTCATTAAATTTAGCTTGATAATGTTCATTCAATTTATTATATATTGGTAATAAAGATGGAAATAGTCCTATTAACTCATCATATGTCAAACTTTCGGTTAATTCAGATTGTCTTTTTTCTAATGATTTTTGTGATGCAATCAATCGTTGTAATTGTAAAATAACTATTTTCTTTAATCCCTTATTTTGGTCATTCAATGCATTCTGAATTGCTATTTTAGCTTTATTCTTATTATCTTGTTCCAATGATATATAAAGTTTATATGTATCATCATCCATAAAATCTTTTATAGATTTTTTAAGTTCTCTTCTCTTTTTTTCCACTGATGTAATTTCATCTTCCATCATTTTTAATTTTTGCAACGCAGTCATTGTGTATCCCCTGTCACTGGTGGTTTTTGTTGAGTATCTGCTGATGTTTTCCATTGAGGAACCTTTCTGCCCCCGCTAACATTCCATTTCCATGTATCTGTGACCTTTACACTTACTATAGATGGATCAGTTAGTAATTCATATATATCGTGATAATATTGTGTTTCCGTTGCAAGGAAATCTACATTTTTATTAGATATAGATTTTCCTTGTGGTGCTTTTAGGTTATAATTTGCAATTATTTTATAATACTTTTTACATGTTCTGATTACTGCATTTACATCAAATATTATTTTTTTATTAGCAATATGAGAATCTACTAATAAACCCCCAACCGGATCGCCTTTTGCTGGATCGAACATAGTTGCAATTTGACGACCGTTAGTAGGATCTACTGTCCATGACTGATATAATGCAGGAGTATCTAATTGAATTTCGGAACCTTGTTCTGGTAAATCTGAAAACTTTTCTCCTTTTCTAACAGGAAACCCTTTATAAACGTGATATGATTCTTGGAGACCTAGACCAACAAATATTCTTGATGCTTCGGAACGTTCTAAAACTTCTAATATCTCATTAATAAGCATTTGTTTAGTCTTTTCTGGGGTATCTCCAGTGATTAATGACGAGGTTCTAGCTAAAATTATATTAATATCTCCTGGTTTTGATACTAAAACACGAACAAATTGATTTTGATCTAATTCAGTCTTTTTTAGTAATGGCTGATTAGTAATAACAGATGATTCGAATATTTTTATTATTTTATCTCTCATTAATTGTCCTCTATTGATATATTTATACCAAAAATACCATTAAATATTTTATCAAAAAATTATAAAATGTCGTTCTAAATACTGATGTAAATGGTTTATAGAGTGTTATTTAAAATAATTTACACTCAAAAGGAGGGAAACATATTGATTATATGCCCTACAAGTTATATAAGATTTTATCCGATTAACTAATTAAAAATGAAAATATTAAAACTGAGGAATACTAAAATGGACACAAACCTAAAACGTATTGTGCTGGAAATTGTATCAAATTTTAACAGCCCATTAACATTCAATTCTCTTTATTCAATAATTAACGCAAATTATAAAACAAATATGAAACAATTAAAAGAATGTGTTAAAACATTAGAAAATGAAAATTTATTAGAAATAGTAGATGATCTTTATAAGTATAGATCAAATAAAGAATTTAATGAGTCTAAAATATATTCAACAGATTATTGTATTATGAATATACAACATAAATGGAATTTATTTAGCTTTCAAATAGCTTAAAATAGAAATTTAGCCAATTTCTCTTTAAATCTTGTTAATATTTTTTTATCAATAGAGATTTTATCAACAAATTTTTGGTAGGCATGATATCCTTGGGGTAAAAGAGGAAATTCTTGATCGTTTTTAATAAAATCTTTTAATTTTTCTTCTAATTCTTTATTTGGAAGCAACCGTTTTAATGTAGTTATTATTGATTTTGTATATGCATCTATTTCTATGGCGGATCTATGTTTATCATTGATTATATCTTTATAATCATTAGATTTTAATCTTAATTCTTGATCTTTATTATTTTTTGGATCTACTGCATGAACAAATTCATGAACCAATATATCGTATAATTGATCAATATTAACAAAATTATATTCGGAATTTATAAACATTCCTTTTTCTGTAGAAACATAGAAAGATGCCTCACCATCTTTTACATTTTTTGTATCTCTAATTATCCATATATCAATAGGTTGTGGATCTTGGTTTTTAAAATATGGATTAATAAAACTAAATGAATCAAACAATAATTTTTCTGATAGTGGTTTAGTTTTCAATAATTTGTATAATTTTTCAATATTATTATTAATCCAGGAATATATTTCTTCTGGAATTGTTATAAGTCCTTCATTTAAAATAGTTTTGATTACTTTATTAATCATTATAATTATTTATATATTGCAGATTCTATATCATCTTGGAATAAAAATGATTCAAGATCTAAAACAAAATATATAGTTGTTTCGATTTCCATTGTTTTAAAAATAAACATTTCCATTTCCATATTTTATTCCTTGAAAGTTATCTTTTGTATAGGTTCTACTCCTGGCATTCTATGATCATAATAAAATGAATCTTTAATAAATGTTATATTAGTATATCCTCTATTATTTGTAATAACGTCTATCATCTCTTGGATTATCCAATCTCCTGACATATGTTCATCTATATATTTTGCATTATCTATTGCGCCTCCTGCTGGCGGGAATATTATATTTACTTTATCTCCACAGTTTCTTTCATGATTTAAATAACAATCTGCCAAACATTTTAATTGATATTTTTGGTCTATAATTTTATTATTTAAATATGCTTTAGCAAGATTAATAGGCATACTTCCTATAGTGTATGCTGCATTATCCCATGCAGATATATCTTCCAGCCATAATGCATTATTTGAAAAATACTTTTCTGTTCTATTTGTTGATGCATAATTATCCAACTGAATAAATCTCTTATTACTTAAATAATCTCTGTTGTAAATATATCCTCCTGGTAATCCAGATGTTAAACTTAATAAATCATAAGATTTCAACTTAAAATCAATAATATGGTTTAATGATTTTGGAGCACGTTGTCCTACATCAAGTCCAGATTGTTCTAAAGGTCCGACGTTTACAATAGTATATTGATATAAATTTTTAACATCGAACATTTGATTTACACTTTTAAGGTTTAAAATAATTTTATCTTCAAACACATCAGATGTTGTAAAAAACTTTACATTACCATTATTATTTGTATCTCTTGCAAATTGCAATAAATAACTAAACATTTTTTGTGATTTCCATGATGGATTTATCCAATACATATCAGTTGACATATCATTTAAATCTAAGCTAACTATGTTTGTATTTGTTATTTTTAGATCATTTATTAAATGATTTTCAAATATTTTGTTTAATTTAAGTGTTTCTTGTGCTGTTCCATAATCTTTTCCATACACTTTAGACCAAACTTTCATATTATATGTTAAAAAGAATGGTGCTTCTATAAGATGTAATTTAATAGCTTTATTTGTATATCTATCTTTATACTCATTATTTAATGCAACTTCTTCCATATCATAAATATTAAAATGAATAGATTTTGGAGGAACTAAAGATGTTGCGACCGAATTAGAATATCTTACTGTTATTATTTCATTTCCTGTTAATGATAAAGATTCTCTCATACCAATTCTATCTGGAATAACGACAAATCCATATCTATAAAAACTTTCTATAGATGAATGTATTTCCATTGCAATGACTTCTGATATTACATTATCATATTTCTTTTTAGGATCAAAATTATCAAACAATGGTCCAGGAGTAATGTATATCATTACTGATGATTCTGATATATCAACTGAACCTATTGGCTGATTATTATCCATTAATTAATTTTTCCTTCTTTTAATAATCTATCGTTTAATATTTTTTCTTGTCTAGCAATCATAATTAATTGTTCTATATATTGTGGTTTTAATATTTTTATTTCTTTTGTCTCATTATTATATAAGTCTTTGTCGAAAATTAAAAATGGATTTTCTGTATCATTAAATAATGGTATTACCCACCACAATCTATCATTTTTATAATATTTATTTGCTAATGCAACCCAATTATCTCCAGTTTTAACAATATGAGTTAAAAAATATGATATTTCATTTTTAAAAAATGGAGAAATAACATATGCGTCCCAAATATCTAACGAATAATTGGATTCTATAGAATCATCATATATTATGTTTTTAAAAAAGTTTATAAAACTTGTAATTGGTGTATTATTTATTTTAGCCATAATTATCCTCTTCTAGTATTTCTAGATCCTATTGATTGTTCTAAATTAATTGGTGTTATTTTTTTACCTTCGGAATTTACTGTACCTGTTCTTGTTTCACTTACCCGAACAATACCCTTTCCTGACGAATCATCCCCCGCATTTAATAATTCTAACCAGTCATTTCTAAACATAGGTTCTACTGCTTTTATACCTATTGTACATTCTGCTATTGACGGAAATGCATAAGGCATCTTTCCTCTTCTTCTATTAGACAAAAATGAATTAAAAACCTTTGATGCTGTATTAGGATTAAATGCGCCTTGTTCTGACAGAATATCTCCTGTAGAATTTATCCATGGACCTTTAAACGCATATGAAAAGTTTGTAATAACTGCTAGTTTAAAGAAAAATAACCCAGATGCATGTCTTATACTCAAATATTCTGGTCTTTGTGTAATAATATATCTAAATGCCCCCATATTTCCATATTTTTGTACTATATCATTAACTTTATCTGCGCCTTCGCTTCCAAATTGTCCAACAGATTTAATTGTTTTTTGTGTTGTTGTTAATTCATCTTCATTTCTTGTTGATGTACCTTCTCCCCCTAAAGAATTCAATATTAAATTGGTCGAATCTGTTATTTGTCCTGCCAACGGATCTTCTGATAATCTTTGTGGATATGATAATGCAGTCAAAAACATTATAGGATTAAAAATATCATTAATAAAATCACCCTTTGTAAACAAAATAAATGGTATATTTAATTGTATTTTTTCTGTGGTTTGATATTGATCTATAAAATCAAATCTTCTAGTTACTTTAGTATAATCTTTTCCGCCAGCAAGATTATTAACAGCACCCAATAAATTTGATGTAGTATTAACAAATTGAAGCATTGGATTAGCTATAAATGCTAGAGGATTTTCATCCGAATAAGTATGATTGTGTGACATTTGTAACCAATCTGGATTATTTGGATATATTGTAAATGACCCCATGACAGATTCGGATGCATTTTGTAATGACATGGTTTTCATTGTTGTTCCTGGAATAATCTGTTCTGTCATATTTCCTAATTCGCCTTTAAATATATTTACATGTATAGCATCTCTTGCAACATCAGACGGACTTTGCTGACCATATGGGGAAAATCCATTTCGTAAGTGAAAATCTGTTATAGTTTTTATAGTTGGAAATTGTAAATAAAATGGTGGAAGAGATTGAGATGGATCTGACAAAGAAGATACTAAAAATTTATTTTGAGATGCAATTGAATCTGCATCCAAATTTCCAGTAGATCTTTCATTTAATGGATCTCTACGATCTAATGCTGAATCTAATGCTTGTCTTGATGCAGTATCTAATTTTGTTTTTGCAATTTCAAATGCTTCTGGATCTTGATCTCTTAATACTAATAATGCAGAAATTTCAGAATCCTTTTCGGTTTGCGCAGTACTATATGTTATTTTAGCAGAGTTCCATGAAGAATATTGTTCGTTTATATCTGGATTGTTTGAAAGATTAATACTAGTATTTTCTACATATGTAGATAGTTCCTGTAAATATTCTTTTTCATATTCTGTATAATCATCTGAAGTAATCTTATCATTTAAATCTGCTAATAATGTCTGTGATAATGCAAACGATGCAGGATTTCCGGATGCAACAAGTTCCGAATATTTTAATGCATATTCGCTTACGGCAGGATCTATATCAGAAACTATATCTGCTGTATTATTAATTCCAGTTAAATTTTCATCCAAATCTTCATTATTTTCTGTATGATTGTTGAGCGTCGTAGTTATTTGCGCATTTCTACGATCAAATTCCTCTTTTGCTCTTTCTTCATTATTTGTTGCAATAGTTATATCATTTGCAGTATTCATCATTTCCTGAACAATATTTTGATCTGGCATTTTAAACTCCTAAAATTCCTTTGCTCATTTTATCCATTGCGTATAATTCATATGATTCAACCATAATATTTTCTTCCTCTATTATAGTTATATTTTGTTTTTGATCTTTTCCCTCTATTTCTGGGATCTTAATATCATCTAATTGTTTAATTATATATTCTTTCCCTTCTGTATTTAATTTTATTACTTTAGTCTTGTTTGGTGTTGCTGCCAAAACCCCACCAAACTCAAATCTTTGTAGATCTTCATCTGTAAAATTAGATGGAATTGATATAGAATTTCTACTTGCTTCAATATAATATTTACTTGCACTTTGTATTGCCGAAAACACTGTATTTATGTATGTACGATTTGATGTAAATTTTTGTATAGCGGCCATAATATATTTTTCTGCACTAGGACCATTTTGTATAGATAATTGTATAGCCTTTAATAATTTTTGTTTTGCTTCTGGCTTTAAAACATCGTCAAGATCTCTTAATGCATCATATTGATAATCTTTATATAAATCTGCTGCTCTACCCGATATTTCAATGTCTTTAAGGTCATCAACTTGCATTCCAGGAATAAATTTAGAAAACGCCTTTTCATTTCGTTCAATTTCTAATTCTTTTACATATTGTGAATATCTCTTTATAAATTCACTAAACATTTGTATACTACTATCTACTCCTATAACAAGATCTTTATTACTAAACCAGCCAGAATCTATTCTTTGGCCAGCACTTTGTTTCATTGATGCCCAATCCAATTTAACTTGATTTATAATATTTTCTGCATATGATAATATATTTTTTAAACTAGGAAGTGAAGTAGAAAATCCGGTTTTCATTGTATTAGATATAAGATTATATAAATTTGCCATTTGTTTTTCTATCCAAAATCCTAAATCGACTTCTGTTTGTTCTGCATGTGGATCATTTAATGCAGATGTGGCAATAGAATTAAACTGACTACCTAAATATACGGATGCTCTTGCTAATGTATCCAAAAAATTCTTTCGTTTTGCAAAACTTTTTGCTTGTAATGGAGTCATACCCATTGAAGTATATTCGGTCATCTGTTGACTACTTATTTCTGCATCTGTCTCCATTGATGCTAAAAATTTTTGATTCATGTCAACCCATTTTTCTGCTGTTTCTCTTGCGTCTGCTCTTGCAATTATTACTTTTGCTGCATACCACATTGCTTTACCGATTTCATACAAATCTAATGCTAATCCAATAAATGGTATAAACTTTAACAATCCTCTTCCAATAATTTTGGCAATTGAAAACATTCCAATTTTTCCAAAAATACTACCAAATAATTTCTTAAATATAAACCCTGATAATTTTCCCATGAATCCAACTGCACGTTTTATAAAATTTGGTATAAATTTTGAAATAGTACTTTTTATTACACCGATTAACCCCGCAATACGTTTTGCAATAAATCTTCCAAATGTTGCAGTCTTTTTCGCAACAAAAGAAATAATTTTTCCAACTTGCTTTGCAATGAATACCCCTATATTTACTACAAATTTTACCAGTCTAAATGCGTTTACAATTATTGATTGTATTATACGTAGTCCATTTCTAATAAACAAAAATCCAAATACTATTTTTGATGCATTCCAAACCCATTTAATATCTTCCCATGTTTGTTTTAACCAATCCCATAATTCAAAAGATGTTTGTATAAAATCAGAAACCAATTCTTTTCCAAAAATAAATTCAAAAAATGTTCTAATATAACCTTTTATAGTAGGCCATTGTGCTTTCCACCATGCATTAAAAGGTTTTCCAGTTAACCAAGTCCAAAATTTATCAATTCCTGGCATTATCCATTCATTCCATATTTTAGATACTTGAAGATGCTTATCAAGAAATTTCCATAAATATTTTACATTTTTACTAACAAATCCCCATACTGCATCAAAAACTTTAGGCACAACAAATAAAATAAATGGTATTCCCAATACAAATATCCATGGAAAATCAAATATCTTTAAAAACAAACCACCAGTCCATTCCATAAATTTATCTATACCTTTACCCGCAATACTAACTGCTGTTTTTAATACCCCGTATGGTAATGTCAAAAATATAGTTTTTATGGCTTTCCATCCTAACATTAAAAGTTTTTTAGTATATTTTCCCATTGCATATATTGGCCATGCTATTGTCTTTATTAAAGTTTTTGACATATTTTTTATAAACGTAGCTGGTTTCATTAATAATGAAGTAATTGGCTTCAACGAAAATATGTCTTTTGATGTGATATACGGTAAACAAGACTTAACAAATTTAAAAGTTTTTGAAAATGCCCATTGAACATTATTTGAAATCTTTTCTGCAACAAAGTATGTATCATTTAATTTATTATCAATAGATTTTATTCCTGTTATCATAACTTTATGTATATTTTTTGTTTTTTCTTGTAATATTTTTAATGTATCTTGTTTATCTTTTTCTTTTTTATTAAGAATAGTAGTAATAGCATCAAGATTTTTTGAGTTTAAAATCTTTTGAATATCACTAATACTTGTTCCTATTATTGTTGAATCTATATTAGTATCTTCTTTTTTAGTATTAAATGTCTTTATTAGTTTTAATAATCTTTCATTTATTTCTTTAGATGCTAATTCTGTAAATTCTTGTACAGATTTATATGTATTCTCTACTTGAGAAGTTATTTGATCAGATATAGGCATATCTGGTTTTTTAGACATCAGTTTATCAAACAATGATCCTATATTAGCCATTTATTAATTTCCTATAACCGATGTTGAAAATAATTTCATATCATATAAGGTTTTATCAATTCCCCCCTTAGAAGATTTATATCTTCTTACTATAGGATCATTTTTTTCTTTTGTTTGTGATGGTTTTGATATTTCATTTCGTTTAATGACTTCATTTATTGACTCTGTTATAAAATTAATTCCGAATGAATTTAATGGTATTATTACTTCTGATACCATTCCTTCACCAATTATTGCTAACGATGGTGACGTTATAATTCCGCCCCATTCTGCTTGTGGAATATCGGGCGAAGGAGATGATTTACTTCGTAGTTCATGTTGTAACAAACTCATAAATATTCTATCTTTTGACCAATTATTATTTACTACAAACCCTTCATTTGTTTTCGAAATCATTGATGGATCAAATACATCATATTTAACACCTTCTATTCCAGGAATATTTAATGATATTAAATAACTATTAGATTGTTCAATTCTTCTCTTATAATCTTCGATAGCGGTTTGAGATCTTTGACTTTCTGGAACTGCTTCTAATTTTGATAAAGTATCTCCATATTCTATTAATTCAAACATCGTTTTATATTGTGGTGCAGTACTATAGATATGTTTTACAATATCTTCTGTTCCTGCCCCAACGACTTGCAATTCCAAAACGGTTTTTGGTAATTCTGGTATATCTGGTAATTTTCCATAATCTATAGACATTGGAGTATTATCTGATAATAATATATTGGTTTTTGTATTTTCTGGTATATCAACAGACATTCCAGGAATACTAACAGCACTTTTACTTTCTAATTCTATTCTCTCTAATGTTTCTACAGTTGGTGTACCTTTTTCTTCTTTAAGTTTTCTACTCATTTCTAAATACGCTTCATTTCCTTTTATACGTTTTTCTAAATTTCTTCTTTCTGGAGATACATTATCTTCTACCTGTTGTTCTATCAGTGTTTCCGCTGAACGTATACTTGCATTTGCGGAATTTTCCATATCTTGTGTCATTAAAGATAATTCTTCTTTAAGCTTTTCATCTGTTTCATTAAACTTTTCATCAAAAAATGATTCCATTAGTTCAGAAGGAACATTTTCTAATTGTAAAAATACATCTTCTGTTTCACCAATGAATGTTTCTAAACTCAACTTAAATATAGATATTAAAGAATAAATTTGATTTGTAAAATCTTGAATAAGTTTATTTATTCCTATATTTTCCATCATTTTTTTAGCATTATCTACTATCCATGACCATATTCCTTGTTGTGCAGAATATGCTACTTTTACAATTGCTGTCCACGTTAAATCCCATAATGTATTATTTTTAAAATCTATTTTCTTTATAATATCTATAACATTTCTAACTTTTGTATTAAATGCATCTATATCCATACCAAACCATTCTTTTAATATTTCTTTTATATTTTCTGCTGTCTCTTTTGAAAATATACTTTTTACAAAATCTAATACTGGTTGTGTGTTTTCTGCTAGCCATTTTGCTAACCAAGAATCCATTAACGTATTAATGAAATTTAAAACATATCCTGATATTTTATCCCATACATAATCAATTAATTTTGATATAAATGGTGATACTATTTTAAATATTTGAAATCCAAAGATACCCAATACAATTGTTAGTGGTAAAAATATTAGAGGATTAAATAAAAATTTCTTTATTGCTTTACATAAAAAATTCATAGCCTTATTTACTGGCCATGCGAGTACAGTAAATACTGTTCGTACTGCTTCAAATCCTATTTCTGCCATTACTCCTACTAAATCAACTAATGCATCTAATGGATTCATCACGACATCTTTCATCCATTTAAATACAGAAATTACCTTTGTAGACGTATAATCTAATATTTGATTAATATCATTAGCAGAATCTTTAAACCAATCTGACATTTTTCCAAACGTTGATTTAAATATATTTGGTCCATATTTTTTTTCTGCTAATGCATATTCTTTTTTAACTTTATCAAGATCTGATGGTATTACTTTGTTTAATTTAATTATAATTTTATCTGATTTTATTTTTATATTTCTGTGTAAAATATTCATTAAAGATTCAGATAATCCTAAAGTAGACAATATAGAATCTACGGTTGGTTTATCAGATTTAGACTTTGTTAATATGTTTTTAATTTCTTTTAATTTTTCTCTACCACTCTTTAAAATCTTAGAGATTCCAGTATTTTTCTGTTTTCCTAATATTATTTTTTCCAAATCTGTAAAATTATCTTGTGTTGATTTATCTAATAACTGTTTGGATGACAATTTTAAAAAATTTTTAATTTTTTCTACGGTCAACGAAACATTATGTAATAATGTCTCATCAACATTTGCTGATTTACCTACTAATTTATTAAAAAATTCTTGATTTGGAGATATTTCAGCCATTAATTCTGCCTTCTATTTTTTCCAAGGGCTGCAAGAAGTTTAAATAATTGATCAAATGCTTTAGTTGCATAATCGAATCCGGCTTTGATTAACTCCTGTCGGTTTTTCTCTTCATTTTCATAATGTTTCTTAAATATATATATCAAATATGGAGTTTCATCAGCACCTATATTTATAGCTTCTTCATACGAAATTGCGCCTCTAGAATAAATAGAAAGTTCTATACAATCATTTATTATTTGTGTATAGTGCATTCCACCCATTATGCTATAAAAAAACTTAGAAGATTAATTTCCTCCTTTTCATTCTCATAATCTTCATGCTTGAATTTAAAGTAAAGTTTTACACCAAAATCAAGTTTTTCTGTTATTTTGTTAAAATTTTCAATATCGGTAGGACCACACATCTCTTCAACAACCTTTACCCTTTCTTCAAATGATAAAGTAACATGTTCCCACTCTTTATTATCATCCGATAACATTTCTACATTTGAAATTAATGCAGCATATGCACAATATCTACGATCTATCATAGACTCTTTACTACCATTCTTTTTAATCCATGATTCTAATTCTTTTTCTGTTGCTCTTGTAACTGGAGATAATGTAACTCTTACTGCATCATTTAATTGTACTATTTCTTCTACCGATTCCTCTTTATATACTATCGGAAACTCAGAAATATCAACAGTAACTTCAACCGGCTGGGCATCTTCTTTATAAATATGAGGAAATTTAGCTATATCACCTAATGATGCCTGTCTAACTTTTAATAATAGATATGTTCTATCTTGTATACATAACTCATTATTATCAAATGGTTTACCATCAATTGATATTACACAATATTCTAATATCTTGTCTAATGCATCATTTATTAAATATTCATCCTTCTTTTCTATTGCCTTTAAAAAACTCTTTAATTCTTTGTTTTTCATTGCTCTATAAGATGCTTTTTTCTTTAAATAAGGCAATTCTGTAGAAAAATCTGGTACTTCGTTAGTAGAAACTGCTATATGCTTACGAAGATCTTTAAATGACTTTGACATGTGTATTGTACTCCCTAAAAGTAATATAGTATATTATATCAAAAATATAAAAATATTAACAAAAAACTGGTTAGGATAATCCTAACCAGTTTAACTATTTTAAATTATTTTAAAAATATCACTGTGGAGTGAAGTTATTAGATGACCCATTTATTGAATTGCCACGATTAATTTGAGGAGCAGAACCACGAATCATAGCAGCAGCATTTGTGCTTTCACCAAACTTAGAGTCTAAAATGTAGTAATCATATGCAAATGTAACATCAAATTGTTCAATTGAACTATTTTGATCATGTCCTATTGTAATATCACCTACACTCTTTGGCCATGCACCAACCATATTATATGCAGCAATTATTGCTCCTGTACGAGCAAGTTGTGCTACACCTACCTGATCTGACTTATATTGATTTGAATGACCAGTTAATCCAAGTCCAACGTCATATACAATGGCTTGCCAGTTCATAAATAGTCTGCGTAATTCGTGTGCTTCATCACATAAAAAGTTAACTGTCCAATCCTGATATTCTGGTGTAGTACCAATCTTTATATTAACACCTTGGAATGGTATAGCTACTTGACCAACAGTGTATCCAGGAAGATTTGTTGATCTTGCCATTGCAGTTACAACAGTATCAGTACCAATTTGAGGAACATTTACTAAAAATAAATATGGACGGCCAGGATCACCTACTGTTTCTCTAAACTTGTAAAGATTAAACCCATCAAAGTTTGGTAATGGCATTTTTTTCTCCTAATTTACCTTATACTTATATCAACTACGTTGCACAACTTCACTAAATTCTACGCCAGTTGCAACTGCAGTAAATGTTAGTGTTATGAATTCTGCTACTCTTGTTGGCTTGACCAATATTTCAGCATTAAATTCATTTCTATCAATTACTTCAGGTGGATTATTCGTTGCGTCACATACAACTTGGAAGTCATATACACCACGACGAGACTGAACTATGGACATAAACGGATTTACTGTTCCACGGAAACGACTACGAGTGAATTCATCATTGAATTCAAATAGATAGTATCTAGCCATTTTACGAATACTCTTTTCAAGATATAGGAATAAACGACGAACATTGATTCTATCAAATGCGCTTGCACCACTTTGAAGAGTCTTTTGCCCCCAAATTACTATACCTTCACCAGTAAAATCTACAATAGGGTTGATTCTATTGTAATATAGAATATCTCTCTGTCCCTTATTTGGATTTACAGCAACATCAATAACATTTGATAAGATTCCACGATTTAAACCGGCAGGAGCAAACCATTGCGCATCAGAGAAATCTGTGTATGCCATTACTGCTGCTGCTAGTCCACTTGCAGGAATCCAGCGTTCCTTTTCTGCAAATCTATCATAAATCTTTAGCCAGTTACCATAAATTGTGCTATAAGAACTATTAATATTTAAAGTATTAGCAACATAATTTTTCATTGCTGTATATGGTGCAGCAATTTCACGATAATTACTTGTATTTAATACTGTATTTAATGGAACAGTTAGAACAGCCAAACAATCTTTACGAATATTTCTAGCTAGCTCATCTAATGTTCTCTTGATTATATCTGGATAATCTGCATCTATTAATAGATCAACTTCAAACTGTTCTGGGTTTGAGAAATGCTTATATAATTGTGTTTGCATTTCACCAGTTAAATCTGCTAAACTTGTGCCAATAGCAATTCCAGTTAAATCATCTGCACCAGCCAAATATGACTTGCGAGTACTTACAGAAGTTACACCATTAGCAGCGGTTTCAGTATTTGCAATAAAGAAATAAATATATCTTGAATTTCCATTAACAAGTGTAGGGCCAAACATCTTGTTTCCTACTGCATCTCTCTTATCTTTATCATGAGAGAATAAATAGCTTTCTACATTACTACCAAATTCATCAAATACTAACAAAATTGCTTCATCTGCAGTTGATGGACCATTTTCAAAGTTTGTAATTGTTTCAAGAAGTGTTGTATTTATTACCCAATCAGTTGCGCCAGTGGCAGGAGGAGTTAATACATCATACTTAATTAATGAGTTTAGAAGATAATCAGATCCACTCATATCACCATTATAATATTTATCTGCAATTGTATTAATTGCCGTTTGTGTATATGCTTCTACCAATTCTCCCTTTAAATCTACAAGTAATCCAAAATCTGTAGAATTTACGACTACAACAGAAATTCCTTCATAATAATCACCAGGACCAACACCATAAAAATGATAGATGTCAGTAGTAAATAAATTGTTTGCTGCTTCATCTAATTCGCCAGCACCAGTACCAGCAGGAAGATCATAATCTATTTTTGCTTCGTGTTCTTTTATATCATTATATGATAAAGGAAACAATTCGGTTGCTTTTGTAGTCGTATCTGTTAATACTGTTGATCCTGAAAGACCAACTGTTAATCCAGCAACCGCTAATGCACTATCTTCTACACGAACAACTCTTAATTGATTTGAAGCTTTTAAGAACGCTTCTGCGGTAAACCAATGTGTATAACCAACTTCATTTGGTCTACCTAAAATATCTTCTAAATCCTTTGTTGATGTTAGATCAATAGGTACATTTACTGGACCCTTAACCGCATACATTACCATTCCACCAACAGAAGATGTTACTGTTGGTACTATTTGTGTTAAATCTCTCTCTCTTATTGATACATTTGGAGATAAATTGTCAGGCATTGGAAACTCCTTATCCCTTACAAAGCATAGTTATCATTCATATTTATTTATAACCGACAGGGCATTAAATAATTGCGAAATTATTTAATTACCACCAAACAGAGTTGGAATTTCTATTATTCTTGCCATTTATATCTTTATCTAACCAATTATTCTCAACTTCTTCATAATCTTTGGTTAAAAAGTTATTCCAAACCTCATATGCTTCTTTATCCTTAACTTCTTCGGACGGAGACTCATCAAATACCCAAGAGTCCTTAATATCTGCAAAATATTTGGACTTTAAAAAATATGATAACCATAAACACGTAGCAACTAAATCGTCATGGCAACCTTTATTATTCTTAGCTTTAAATACCCCTTCTTTTAATTCCTCAAAATATCCAAATTCTTCAATAAGTTGACCATCATACACTTGAATTTTATTATTCTCAATTAACTCTTTTAACCAAGAACATGCCGCAGGTTTATTACCCCTATTAGCAAATACTCCATATGAATTTTTCTCATAATCATAAAATATATTCTCATATTCATTAGATTCCATCATAATTCTTTGTAATTCTTCTCCCAAATTTGCATTTGTTTCAATAATTAAATATGCGTTATTCCATTCTTTAGCAATTTCGTGTACAATACTTGTAAATATTGGAACATTTATATCATTTCTCCGATAACAAAATACTTGTTTTACTGCACCTTCTGGATAATCTGTAATATCAAACACATTAGCAACAGAATAGTCAGAACCAACTCCTTGTGACACATCTATAGATATAGCATATTTTCTATTATGTTTTGGTTTATCCCAATATTTTGTCCATTGATCTGGCTGATCTATAGGATCTATCTGTTTTAGTCCATTTAAAATAAATTGACCATCAATTAACGTTGATGATGATCCGAAAAATGAACAATCGTGTTCTTGGTGAAAAGATACTTTACCCATATTTCTAATAGTTTCTTCATACCATTTTTGGTCTCTGTCAGGATGGGCATTCCATTTAACCATTAATGGTTTTAACGTATTTTTTCCATCAACTGCATCTTTCCAAAGTTTGTAAAATAAATTAGCAGTACCTTTTGGAGTAGATACAATAATTGATGATCCACCAGTACTCAAAATAGGCCAGTTTGATGTCCAGAATTCTTCTGCTAAAGAAGGAGGATTTACGAACGCTAACTCATCCATAAATAATAAAGAAATTGAATAACCTCTTAATGCAGAAGGGGTTGTAGCAGAACACATTATTTCTGTATCAGTATCAAATTTTATATTATATGCATTATATTCGACTGCTCCAGGTTTGATATATTCTGGTAAATTCTCATATGCATATTTTATTTCTTCTAAAATTTTCTTTGCAACTGCTGCTTTGTTTGCTAATATTGCAATCTTCTTTTCTTTATTAAAAATAGAATACCATAAAATGTAAATTGCAGAACACGTTGTATTGTGTGATATAAAATTGTTTGAATAATATTCATGCTCATCAGAATCTACTTCAACATCATACATGTTCTCTTCATAGCCTAAATCCTCTACCTTTACACACTTATGATATCCTGTATCTGTCTCAATTAACTGCCCAACCTTAACATCACATACATATATTGATGTGTGTAAATCAGTGTAAACTATATGAGTGTCTGCACATTTTAAACTATCACCATTATCTAATTCTATGTACCATACAGTATATGGTACTGTCTTCATTACATTCTTTATCCCCTTCCACCCCTGCGGAGTTTTTATCTTGTATCGGGAAGGACACTCTTTTATAAGTTCAAATTTTCTTGTTGGTTGTTCCATAACTTATATTATATAATATTTATATTAATTTTTATAATTATTTCTATACTCCTCATAAACAGTTTCTATTAAATACGATATTTCTTTTATAATATTGTTTAATATTAATAATGGATTTTGTTTATATTCTTTTTCCAATACATGTCTAATAATAAAATCTGGATATGCAGCTTTTATTTCAAGTTCTCTAATAATATCTCTTTCTTGATTTCCTCTTGCTTCTCCGTGCCAATATTCACCATCAAATTCTATAACATAGTTTAATTCTGGTATAAAAAAATCTAATCTGTATGCTGATAATTCTGTTCGAATCACAATTTCATTATTTTTTGTTTTATCATCTTCGCTTTCTGCGTAAAAGCATTTTAAATTTTTTTCTGGATATAACATCTTTATTTCTTTTTCTACATCAGAAAATAATTTTTGTGATATTTGAGAATAATATATTCTTCCAAATGAAGTAAGCCATTTTTCTTGTCTTTCTGCCCATCTTTGTTTTCCTTTTTTCTCCCCATATTTTTCTATACATTTTTCTAGTGTAAACGTCGTTTGTCTTTCTTTTTGCATTTTCTTTGCGTCTTCGATAGAATATCCTTTATTCACCCAATATTCTAATTGCGATGGGTTTAAACAATATGTCGGATCTTCGTCTTTCTTTTTTTGTAGAGTTTTCATCGCTCTATCAACTCTATCAGTATTTTTTGCAAACCATGTAGTAGAACAAGAAAAACAACAAAAATCCGCATAATTACTTGTCAATGTTCGAAATTTTAATTTCTTTCCACATTGTTTGCACGTACCTGTTTTATTTTCTATGTTTAAATATTTTAACCAATACTCTTCTTTTGAATATTTAATACTTTTTAAATGCGTTGCTAATCCTTTTATATTAATAAATTTCTTTCCATCAACTTGACAAACTACAGTATACCGTTCTTCTTTTATTTTTTTATTCTTTTCTCTTTCCTCTTTTCCATGTACTATTTTGGTATGTTTATTTAATTGCGATTCCTTTTCAAATCTTTTTCCGCATATAATACATTTAAAAATTTTATGTAAATATTTTTCTTCAAATTCATCTTTTAATATATTATGTTCTTTTTCTAAATGATTTATTAAAATATAAAATGGAAATATATTTTTACATATAGGACATTCTGTTTTCATATTATTCTCCTTTAAACAAGAATAATATTATATCACTTCTCTAAACTTTTTCCTTCTTGTCTATTCTATGTATAAACCTATTTTCCGAGATGTCTAGCCCATATTAAAGTAACAAATTAAATAAATTTCCTATTTCAATTTTTTCAATTTCTCCGGTTTCTGTGTTTAAAATTTCAACAAGTTGTTGATTATTTAAACATTTTCCGAGTTGTCTCCCACAGCATAGCACATTATGCTGGTGATTTTGAAAATTTTCAAGCATTTGTTTTTGATAATCGAACAATTTAATTTTCATTTTTCCTTTAGTTGGATGTATAATATAATAGAAATTTTCTGCAAAATATATGACTGATTTTGCAGAGTTTGCATATTTCTCAATCATTTCTTTTGTATATTTAATTTCTTTATTTGGGCGTTTTACTGCACCATTTTCATCGTATTTTATAGGCATATTATATTCCTTTATGATTGCCAAATTGCAGCATTTGATGCAGTTAATTGGTGAGCATATGAAGTTTGATCGTTTATAGCCACCCCTGAACCTTCGTCACAAAACCATAATCCAACTAATCCTGTTTCTGATCCTGTAACAGATTTATAGTTAATAGAACTGGTAATTTCTTCCTGAGTTCGTTCAGTGTTCCATATACGAACATCTGATATTTCTGCATCTCCGATATTATAATAATTTTCGTTTCCTGTTACAGATAGTAGGTATAATAACCGTATATTATTAGCCGGACCTGTACCCCCAAGGGCTGCTTCTGCCATAAGCACACCATCACAATATAATTTTGATTTTCCTGTTGCCCACGAACCAACAACAGTCCATCTGTGCCAAAATCCATCATATGGTTTCATTGTTCTAAGACGATTTATTGGTGTAGCGTTTCCTGTTATTTTTGCTTCTACTACATTAGTCTGAGATCCCATAGTAGAAAAATAATGACCAGCCCCGTCTGTATATGATTTACTAAATATATATTTTAAAGTAGATGTTTCCCATGCAGTTGTACTACATCGAAGTAAAAACTCAAACGTTCTCATCGAATCAAACTCTCCGTTATCATTGGCTTTTGCCCACATAGAAACAGGAACTTCTCCTCCTTTCAACCATGTTGAAGGAGTTGTTACTTGCTGAACATTAGTCCATGGAGATGTCCATCCTTGCCAACTTTCATCAGGAGGGCCATATTCTCCTATCTGACGATCACTAAATAAAGATATTTTTGCAATAGCCGCTGGACCAAAACCTACAAAAATTCTTCTATTTCCTATATCTCCATATGATGTCTGATAACTAAAGTTTGCAGTAAATGACCCTTTTTCAACACCATTTACATGAACAATTATATTTCCATTTGAAAAATCATAACCAAATCCAACGACATCTCCAGGATAAAATGAATTACTTTCTGTTTGTCCGATCAAAGTTGACCCACTTAATATATTGATATACGTACTCATTACCCTAAGTGATATAGATGTTGCTATGTTTCCTGCTGTCGTCGGAACTAAAAACCAATCAAGTATCATACCTACATATATATTTCCAGCACTAAATGAATCTGAATATGTCTTAAACTCAAACCAACGTTTTCCATTATTACACATAACGTCTGCCATCGCGGACGCTTCATTAGAAGTACTGTATTTTTCAACTGTTAATAGGTCATCAGAAATAGTTAGTAAATTAGAATCAATTCTTCCTGGTATAAACCTCGCATATTCTATTTGAGTAGGAGATGGAGGTCCACCAAAAAATCTAGACCATACTCCATTTTTTTTAACCCAACCTTCACCAATTTCTCTATATTGAGAATTATTTTTTGTATAAATCTCTAAAGCTTTATTCCAATTTGTTCTTTTTATATGAATTGACATTATTATTCTTTTTCAATTTTTTTCTCTGGTTCGATAATAACTTCTGCTTCTTTAATATTTTTATCTTTTAATAAACCACTTTCATGCATCATATTTAATAAATCAGCAGTTGATCCTACCATTACAACATTATTACTTCCTTGTACTAATGCAGGATTCTTTGATGTTAATGCCAATTTCTTATTATCAACATCATTTTTACGTTCATTATTATCTATTTTTTCCATTTCGCTGATTGTATTTGTGATAGATGTTAAAACGGTTGCAAAACATTCGGCAGATCTTCCAGAAGGATTATCTTCTATTTCATGCTTCATATGCAATAAAACTTCAATTCCTTCTGCTCCTAAGATTTTTAACATTCTTTTTTTATACTCTACATCATCTCCACAATTTTGTAAATCTTTAATTTTCTCTCTTAATAGTTTTGCAGCAGCATCACGTTCTTCTTGTCTTTCTTTTGCTTTACGTGCTTCATCATCATCAAATGATCCATCAGAACCATCAATATTTAAAATATCTGCAATAGATTTAAATCCTTTACTAGTCATCTACACCGTCTCCATCAAAATCATTTCCGGATGGGAATTCATCATTAGGTATTATAACATTTTCTTCAATTATTTCATTTGTATTATCATCAATTGTTGTTCTATAACTTACAATACTTAAAATATTATTTTGATTAACAATTTCTTGACTATACATTGAAATCGTATCATGACCATCTGGACCATCTCCTATACCTCTGACTATTCTACTAGGTTGTTTATTTGGTCCACATGTATCTGGCTGATCTACAGAATTCCATACTGGTTGTGGTGGAACTGGATCAATACAATGATTTAATACACATTGTGCATATGTAGGTTCTGTTGGGTTTAAAGTAGATGAAGACATAGAATTATTGGCAGATTCCCAATATCTCACCATCAAATTATATTCTTCACAATCGTCTAAATCTCTAATTGCCGCTGATATTTGTGGATCTACCACAGTTTGTGTATTATTATCATTAATATAAATTGCCCCGCCTTCAAATGGGATTTTCTCACATGGAACATTTGCGACTTTTATAATAGCGCATGCAATTTCAGGGGTTAATTCTATTGGTTTATATAAAACTGTTTCCATAGTAAATGTATAATTATGTTGAATTACTCTTCTTTCTTGTTCTCCCAATTCGAATACTATATTAGGAGTAACGTTATCTAATGTTATTTTGGCTTTATGTTCAAGTCCAAAATTTCTTTCTTTAAAAGAAACGTGATTTTCTGGACCGAACCATACTGCAATATTTTCAAACAATTGTAATGCATCTGTCATATATTTTGTCCAGACAGTAACATCAAACGTAAGATTCCATGGCATAGGTTGTGTATCTCTTTGCATAGATCTAGTTCTGCCATTATCAGAATATTCTATATTCAATAATCTTTTTTCAAACTTACCTCTCATTCTTGCAGGATCCCAAACCATTCCTGCCATATTAACGGATATTCTAGGTAAATAATTATCTTGCTGTGGATCTACATCATTTACCGTGGTTTTTGTTAATATAGAAGCAATTTTTTCTTTTGGATTTAAATTTACAGGCACTTTTTTAGCACCAACAATTTTATTTGTTGTATGATCATATACTCTAGTTGTCATATTATTAAAAAGGTCTGCAAATGCCACTATAGAAGTATAGATGGATTTTGGATAAAAATATGCTTTCACCTATACCTCCCTAAATATTACTTCTTTCCTCTCTTAACACTTTCGGGAAGTTCTTCGGTTGGCATTTTTTCTGAAATTTCGGCAGGAGCAGATTCATCTGGAAGAGTAGGTGTTTCTACGCTACCACCGTCAGGAATTGAATCTTCTACGTCATCTTCATCTTCAACTTCTTCAGTTTCATCATCGTCAGTTGATTCTACTTCTCCACCAGCCTGAGTAACAATTGCTTGACGAACAGCAGCAGGAACTTTCCCGTCTTGGTCTACCATTGCATCAGTAAATATTTCTATAATATTACCATCTTGGTCCATTACATAATATTCTGTATGTTCTTCGTCCTTCTCAACTTTAATATTATAGGTCACGTCACCTGTAAATGTAAACTCATTTACATCTTCGCCTTCTTTTAATTCGTTTGTAAATTGGTTGCTTTCAAAAATAACTTTTAGTTTCTTATGAAGTTCTTTAGCTGCACCTTCAAAACGACCCATAATAATTCTCCTTAATTGATTTGCTGAAAGTATTTATATTTATTATATCATGATTTTAAAATTTTGATCACCAGTCTCCCCATATATCTCTATTATTTCTGATTATTCTACCAGTAGGACCATATTTATTATTTTGCATAAATATATTCCAATCATCACTTCCTTCTACAACTTCAAGTCCTGTCGCAACATAAATTACCGTTCCTTCACTACTGTAAGTCATTGATGCAGAAGGACTTTGGACTATTTCATTTGTTTGTGGATCAATTATTTGGTCTGATAATGTTTCTATTTCTTCTTGGTCTCCTAGAGTTGCATTATCATTAATTTGTAAACAATTTGGTAATCCGCTAATTGGGTCTGTTTGTACTGGTGGTGTTCCTACAACTGCTTGTGGATTGCATGTATATGCTTTATCTGATTCTAATTGTCCAGAATCAATCAATTGTTGTAATGTTAAATCAGGAACCGCGCCATATTGCTCTCCAGCACCAATATATGCATCGGAAACCTCTCTTGATTTTAGAGTAACTTTATACCAGAATTTATGACCAAATTGTTGTGCAGACGAATCCATAAAATGCACACCACCAGTAACTACTTCATAAAATAATCCATTGTAACTTGTTCTAATCATATCTTTTGGAATTGGACCATATCCTCCTCGTCTTGTTGGATCTGTTACTGGTATTTTTCTGCTTCTAAATCCTACCAATTTATCAAAAGTAGATCTATGAATATACATTGTAACTTCATCTACATTCATTTGTCCTGCTGCTTGCCACTTCAATAATTCTTGACTATATTCATCAATCAATCCTGTTATTTGATATTTTTTATCCCACACTGGTCTTGAATTTTCACCATACACTCTATCCAATCCTTCTTCATATGCATCAACTACAATTGGATAATATTCAATTGGTATACCATATATACCAGCATATTCTGCTTGTAAATTGTCATATGTTTCAATTTCACGAGAATTATTATAATCCCCGCCAAATTGATTAAAAAATCTTTTATACTTAAGTGGATCATCCAATCCTGACATATTTACCTCAATGTATATTTATGTTTTATAACCATGTAATACTAAATTAATTATTTTTGCATTTGTATTTTGTATTATATCCAGTTCAAATACATCACCTTTAGTTACAGTAGTCGTCCATCCAGGTAAATATTCAGAATAATTATAATGTCCAGATGTAATAGATATTGTATTTCCTCCACAAATACTATATGAATTATTTGTTGGAATATCTTCTGATTTTACTAATATATCAACTTGTACATTTCCAGTAATATCTGTTACTAATGTCCAATCATGTATAATCCAATCATCAACAGAAGGAATATACAAAGAACATTTTCCTGGCATAACAAGAGATGGTGATGTTGTTCTTAAAATCATAGAAATTGGAATTTCAGATTTTACAAAATCATAAACTGATTTTGCTGTTGGCAATTCATCGTCTGTAGAATTTTCATTTATATCTAATGATAATTGTGTATTTGATGCAGAAATAGTTGACGTTTCTGTAGTTATTGTCCATCCATAAGTATCACCACTATAAACTATGCTAAAACCAATTCCTACTCTATCCAATTCTATGTCTTCTTCTAATCCAAAAATCTTTTTTCCATTTCTACTTAGTAGAATATAATTTGAAATATCAATAGTAGAAATACCAATTTCATCTCCATCTTCTGGAGATGGTGGTAATGTTAATGTTATATTTCCTATTGATGCATCTATTACATATCCATATGATTTAACTGCTGATGTATCTTCTGTTATTACTATCCATTGCATCCCATCAACAGAAGAAAATCCTGTTATACTACTAATCTGTGTTTGTAATGATGCACTAACTGTTTCTACTTCTGTTCTTCCAATATAATCAACATATTGTGCTTCTGATAAGTGATAATATTCTCCACTCATTCCACCCTGTAAACCAATTAAGTCATTATGAATTCCTGTTGCAGTAATACTGGATGTGCTAATTTCAAGATTATAATTGTTTCCGGTTTGTGATATTAATACGGTTCCACCACTTGATGATACCGTAATAACATCAATATTATTAATCTGTGTTTGTAAATTTGAACTAATTTCTTGTGTAGTAGTTAATAATGTATAATTATTGAAGTTTCCTGTTATATTTTCTACTTCTGTTCTTCCAATATAATCAACGTATTGTGCTTCTGATAAGTGATAATATTCTCCACTTATTCCACCTTGTAAACCAGTTAACTCATTATGAACTGATATTCCACTTGCAGTAATACCAGATGTATCTACTTCTAAATTATAATTATTTCCATCTTGCGATATTAATACTGTTCCGCCGCTTGATGAAATAGTAATTGTTGATATATTATTTAAAGCGGCACTAATCGAATCAATTTGTGATTGTAATGATGCACTTATAGATTCTACTTCTGTTCTATCAATATAATCATTAGAATTAATAACTAATACAATATCACCATCTTCAGAAGAAATTGGTTCTGTAAATGTTCCATCTTGTACAATTATACTATTTGTAAAAACTGTTTTAGAATCACCATATTTAAGTTTATTTGTACTTGTTTCCGACCATAATGTATTTTGTCCTATATCAGGATTTGCGCTTATAGGCTGTAATGTTAATCCAGGAGAATTTAAGGAATTTCCATCCCATATTATATCTGTTGTTTCCTTCCATACTTGTTCAGAAGAATCCCAATATAATATAGATCCTTCTGATGTTCCCTCTGGTAAAGATGATCCTGATATATTATAAACAACATTTTGTAATACAGAAATTTCTTGTGTAATATTTGCTGTTATATTTTCTACTTCTGTTCTTCCAATATAATCAACGTATTGTGCTTCTGATAGGTGATAATATTCTCCACTTATTCCACCTTGTAAACCAATTAAGTCATTATGAATACTTATTCCATTTTCCGCAGATATACCAGAAACATCAACTTCTAAATTATAATTATTTCCATTTTGTGATATTAATATTGTTCCTCCGCTTGAAGAAACGCTAATTATAGGAATATTATCTATTTGTGATTGTAAATTAGAACTAATATTTTCTGTTGTACTTATTAAAGTGTATTGTCCTGAAATATTAGTTATTTCTGAATTAATAATTATTAATTGATTATTAATGTTTGTTATTTCAGAATTTAAATATCCTGATATATTTTCTACTTCTATTCTTCCAATATAATCAACATATTGATTTTCCGATAAATGATAATACTGATTTAAAATTCCTCCCTGTAAACCAATTAAATCATTATGGACAGATATACCTTCTGCTGTAATACCAGAAGTATCTACTTCTAAATTATAAATATTTCCATTTTGTGTTATTAATACTGTGCCACCACTCGATTCTAGTGTTATAGTTGTTAAATCATCTATACTTGCACTAATAGAATCTACATCAGTTTCAATATTTACTATTTTATTTTCTATAATTGTTATAGATGATTGTAAATTATTAATTAATGTTGTGTTGGCATCAATTGCATTTTGTAAACTACCACTTACATCAACAACATATGATATTCCAGCATAATCATTATATTGTGATAATGTTAAGTGATAATACTGATTTGTTGTTCCTCCTTGCAATCCAGGCAAAGAATTATGAATAAATGTTGTAGATGGACATGTAACTGCCTCACCATTTGCAATACAAAGAGATAATTCCCCATCAACAGAATATTTAGTAGGAATTCTACCATCTGGTAATAATACATCATATGGAATACCATTGACGCTTGGAAGTCCACATGTGCCAACGGTAGAATATTCTAAACATGTATTTGCAGTTGGACTACATACAATAAAATTATCTTTTGTACATGTACTAGATGTTGCATATTCGTCGGAACACTGTGGAATATTTGTATTTTCTGGTATACATGTATCATCTTGATTTATAATAATGTTTTCACAAACTGGCGGGGGATCTACTACTTCTGTTATTGTTTGTCCTAATACTGTATATTGTGTTGATATTCTTCCATCTGGTAATAATAGATCATCTGGTATTTCTCCAGATATTGTTGGGCCTGGAGTTGATCCAATGGTTGTGTATTCTGTACAATCATTTACAGGATTTGAAATATTATATGGTGGTTGCTCATTTGAGCAAGACCCTAATGTTGAATACTCATCATTACAATCTGCCATTATATCCCTCTAGTTACCCTATATTTATCTATTTTGAATAACTAAAAACATATATTTCTACAAAAATATATTGGAATATAATTTAAACTATTTTAAAATAATTTCTATAATATTTCTTAGATCTTCTGATATAACATTATTTGACATAAATTTGATGGTTTCCGACCATAATTCTTCATAATTTGTAGCAGCATATTCACTTGGTGTCAACCCTTTATCATATGCTAATGTTCTTAATTTTGCACTTTCTATATTACTTATTTCTCCTAAATTTGCTGGCTTATAACCTTGTATTCTTTTTAATTTATTAATAAATAAGTTTTTATCCTCAAATATATTTTTATTTTTTCTAAATTCTTGCTTGAAATTTTCTATAATAGTTGATTTTATTTTAGCAATTTGTGTAATATCATCATATTTTTGTTTTAATACATCTTCTATTATTTTTGATAATAATTTAATATTTTCTAAAATTATTTTTCCTTTATATTGTATAAACCTTTCCCATATTGATAATATATCATTATTATCTAATTTAATTTCTTTTGATAATTTACGTAACACATTTTCTTTATACCAATTTATAAACATTTCTTTTTTATCAGATGATAATAATTCCCATATAACATGAGAAGTTTCATGAATTATTAAATCTGTAATATTTTCATTATTTTTAAATTCAGACTTATTTATTAAAATACTATTAGATTCTATATCAGTTAATGCATAATACTCTTCAGATTTTACACTAATATTGTATTTTGATAAAATAGATTCATCAAACTCTATAATAATTATTTTAATAAATTTTAATGGAGTTATAGATAATCCAATTTTTTGTAACTTCTTTGTTGCATCATTACAATAATAATATACATCATTTAAATAATCATCTATTATAAAATCATTTTTTAATTTATTTGTATAATTTTTAATATTAAATATTCCAGGAGTTTCCGATTTTTGGCATGTATATATTTCATACCATCCAATAGAATTCAACTTAACAGATTGATACTTTTTTAAAATAGTATCAATTGTTTTTTCTTGATTTATATTCTCATTTAATAAAAACAATTTTAAATTCATTAATCATCCCCAGAAGAATCCTGGTGGTTCTGCATACATTCCATTAGTTATTTGTTCTTCTAATTTTTCTCGTTTTGATTTTCCTTCATCAAGATAAAATGCGGCATTTATTGATGCACCACCAGGAAAATTTGCATTAGAATATTTATTAGCATTTGTTCCTATCTGAATCATACACAATGCTTCAGCATATTCTTTTACCCATATATGTTCATATAAATATTCATCTGGAACTTTTCTATTAACTAACAAACCAATTAATCCCGCAGAAGTAGGAGCAGGAGATATTTTTACTTTATGCTGTAATTCTAATAATTGTGCATGCAATTTTACAGTATACATTGTTCTAAACATTTCTATATATTGTAATCCCAATTCTAACGAAACAAGATCCATAAACCCGCCACCAGCCATTCCTCCAGAACCTAATCCAAGACCTCCGTTATTTAAAAATAAATGCATTGGGGAAAATAATGCTTCTTCTGAATCTGAAAATCCACCAACCCCACCATACCCAAATCCCTTTCCCTTTTCAAGACCACAAACGATTGAAATTATATCTTTTGGAACATCATATACGGTTTTAAATACAAAACTTCCTTGTGTAACATATGGAGATTGTGTCGTATCTCCTTCTATCCAATATGGACCATCAGCATTAGCATTATATTGTCCAATTTCTGTAAAACAATGTGGATCTGGTATTCCGTCACCACACCATCCAGGCCCAGGATTTGTTTCTGTTGGACAACAAGGATCCAAATTAAATGCTAAACATTGTGCATTTAAATCTCCTTGATATCCAGTATTTGGATCATTATCTTCTCCACCATATCTAATACATTCTTCTGTAGTATTTACGGGTGTAATTGATGTGCAATCTAATGGACTACATGCTGTTGTAGGATCTGATGTAGTTGGAGGAGTTGTAGTTCCAGACGTTCCAGTTGATGCACATGTTAATGGGTCTACGATAGTGCGCCAACGGCCTTTTTTTGGTTTTGGATGACATGGCTTTCCGGTTGCATCATACTTAACTTGTTCTGGACAAATAATTAATAAAGATTCCTCGTTTCCTATTCCCCCTGCATGTGTTCCAAAAAAATCAACTGCAAAATCAATTGCATCATCCAATTGTGTAGTATCAATCAATACATCTACAATTGGTTGACCCAATCTTCTTCGTATCCAATTTGCTAATTCTCTTTTTTTTCTGTTTGGTTTCATATTATATCCTTATTAAGTATTTATATGTATCCAGGAAGAAACACCATAAGCTTTAAAAATAAAAATTAATATTAATTTATAGATACTATTCTCCATCTATTATTTGTATAAATTAATGTTGCGCCCCCTCCTGCAGAAAGAACTTGATTCGTAGAGGATTTACAGGCTATTCTATTAGTAGCAGAAGATCCAGCATCCTCATGATTTAAAGTCCATGTATAAGAAGACGTATTGATAAGATATAATTTTCTTCCTTCAACTCCATTTGCTATTCCTGTAAATACTAATGTAGATCCCCCAGAATAACGTATTCCCGTATAAATACTTGATATATTAAAATCATTAATAGTTCCTGTTGTTACTAATGTTCCTATATTTTCAATTTCATAAGCTTTATGCTCAAAAGGAACATAATGTTTAACTGATGTTGTAGTCCACTCTAAACAATATGCAGTAGAAATTGAAGATCCTGAAATCGGAATAGTAGCTAACAGATATCCTTTTGTAATAAATTTATTAACTTCATCAGGAGATGCGCCAATATATAAAATACTATTTGTAGCGTCACCATTAAAATATAAAAGAGTTGTAGAATTGTTATTATAATTAACACTACATATTTCACCGGTCTTTGTAGTTGATTCTGCAAATGTCGCATTACATACTATAATTTTATCTGTCCAAACCTCACCACCACCTATTTCAACTCTGTTTGCAGCATGACCACCTGGGACTGCACCATTAAGATATATTGAACCACTTGACCCATTTCCAGTAAATTCTGCTAGAACGTATGAAGAGTTATAGAATCTTAGTGAAGGATGTGCGGTAGAACCGTAAACGTCCATAGCCCAATATGATGTATTATCGCTTGAACGATTTAGAGTAATTTCTCCACCTTCGGAAACTGCATCTTGTCTCTTTACATTTAATAAATTAACATATAGAGTATTAGTTACTTCTGTAGGTCTGGCTAGTGATATTAAACCTCCTGCAGCTCTTAGAATATTAATAGGTCTATCAACGTAAGTACCTGCATCATTATAAGCATATAGTGCAAATTCCGAACCAACATTTGATCCTGTTTCTGCCACACCATTCATTCCTACTTGCCATCTCATACTTGAGGCAGTCTTAAACGCTAATAATCCAGATCCAGTTGCTCTATTAATATATAATGGACCATCTGTTCCATTAGCTAATGTATCATATCCTAATGTTAAAGAAGTTGCAGTACCCTTGAGGATGTCTACTGTATCACTTCCAATACGGAGTCTAAAATCTCCAGAAGAAGGATAATATATTCCATCAGTATATACAGCAGTTGCGCCCCAGAAATAACCAGCATTTAAATTACTCCACATATTAGAATTTTTAGTAATAAATCCATTACCAACTTCTAATTTTGTCGCATTACTTAATATATCTATTGTTGCAGCATCAGTTGCTTGAATGGTGAAATTACCTGTACCTCTATGAGTAATGTTAGTAGTTGTATTAGCTCCGGTATTATTTCTAATAATTCTTAATCCATAATCAGTATATGTATCATCTCCATGGAAGTCAATATATGCATATCTATTTCCTGATCCTAATGCATTTATTTCTATTGCAGCACTATCAATTGATGTATTTGCACCATGAACTATTCCGCTAAAATATGCAATACCAGCAGTTGTTAATTGCAGTTTTGCTGCAAAATCTGTACCTGCATTTGCTGATGATGCATTATCAGCATAACCGATATATAAATTGTTATCAGATCCAATAGTCATTTGCCACGTATCTAAAGTAGTATTTCTTTGTAAACATAATCCATAATCAAAGGTATCTGCTGCCTGCTTGATGAATAATCTTGATCCAGCAAGAGATTTTGAACTTGCTCCTAATACTAAACCAGTAGTATCTAATTTGGATGCGTATATTCCTGCATTTTGTGAACGAACATAGAATACTCCACAGTCTAAGACTGCCCAATCAGCAGCAGATCCATGGGAACTACCATATAATTCTAATTGAGCACCATTTGAACTTGAACTACCACCAGCAATTCGTACACCACCATTTGCAACTGACCGATATATTTCGTGTGTAGCACTTGCAGCAGCAGATAATACAATATCACTTGTTGGCGATAATTTTCCTGTAATTGCAACACCATTAATATCCCATGATAATATATCTGTTCCTGTTACTGTTGTGTAGTTTGATGCTGCAACTAATGCACCATTAGTAACAGAATTCAGTATTGCACTTCCACCACCAATTTTTACGGTAGATGAGTTTAAACTATTAAATGAATGTATTAATCCAACTGGTTCTTCTGCATTTAAATAGTGTGGTAAAGCTATTCTTCCTGCTTTTGCAGTAGAATCTGTTAATGTTACTGCTGCAGAATCCGAACCGACTATTAATGAAACACCATTTCCATATTGTATTCTTGCTTGTGTATATGCAGTTAATGCACCAGCAGAATTGATTTCTAGATGAGTCGCTTCATATGCACCGCCCCCTCCTGTATGACGCATGAAACGTAAAACGCCTTGATAATTATCAATATGCCAATCTTTATATGATGCAGTGTTTTGTAATACTAATGAAGGACTATCATCGGTCGCATTATATAATGCTAGATTTACACTTGACTGAACATATAATTGTGATATTTCAAATTTACTTGCTTCACCAACATAGAATGTATGATATGCAGCATTACCACTATCTTCTGCATGATATTCTAATCGTGATGCAGAAACACCAAAACCATATTTATTTCCTGCCGATGTATTTTCAAATAAATACAATTTACATTTGTGGGCATCTCCTGCAGAATCTGCAAAATCACTTCCTAAATGTAATCCATACGGAGTAGCAGTAGAAGTTCCGCCTGTTAATGCTTTTCTTGAATACCAACCATTGGTATCAATATAACCATAATCACCAACACTTGGATCATTAAATGTTATTGTTGAACCTCTAATAATTAAAGGTTTTGATAATGAACCAGTATAGTCATATGACGTTAGATATCCTACACCAGCACCATATTCTATTGAGACGCCAGCACCACTTGCAACTGCAGAATCATATGCTCCTTTTACAAACAAATGCCCTAGTGTACTATTACCAACTACTACAGAATTTCCCGCATATACTTCACCATTATATTTTGCTAAATGAATATTTCCTTTTGCGAATCCTGTATTGGCAATACTTTCAATTACTATTTCACCAGCAGCATCAGAATATATTACACAACTGTTCTTAGCAGAATCACCAAATCCAACTACTAAATTATTAGAAGAAGCAATTCCACCACTACTAACAATTGCACCATCTCCTCCTAGTGTTGCAGATGTTGTATCCTGTGCATTTATTTTATCAGTATATAATGTTACACCGGCTGTACTTGAGTCTAAACATTTTGTACCAGCGGGAGTAGATGTTGTTATTGTAAAATCTCCAAATGCTGTTCCAGATTGTAATCCTCTATGAACTTCAAGATTTGTACTTGTAAAATTATTAGCAACTATTACTAGATATAATTTATGAGAATTGTCTACCTGTCTATATACTTCAAATTTTACATAATTTTTTAATAATGAAGTTGCAACACCATAAAATTTACTATTTACTTCTCCTCTATTAGTCCAAGAGAAATTAAATGGGTCGGCAACTCCTACAATACTGGTACTACCTCTAACTAGTACGGAGTCCCATTGTCCTAATGATGTATAATCACCCAATGTTGCAATATGAACATATTGATTGTTAGAAGCATCATATGAACTAGTTTGATATACCTTTCTTACTAAATCTGTTACTACTCCACCAGCAGTAATATTTCCTGTTGTGGTCAATCCTACTATGCCTACTATATTATTTGAATCATCTACTGTAATTCCTGTAGATTGTGCCCCTCTACCAGTTCCATCTGATCTTAATAATAAATTATCTGTTCCAAATGTACTTGCTGATGTAACTAAATTTGCTGTATTTGATATTCCATGAACTGACGTAGTTGCTGATGTATGTGAGTTTAAACTACCTGAAATAGTTGTCACTTTTGAGTTTAAAGAAGATATATCATTATCATTTGAACTAATCTGTGATTGTAAACTACCTGTTAAATTAGCAGTAGTTGTTAATAGTGTGTAATTATTTAAATTGCCCGAAATAGTTGTCACTTTTGAGTTTAAAGAAGATATATCATTATCATTTAAACTAATTTGTGATTGTAAACTACCTGTTAAATTAGCAGTAGTTGTTAATAATGTGTAATTATTAAGTGTGTTAACAGTAGGTACTAATATACCACCAGAATATATATTACCGCTTGCAGATATATTTCCTGATGTAGTTAATCCCTCTTGTGCCTCAATTATTCCATTAGAAAAAATATTAGCATGTGCGATTGTATGTACTGCTGTTGCCGTATATATTGTTCCGGTTTCCGTAGCAGTTGTGCTACCATTTACCCATGTAATACTCCCCCCGGTTCCCAATCCATTAGTAGTTACACTAGGTTTAAAAATCGTTCTTGCTCTTAGAGATAAATAGCCAGAAACAACATGACGGAATTGTAACTCATAAACTCCGGTTGATACCTTTTCAACTCGGAAGTAATCTGCATATGGTCCAGATACTTCGGCATCATTAATAGAATCAAGAGATGCACCACTACGAGTACATCTGCAATAAAATTTCATTATTTTGTCTGCCATAGAGTTATCTGATGCACCCCATGGTCTATCAATTATTTCTACTTCAAATTTTACACCTGTATAAGATCCTGTTCCTATTACAACGTCTGCTAATTTTTTCCACCCAAATCCGGAGAACTGAAAATAATTGTAAAACCCATCCCATACTTTTCCTTCTTCAAAATCCTCATAATCAATTGGAAAAATATTTGTTATCTGGTCCTGTAAATTACCTGTCAAACTTGCAGTTGTTGTTAATAGTGTGTAATTATTTAAATTACCACTGATTGTTATTACTTTTGAATTTAAAGAAGATATATCATTATCATTTGAACTTATTTGTGATTGTAAACTACCTGAAATTGTTGATACTTCTGTTTTCCCAATATAATCAGAATATTGTGCAGATGATAAATGATAATATTCATTAGTTGTTCCACCCTGAATTCCTATTGTTTGGTTATGAAAAACTCCAACTGCCTGATATTGTTTTATATTAATACCTTGAATATTTTCTACTTCTACAATTCTCGCTCTACCACTGTCAGTAGAATATAAATTTCTCATATCAAAAATAATCTTATATAATCCAACACTTTCAATAAATATTGTTATTAATAATGTTCCTAAATCTAAATCTCCAAATGTTTCATCTTGTGCTTCACCCAATGTATTATAAACTTGTTGTCCAGGAATTATAACAGTTCCGCCATTACATAGATTTGTTGCAACAACATAATAATTAACATATATAGGTAATACAGAAGATAATTCTGTTAATTGGTAATTACCACCTACATTTTGGTTATATTGAATATTTGTAGATTTTAATATTGGTAATGTTTCTGTATCAGACCATATCCATTCTTCTACTCCTGTCCGATACCATATTGAATACGGACCCGCAGAGGCAAATCCTGTAGAAACATCTCTTATATCTTCATCCCAAAATGTTGTAGTTCCTATACTATAAGTAATTCCTCCAACTGTATCACTATTTAACGTATAACCATCAATGTTTCCCCCACCTTCCAATCTAGAACCAAATGTTAAATGCTGATATCTATGTTCAAGTTGATTAAAGGTTGTTGTATGTCTTTCATCAAACAACTTGCCCTCTTGTAACGAAGAATTCCAATATACTGTTGCTACTGGAGCCTCATTCAAAAGAGTCCAGGAAGTAGTAGATTGTTGTAACATCCCAAGAGAATCATAATATATAAAATATTTTGCTGTAACATCAGGAAGTACAACAGTTTGTGTCGATCTGGAATATCTTGTACTACGATACCATACATTATGATCACCAGAAACAGTTAATGTTATTGTCGAATTATCAAAAAATATTTCTGGTAATCTATCATATTCTAATCCGGTTAAACTATATGCACCAGACATTCCTTCATTGATTGTTAAAATGTCTAAAGTATTTTCAATAACTTGACCACTTATATCAAGAACATCTGTTTGTAAATTTAAAATATCATTATCATTAGAAGTAATCTGTAATTGTAAATTACCTGATATATTTGCCACTTCAACATCTGTTATATATCTAATAGGAACTACATCATTATACCAAGTATTATCTTGTATATTATTTGATAATACATATAAATCTTCTCTAGTAGTTATTTGCCCTGAATAATTTGGCCCAACGGATGTATACCAAAATTTAGCACCAGATAATAATATATTTGTAGATGCATCAATGTTTATAAATCGTTTACTATTATCTACATCAGTTCCTTGATTTACAAATTCTCTACAATAAACATTTTCTAATGTTATAGAATTACATGATGCGATATTATATGCAATTCCTGGCGTATCGGGCATTAATGCTGCTCTATATGTTACAGTTTCACAACCACATCCTATTACTGAAATGGAATTGCATGCAGAAAAATTATATGCATATGAACAACTATCACAAGAACATGCATTAAATGAACAACTTGTTGATGATTGTATTAAATATCCACAATAAATTGCGCCGTTTGCATAACACGATAGCCATGAACATCCAACTGCAGTACTTACTCTCCATGCGTTTCCACCAACATCTTGTGTTCGACAATTTTTCCAACAAGAAGAAACTGGTAATGTTATTCTATATCCATCACCTGCAATATCATATAATAATACGTTTTCAAATAATAAATTTAGTGCATTATTTGATGCATCAACTCTAAATCCGCTTGTATTAGTTGCATCTATTCCTGCTCCTCTAAATGATATATCTCTTAAAATAAAATACCATATATCATTTCCTACCCCACCATCAATCATATATTGGGTTCCGCCACCATTCCATGTAGCACCAATACCATATACATTTGTTCTTATTTCTGATGATCCTGCACCAGTTCCCATTATTTCTATATTACTATAAATTGTTAATGGGGATGATATTAAATAAATACCTTCCGGAACAAAAACTATTCCCCCACTTATATTTGCAGCATCAATTGCAGATTGTATTGCTGCCGTATCATCAGATGAATTGTTACCCAATGCCCCATAATCTTTAACATTAAAAAATAATTTTGTTTGATAATTTGAAGAAATATCTTCAACATTTACATTTATATTATTAATTTGGGTTTGTAAATTACCTGTTAAATTTTCTACTTCTGTCTGACCAATATAATCCGCATATTCAGATGATGTTAAATGATAATATTCATTTGGCTGACCACCCTGTAAATTTACCAATGTATTGTGATCTGTACTTCCACCACTAATTGCAGCAGAAATTGTTAATGTATTTAATACGTCATCATAATTTAATGATATATTAGACCCAGCAACCAGTAAAGATCCAACTCTATCATCAACAGATTCCGAAAAATCTGTAATGTTTGATGCTATATGTGTATGCCCATTAAGAGTTATATCAATATTCCAATCTGTACCATTTTTTGTTATAATTAGTGTACCACCAGAGGATTCTATAGTAGATGTACTTACAAATCCACCACTATCTAATATAATTCCTACATTTTCATTAAAATCTGCAATTCTTCTAATATTTTCATTTAATACTGCACCAATACCATCTCCAGGATATGGATATAATAATATTAGATCTTTATATATTACGCTATTATTTACTGCCATAATATTCCTATAACAAGCATCTAATGCTTATTTATATATTCTAATACCAAAAAAATTCACAATGCGGCAGGAATTAATGTTACTAATTTAGCTATTTTTTCTAATAATGCCGATTCAGTTGCAGTTAATCCACTTGTTCCAGTTTCTATTATTGATAATGATGGTAATAATGATGATCTATTTTCTACATGTGTGTTTAATAACGGATTCATATATGCATAAGAAATAATTGGAGTCCCTGCAACTTCAGGGAAAATATTACCATTTAAAATTATTTTTGTATCATCCTCTGTTGCTATAGGACAAATTTTCCAATCATTTTTTATAATAAAAGTTCTACCTAAATATTCTGTAGTAGAAACTTGGTTTCCTCCTAATCCATCAAATGCTGGTAAATATTTCGCATTATCAGATTCCAATACCCATTCTTTCCATAATGAGTATAAATCTTGAATATCTATCGTTGCTTCTAGCTCAGATACACCCAAAACTATTCCAATACATTTTGTTACGCCATTAAATTGTATGGTAGCCATTTAGACCCCATTATGCTGGATCAAGATAGTTTCTTTCTAAGCTGGCTACAAGAGAAATATTTTGTCCAGTTGCTCTTGTTATTGTTGCAGTAGATGAAACATATTGTGCAGTTTCCAGGCCAATTGCAACTACAGTTACATCTGCATCGGTTGCTGGTGTTCTTCCGCCTTGATTATTACCATCATAATCAAATGTAAACGATATAGACGATTGTCCAGAAATATTTCCAGTAATAGCAACATCATCATTATCATTAACAATTATTGCGCCAGATGTTGCATAAGTATCGGTAAAGAACATCCAATATTTTGCACTCATATCTGTTTGTAAGTTTGTGTTGAATGTAATTGTGCCTGCTGCGACGAATGGGAATGTTCTTTCTGCATTTGTGTTATCCGTAAATACCAATCTGTTTGTATCATTACTATCAAAATTATCAATATATACACCATTTCCGCCACCATCAGGATTTGTTGCGTATTTTGTTTTTAACGTATCACCAACGAATACTAATAAGTCTGCAGCCAATTTGCCTATTAATGTACTAGCGTCAGCATCTATATCACTATCTTTTCGTAACTGTCTTTGAACAAATTCATATATTTCTTCTGCTGTTCCATTATTACCATCAATTATAATACCAAAATTATAACTGCTTGCACCAATTGTTCTTGATTGTGGAGTTGCATAATAAGTTATACTCATTCCTGTATACGGAGTGGTTGTGTCAATAGTGTTATCAGTAGCAGTAATTTTTAAATCTGTTGCGTTTGTAAGTGGAAACCGATATGCTTGATATGTTAATGAAGTTACACCGATGTCTGTCAATGCAGATGAAGCGTAAGTTTTTCCTTGTTCTCTAGCATATAATGTCAGACTTGTTCTATAATCATAATTTCCATCAGATGGTCCTGCGTATACCTGAACTGCTTCGTTAACCGGACCTTCATATGTAAAGTTTGTAGCAGTTCCAGATTGGTTAAAATATGGTTGGTCTGTTGCTCCTAATGAACCTAGTGAAATAATACCAGTATATTGTCTAACGATTACACCAGAAACACGCTCTGCCCATCCAGCAGTTCTAAATAATTTTCTTGTTGCCGCATTTGCTGGTGCCCAATCGTTAATAAATTCGAACTGTTCTGGGGTAATTGCTTCCATTGGAAATGGATATGCAATTACTGATGACTCATCTTTCCAAATTTCTTTTAATTTAGAATATATACATTGAAGAGTTACACCGGCAGTATCAAGTGCTCCAACTTCTGTTAAATAAATATCTCTACCAGATGTAGAAATAGTTAACATTGCACTTGTACTTGGAGTAGTTGATATTTCATATGTAATATCATCTGGATCTACTAATAATGCCATTGTAATCTCCTAATATAGTTCTAAATGTATTTATATCAGAATTATGTTGGATTTGTATAAACTCTATCTTCAATTTGCTGAATTGGAATTGTTGCGTCTGTGGATGTATATGTTATTGAAATTCTTTGTGTTACATATCCTAATGCATGTATAACTATAAATCCATCACTTCCAGAATACGATTGGGAAAAACTAAAAGATGTTCCAGAGGATTCTTCTCCATCTATTTGAGTTGCTGTAGATGGATCTGTGCCCAAATATGCTCTAACTTCACTTCCTGCTATTAATCCTGTTAATGTTACAGTAGCACCCGCAACTATTGTAGTAGTAGATCCTACACTATTTCTATATGTTGGTGTATCTCCACCACCAGCAATATTAATAGTTACTAAACCACCACTCTTATTATATACTGCTGCAGTTGATGATTCATTAACACCAAAATTATTAAAATATAAACCATCAAACGTATAAGATCCTGATGTATCTATACTTATAGCATGACCAGAAATAACTTCGGTTCCTATTTCAAATGTCGAATCTGATATATCTGTTAATGAATTCCATTGTATTATACCAACTTCTGGACCACTATCACTCCCAATAATAAATGTACTATTAATTATTTCAGCATTATTATCTGTAATACCATCACCACCTACGAATAATTGTCTATCATATATTATATCAGAATCTAATACGACATTTCCTAAAACATAGGTGTTTCCATCAAAATTAAATTGTCCGCTTATCGGTAATGTATAACTAACTCTAAATGGAGCCGATGCACCAATTTGACTATTCTTTAATTGAACTATATCACCAGATGCCGCATTAACATCGAATCCGATCGTCTCGCGGTAAGTATATAATTTGGTAGTACCATTAGCTAGAGGAGGGAAAGCAATAGATTTTTCAGAATCTATAAAATAAGTAGCTTTGGCTCCATCACCAATCTGTAAAGACCCATTTAATACAAATTGTATATCTGAAGGAATGGATGAAAGGTCCGCGCTAATGAAAATCATTTTATTTACAGCATCGTCTAATGTAAGAGGATAATTAGCAATTCCACCATAAATCTCTGCACGAGAAATCACATAGGGATCACCGGCATTCAATGGGTTGCTTCCTGGTCTTGTTGCCCTCGCGTTCGTTCCCCTCACAATATACAAAATGTGCTTTACTGACGCAGCATTGAACGTTCCTACTTCCCGCTCAGAAATGGACTGAACATAACTAGACCCTGGTTGAAGTTGCCTCAAACTGTTTGTAGCCGCAGTAGTTGCTTGCCCAACGGATTTATCACCAATCAACCACTGCATTCTATCGCCATCTGAGTCGATTAGAATGATACGGGCAATATCAGTTTGGACGGCACTCAAGAAATACCCGAACCAAGCAATGACTTCCGTTGACATGTCTCGCGGAGTTGTAAATGTGCGAGTATATCCTAACCAGTTTTGGTTTTCTCCATGATCACCAATGTAATTCCCAGGAGCAGGACCTTTGTTTGAATTCCCGGAGGTGCCAGAGTTTGCTCTTGCAACAGCATCCGTAAGCATAGAATTGACCATGCGACACTCACGGAGGACACAAGTTCCTGTTCCGGCAGTCAATGCTCTTGGTAGTGAGTTTGTTGACGCATCATACCCATTGTAGTAAAAATCTCCAGCAGCATCAACGTTTGTTGTCAGAGGACCACATAACTGAATGTAATCTGCATTGATAGGTCTCACCCAATAATACTCATTATTAGTTAAACCAGTTGGTAAAGTATTTCCGTTATTCTCTACCCTAACCACCATAGATTCATCCATCGCATGAGATGGAACATAAATTGCATACTGTCTTAAATGATGTATTTCGCTACCGCTTCCAGATAAGTTTGCTCTTGTAGTTGTAGTATTTGCAATACAATCACTTCTATCGGTCCACAATGAAATAGTATTATCATCAATCTTTCTGCTATAATATCTCGCACCTTCTGTTAAACCAATTGATGCACTACCACCATTTTTACTATAATGAATTGTTGATCCAGTTATAAGTCCATGTCCAGAAATCGAAATAGTTTCAAGTGTACCGTCAACACTAGTACCAGTATTAAAAGTCAGTGGTGTACTAATTATAGATGCATCAAAGTTCCAAGTCGTAGGAGTTGAACCATCTGGTAGTACGTTACTTGTCAAAATATCTGAAATCCAAGTAAGATCAGATCCCTGTGCATAATCAGTAGTAGGTATTAGCTCTAATGGAGAAGAATCAATTTTAGCTGGTGCAGTATTATCATTTGTTAATATTTCAACTGATATACCTATCCAATCGTCTGAGGATGAGTTAGTCCAGTCTATACCAGCAATCACTGTTGAGGCTGCATCATATTGAAAATCAACACCACCACAACATGAATGGTCAGTACCTTCTGTACTACCAGTTGAACGATATGCAACGGATTCTGATTTGAAATTGGCTGGTTTAATATAAGCAGTTGCTCCTGGTTGTATATCTTCAACTGCCATATAAGATAAATGCCAAGATCTTGTTTTAACTAAAGTTATGTCTGGATTATCTATACCAGAAGCACCTTGCGCTACTTGAATGTCTCCTATACTGAACGGATCTGTAGTCGTGTCAGGATCTTCAAACACCCAACATTGAATTGTCCATCTATGGTTTGTTTCCGATGCAGTCATTTCGGGGAAAGATTCACCATCAGCAGTCGCAATACGCTTAAACATATATACGCACAAGTCAGTTTGTGTCTTAGGAAATCCTGATTGCACTTCCCATCCTGATGGTGTAGAAATCGTTGCAGAAGCGTTGCTAACGTATGACAACCCCACAAACATCAACATTAACTCACCAGTATTCGCTTCCAATGAAGGAGGTATAATACTCGCACCAGCAGCAGCATATTCCGTTATACAATCATTACTTAATACTCTATAACCCATTATAGTACCTCTACATCAATTAAATTTCCATTACCATCATATATAAATGATTTAGACTTATAGCATCCATCACCGCTAATAGAAACCAAATTACCATTTACATCATATGAAAATAATTTAGTACCATGAATTGTTGTCATGGATACTAAATTACCATTTATATCATATGTTAAATCTGTGTCTAAATCATCTGCTGTCAATAATTGACAAGTAGGAATAGAAACATTAATTCCTTGACCAAATAATTCTGATAATTTCTTTGTCATACCTCATATTTATACTATTTTTGAAGTTTGGTTTTAATCAATTTAATAATTTCCCATCTACGCCCATTACCCTTTACTTTTTCTAAATGTGAAATATCTATATTTAAAATAGTTGCAATATTTTCTGTATCTTGTACACTATATTTTAACCAATTAACACTTTCATCTAGTTTAAATGGTAATTGGTCTAATTGTTCTTGTGTTAATTCATTTTTATCTTCTTTTATTAATTCTACAACATCTGTATCTTTTATTTGTATAATTTCATTACTATCAATACCAACATCTCTATAACTTCCATCATTATCTACTGTTATACTAGACACTTTGCTCATATTCATAGGTACTTCTTTTAAGAACCTATAATTAGTTAAATATCTTTTTGGTCCTTGTATAGATTCGCCTGGATTTATTTTAATCGTAGGACTTCCAGGCAACCAGATTGCTCTGAAATTTAACATGAAATCCATTACATTAAAATATGTACCCCATTCATTATTATCTACCATTTAAATCATCCATTAAAATTTACTGTTTCTACGTTTGTTTCTTTTACTGGAGTTGATTGTGTATTTGCTTGTGCCTTTTCTTGTTCTTCTTTAAACTTCTTAATCATATCTTCTGCATTTTTAATAGCTTTCCATGCAGCATCAGCCTGTTCTACTTGGATATTTTCTGATAAAACAGACATACCCTTTCTTGCAAGAACTACTAGATTAACCAAATCTACGATGTTTAACATTTTTATTCTCCTTAAATTATTAAATATATTATAACACTTTTAAATTATTTTTTAAAAATATTTATAACAAAAAACGGGGAACAATTCCCCGTTTTTCTATAGTCAATAATTATTAATAAATGTCACTGGTTTAAAACTTCATTCAATAAACGAAGTTTTTTTCCACTTATAACTTTAGGAACACCATCAATATATACAGTATGTTGCTTTTTATCTTCTAAATCTAAACGAAGTTTATCGTGTTCCTCCTTCGTAACCCTCTTACCATTTAACCAATATTCTGATTCTCTCTTATCATCATATACAACAGCAGGACCATCTAACCTATGTACTCGACCATTTTCATAATAGGTGGTAACTCCATCCTCCTTTAATGCTCCAACATCACGATAGTAACTTCTTCGTGAAATTCTAGGTGCATCAAAAACATAATCAAATAAATCAAACATGTCAAAATAACGCATAGTTAACCTCCTTTATATCAAAATGACATTAGATTTGCGTCTTATCTAATGTCTATGTCTAGGTTAACTATACTATTGTAAAAACCATGCCAAACTTATTTAATTTCTAATTTAAATTTCATATGACCACAATCATATATTTTATATAATTTACATTCATCTGCTAATTGAGTTTCTGTCAATTCAGTTTCTTGTAAATTTAATATTTTCATCAAATTTTGTTTATTATATGAATATCTATGTTTTCTTTTCCAATTACTCAATTTACCAAAATAATAATAATTTGGTCTTGTTGTATATTCATATATAAATCCCATTTTTTCATATACATTACCAGTTCCCCATCTTAAATCACAAAATGTAACTAAAATACAATTTTTATTATTTCTAATAAATTCAGATAATAATTTATTTGCTCCCCCAACTACTGTCGTATTTAATTTAGAACAAAACCTATTTAATTCCCAATCATATTTATTCTCTGCACTCTTAACAACAGATGGTTTACTAAATGTCATTACACTAATTAATTCTTCATTATAATATAATCCATATGCAATATTACACGATCCTTGTCCTTGAATATGATTTTCCTTACAAAATTTTAAAGCATCTATCGACACAATTGATCTTATTTCACATTTTCTTGCATATATTTTATTTGAATGTCCAAATAAATTTAAAATTCTACTTTCACATATACTCCTATTATCTTTCCACTCATCTTCAAAAATAGTTAATAATCTTATACCCAAATCATTACACTTTTTCAATTTTTCTTGATGAGCAGAAGGCGATTCTTTAAATTTTGTAGAATGCCATATTAATCCACAGTATTCTATTGCAAGTTTTTTATCTGGAATGTATATATCCATTTCAAACCCAAAATCTCTACAATCTGGTATCATTTTTCCATCATAAAAAGTTTGTATCCAATTAAATAATTCCATTTGAGATAGTCTTTTAACAGACTTATGACATGATGGGCAAGTAATTGATTCTACCATATTTAAATGATACCATCTGCGTTCAAAATCATATCCACATTCATTGCATTTTAATTTTATAGGAATCTCAGTATGTGTAAAAATATCATTTCCTGTATCAGTTGGAATCATGTTTGAATTTTCTAATATATTTTTTAATTTTCCATATACTCTTGTTTTATCTGTTATATGTTTACAATTTGGACATCCGAATCCTCTTCCATAAAACAATGTAGTAGGATAACATTCTTTGATATATCCACAATCTTTACATACATATTTGCATTTGTGCTTAGTATTAAAATATTCTATTAATATCCATTTATTTTGAGACTTTATTAAATTTTTTATTCCTTCTGGTAATAATTCTAAATTAACAGGGTTATATTTAGAAAGATCCACAACAGTATCAGATTTATATTCTATAGTATTAATAGTTTCTATAAACTTATCTTTTGGTAATAATCCTTTACTTCTTTTTATACATTCTGGACATTCTATTTTTGAGTTTTGATTATTCAATTCCCAATGTCGCAATGATTTAATTTCAAATTCATAATTATCATTTTTACATTTAAAGGTTATAATATCATTTTCCCATTTATTATAAAATTGTTTTTTTGGAAAATAATCTAAATTATTTTTATCAGCAAATGCTTTAATCAACTCTTCTGGTATACCCTTTTCTTCATTTTGTTTTTCTTTTGTACAATGTGGACATATAGTAGGATCTTTACCAGCATTTACTATTTGATTTACACTTAACTTATATGTATGCCCTTGGTTACAATAAATTACTACTTTAGTATTGCTATTATAAGTAGAATCATCAGGAATATCAATCTTTAAATCTTTAAAATATTGTAAATGATCTTTAAAAGATGGTTTTGCTCTTGGCATAAAATGCCCTTTCTATTTTACTAAAACCATTATAATACGAAAAATTTAAAAGTCAAGCAAAAAGTTAACACTTGATATTAGTTTAAAAATTGTTTATAAAAACAAATAAGAGAGGGTCCGTTAAGACCCTCTCTTATAATTATTACCTATTGGTAATTATTTCAGCGAGAACCGGCTAGGCTTGAGTTGCTTAGACCGACGATCTGGATGAAACGATAATAATTTTCTGCACCGAATAGGTTATCACATATGCCATATCGCGTCATAACGCCGATTACGGGCTGGAAGCTTTCTACCTGTGTAGTGCGGCTGAACATAACAGGAATATAAGGTGAGTAGATAATACCTGCGTCATTATCCTTTGGTCCCTTATAACCTACTACTGCGTAGTCTTGTGCTGCGAATGAGTCACGATAGACTGTGAAACGACCTAGAGTACCAACCTTAGCAACACCAGATACTTCAGTATTTAGTGAAGCTGCAACAGGACTGATTAGGAAGTTGTCTAGAGATTCTAGAGCAGCAACAACACCTGGGCTTGCGATTACGAAGTTACCAGCACCACGACGGGTAGCAACTGCGATTTCGTTTGAAGCCTTAAGCATTACTGTGTATAGAGTACGGAACTTTTCTTGTTCCCAACGACCGTCTGCTGATCCGTTTGCTGTGCCTACTGTGCCGTAATCCCATGTTAGGATTCCGCCTTGAACTGCACGAATTATAATACGGTTCTTGATTTCAAGGTCAATTTCAGCAGCAATTTCGTATGCTAGAAGGTCAGTTAGTTCCTCTTCTACGTCTACGTTATGCATGTTTGCTAGGTCTTGTTGAGCTTCAAGAGTCCAACGAGCCTTTAGTTTACGGGTATGAGCAGTAATTTCCTTCTTTTCGATGGTTAGACCCATCTCACGGATATTACCAGTTTCACCACCACAAACCTTACCATTGGTATCTAGACGTTCACCGTCGCTTAGTAGATAACCATTAGCACCTTGAGTTAGGTTGCCTGTGATATCAGCAATTAGACCACCACCGATTGTGCTTTGGTTGCCGTATTGAGCAATAGCTGCATTAGCAGTTGCACCAGTTAGGTCTTGTGAACCAGAATACTGAGTGTAAACTGTATTGTAGCCTGCTTCAACACCAGTTGCAGTACCAGAAGTATAGCGATAGCGTAGAGCATATGCTAGACCTACTGGAGTGAACATTGGTTGAACACCAACTAGATCGTTAGTAATTAATTCGGGAAATACACGGGCGACTAGAGGCATTGCGATGCCCATATACTTAGCGACGCCTTGAGTACCATCAACGGCTTGGTTGATTGTACCGTCTAGGCAGCCTGCGCCTGCTTCGGATGCGACACCTGATTCGGTTAGCATCTGCTTGTTAAACCACTTTTCTTCGTTTTCTAGAAGTTTTGCGGTAATAACTTGCTTTCTTTCACTCTTGATGTGGCTGATCATTGGATCCCACTTTTCTAAGAGTTTTTCAACATTCTTATCCATTTTAGATTCTCCTATTGAGGGTTATTATGGAATTTAATTGCGAGTAATTTGTCTATTTAGACGATTTTTCCAACTAGACATGTTTCGGTTTGACCCTTCTGGTTGGGTAGGTGTCTTGCTTTCGTTGATAACTTCCTTTACTTGTGTTTCGGATAATACTTTCTTTACTTGATGCTTAACAATTTCTGCTTCAATTTCATCCTTAACAGGTTCAGGAGTTTTCTTAGATTCATCTAGTTTTTCTACCTTCTTTTCTGATGGTACTTCTGCTGGTTTGTCACTTTCAATGAGTACATCACGAATTTGACCAAACTTAGCATCTAGACTTTCAAGTTCTACACCTTCCAGCAATTTAACCGCTCTGCCTTTTTGCTTTGCAGTTAAACCTTCAGTCAGATTCTCAATTTTAATATTTCTTTCAACATTCTTCAGTTGCTTCTTGAGTTTGATTTCCTCTTTAGCTTTGTTCTGAATTTCACCTTTGAGATTCTGGATTTCATCACGGGCTTCTTTAATTAACTTGTAAGAAGTACCATCCAATTTAATATAGTTTGCACTAAACGCATTCTGAATAGATTCAACTAATGGTTGGTAGACTTCTAGCTTCGCAGCCGCTTCCATCAGTTCAGTTGGAATTGATTCTGATAATTGTGCTTCGATATAATCGGAGACTTTATCAATCATTTCTTCTCTGAATTTTTTAACCTCTTCAACAAGAGCAGCATCTTGACGAGCCTTTAATTCTTTTGCTTCTTGAAGAACCATAGATTCGACTTCTTCACGATACTTGGTTGCTTCTTCTGCTAATTCTTTTTCTGTTCTTTCTTTATAAGACTTAGTTTCTTCTATAACTGCCTGTTCTAGTTCTTTCTTGTGCTTTTCTGCTTCTTCAATAAGAACTCTTTCATCAGCCGCAGCCTTTTCTTTTATTTCTTGTTCTTTCTTTGCAAAAGATTCAGTCAATTCAACTGTCTTTGCATCATAAGATTCTTTTAGTTCTTGAATCTTTGCGTCAACTTTTACGTCGATTGCTTCTGTTAAAAGAGTTTCAACTTCTTTCTTAACATCTTCTGTTAAAAGCTTTGAATCGACATTTTTAAAAATTGCGTCTAACATTTTAGTTGTCATTGCTGACTCCTTATCTTTATATTTGTATTTATAAAATAAAAATTAAATTCCTTTAAGGAATTTTTTAAGTGCGGTTGCGAAATGTTCATCTCTATCATGTTTTGGCAGTATTTGTAGGTCATTTTCAAGTCTTTGAAAACATTCTACTATACGTTTTGTACCAAAATCATCTTTAATAATATATTCTTTATTTTCTAAAATACCATTAACAAATCCTTGTGGTGCAGATGGGTCAATTACAATATCAGATGCAATCATTTCATAAGAATCTACCATTTTAGACCCATTTTGGTCTGCTCTTTCGCTAAGAGAACCTAACCCCCTAGTAGATGTAGCCAATTTTAAATTTTTCTCAAGTATTGTCATAACTATTCTACCATTAGGTGTATCAAGAATTTCTGCTTTACCCATACAATCATTACCACGCCATTCTAAATTTGTTGTATAGTGACTAATTCTATCTGGGTTTATTTCTACACCATCGGGATGGCCTAGTTCGCCATATGATCTAATACCTTTTTTTGGATCAAGTCTATCTGTAATATAAGCTTCAACAGATTTAACCATTAGATCTTTAGGATAGTTACGACCATTTCTATTAGCCACGTTACATTGAACGAATGGTCCTTCGATCATATATTTTCTAATACCAGTATCTTTAGCTTGTTCAATTAAGTAGTCAAGTTTAAGATTTTCATCGAATCTTGATTCTACTATTAATTTTAATGCCATCATTCACCTTCTTGCTTCGTTTGTCCTTCGCTGGGTTCAGTTAATACTGTTGCAGCAATTAACTCAGAAGCCTTTTTATTGATATCATTTATGATATCCGGTTTTCTTTTATTTATAAGAGTTTTGATGGTACTTTGAACAACTTCTGGGAAAATCTTATTTGCTTCCACGAAGTCATCATTTGCTAATGCACCAAGAAACTTTTTAATCTTATTTTTGTCTGTCATGTTATACTCCTAAATTAAGCGAAGGATTCTTCTGGTCCTTCGTCTGGTTTGCTACCTCCTTCTAAATCGGAGGTTCCGAGGTCTTCTAAGCCGCCTAAATCTCCTAAATCTTCTCCTCCACCACTTCCTAAATCTCCTAAATCTCCACCACCTAATCCTTCAAGATCACCCAATCCTCCTCCACCACCCAAATCTCCTAGTCCTCCTCCTTCACCACCACCGCTTCCACCGATCAACCCCTTTTCTTTATCTTCTTTTAAGAAGATTTCGTTTTCTTCTAGGTCATCAGTACTAAACTTGAGGAATTTCTTCATTAGCCAACGTTTTGACAATGATGGCATTTCTCCATTTTCTCCTGGTTCGGTAAGAGATACAAATCTTTCAAATATTTCTGCTCTATTATTAAACACATTTGATTCAATGAATTCTTTAAAAATATTACTTGATAGCATTTTAATTTCTATATCTTTTTCTGTAATTCCATATTCTTTTGCATATCCTTTTAGTCTTATATGTGACATAAAGATTGAAACGAATATTTCAGAGAAACGACGAACGAACCCATTTACCATTTTATTAAATCTAACTTCTTCTCTGGTAATATCTGATGTATCACCTAAAGAGAATCCTGTATCTGCTTTCATACGAGACATAGGAATTCTTAATGCTCTATAAAGCTTGTCAAGGAAATACATTACGTCATCAATCTGTCCAAGATTTTCGCCACCAGGAAGTGTTTCTATTTTATGACCTCTCCCGCCATTAAAATTAGGAAAGAAGAAATCTTCAATCATTGCCATTGTATTTGTGGCTTGAGATGTTTCACCAGTTGCGGGATCAAATGTCTGTCGTTGTCTATATCTTCTTATCATATCTTGTATAACTTGTTCAGCTTTACCTCTTGGTAAATTACCAACATCAATTTGGAATACTCTTCTTTCTGGGGCTTTTACAAGTCTATAAATTACTAACGCATCTTCCATTTGTTTTAATTTTCTATATGAAACTTTAGCATCTTCTAGATATGATACTACTATTTTTGTATCTTCATCTGGATAATCATACATGCCGCTATTTGCATATGCTACCATTTCTGGGGGCATAATCATAATTTGTCCACGGGTTTTATGGACAAATTGATTTATTTCTTCTGATTCTATTTCTTCCCATATAGGGTATGTAAATTCAGGTCTTAATCTTTTTACTCGTAAAATTCCTCTTTCTTTTGCATTTACTGGATCGACTATTTTTTCAAACATTATTTCACCATCAATCATATATTCCATAAACCATTGTGGTGCATTTTTTGCAGCTTTCATAACATCATTAATAATATAATTAAATTCTTTATTTAAATTTCTTACAATATTTTCATTTTGTGAATATCGTGCATTTTTTATAACTAATTCTATAAATGATCCATCATCATTAAAATGGATAGCTTCATCTTTAATTTCATTTAAAGCGAACGAGATTTCTGGAAATAATGACATTTCTCTACATACAGATAATTTTTTAACTTTATCTTTTTCAGATGCATAAACATAGTTATTCCAGAAACCTACATTTTGTTGAAATTGGGCTGCAGATGATGTAGAAACATCTTCCATATCGGTTGCGCCTGGAATATTTTGTCTACCATATACATCTTGTTGATAGTCGAAAATATTATAAAGACGCTTATAGTGTTGGGCTTGCTGGGATTTAGTCCAATTATTTCTTTTTACGAATGGTGCTACAATACGTCCAAAAATATCAGCCATTAATTTGCTCCATAGTTGCTATAATTATATCATATAGCAAATATTTTTATGTATTTACTAAAATATATTTATACTTAAAACTAACGTATGATTACTTTTTTAATTTATTAATGATTAATTGGCGAATATCTGACCATCTTCTTAATATTTTTTTAGAAGTTATTTTTACTTTAGTTGGATTATTTTCGGCCCATCCTAATATTGGACCCAACATCAAATCGTATTTAAATGATATTTTATTTAGACCATCTTTGGTTGCAGGAAATTGTTGTACAAAATCTTCTGCTGATTTAAACTCATCTAAATTGTTTAAAATTTCGTTATATAGTGCATTAAATTCTGCTTCTATTTCTTCTGGTCTGGTTGTCCATCGGTAATTTACATTCGTTGTACCTACTGTTCCACGTTTGATAAGATCGTAAATATGACTTAATTCATGATACAGTGTTTTCTTATTATATTCAGATATTGAGAAAATAACATCAGTTGGGACAAAAGTTTTTAATTGTGAGGCATGTTGACTAAAACCATCTACATCTCTTGTTATATCATAATAGGTATCGTAAATTTCGATGGATTTGACCCAAACTTCTGCATTCTATTAAGTGTAAACTTAATTAGTTCTTGCTTCTTCCACCAAACTTATTTAGTATATTATACTAAACATTGGTTATAATGTCTGCAAGCGTAAATTCGGCCTATGCCTTGCCTATTTG